AGAAGTATGGAGAGACAACGGTATTCTCTTATGGATGTGTGCCTTGTGTGGATGAAACACCCGCCGATTATGTCAATGAAAATGGTGAGCTTCAACTCGCAGACACTCTTCCTCAGTCTGACATCTATGTATATCGTATGACTATGACCAACGAAGATGGCTTCATAGTAGAATACACTCCTGACTTTATGCGTTATCGTTGTGAACAGATGGGTGTTAAGTGTGTGCCTGTGTTTGACAAGTTTACAATTCCAGCAAAGAATAAGAAACCTGGTGAGTATGTTATGGCAAGAGCAGAAAAGTACTATGATGGACCCGACCCTATAGGCAAGACTCATATTCGCGAGGGTGTGGTAGTTCGTATCATAAATCGTCCTAAGTTCTGTGCTTATAAGCATAAGAATTGGTTCTTTAAAGCCCTTGAAGGAATTGTTAAGGTGGAGGCTGAGGCTCCTGATATCGAGGAAGCAGAGTCGGTTGAAAACGATACAGAATGATGAAAATTTATTTATATAAAGGAGATTGAATTATGACTATTACTATTGAAAAGAGAGATTTATTTACGGTGCCTCAGGGCTATTACCTCGCACATTGCATCAGCGCAGACTTCGCACTCGGTGCTGGCATAGCAAAGACATTTGATGAAATCTATAATATGAGATTTAAACTCTTCAGAGAGTATGATATGTATTCTTACGTGGGCGGAGATGCGCTTTTGATTGATAATGTTTTTAATCTTGTAACCAAGAATAAGTGTTATCATAAGCCGACATATGATTCAGTACGTGAAGCACTTGTAACTATGAAAGATATAATGGATTTCAACTCAACTACTAAACTCGCAATGCCCAAGATAGGTTGCGGTCTTGACAGATTAACGTGGGAACAGGTCTACGATATCATCTGTGATGTATTTGAGAATACGGATGTCGAGATTTTGATTTGTGAGATTTGATAGGAGAAAGATATGGAAGTTAGACCTACTTATCTCATTATGGTTACAACGGCAAATAACAATAAATATTATAACTGTTTTCCAGAAGGCGACCAGTTCCGTGTTGAGTATGGTAGAGTAGACGCAACCAAGACGACGGCGTATTATCCTATGTCTAAGTAGAATTCGCAGATTAATAGCAAGTTAAAGAAGGGATACCAGGATGTAACCGACCTCAAGAAGGATTTGGTGGAGGAGATTTCCTCTACCAATCCCGAAAGTCCCTATAGAGAAATTGAGAATGAAGCCGTAAGACTGATTGTTGAAAAGTTACAGAGTCTCGCTCGTGATACAATTCGTAAGAACTATACAGTCAAGGCATCTGCCGTTACCCAGGATATGGTTGATGCGGCACAGAAAATCATTGATGAACTTGCCAATAATAGCTCTACCACTGATGAGTTCAACGCGAATCTGCTTAGGTTGTTTACAGTTATTCCTCGAAAGATGGGCGATGTGCGAGATTACTTAGCAAATAAACCCGATGACTTTGCGAAAATCATCACCAAAGAGCAGGATCTTCTTGATGTAATGCGTGGACAGATTTATGTGAAGCCGGAGATTGAACCCACAGTCATGACCGAAAAGAAGCAACAGACTATTCTTGAGGAACTCGGCCTTGTAATGGAAGAGACTACTAGAGATGATGTTGCACTCATTAAAACATTAATGAATGATTCTGCTGATAAGTTTAGAAAGGCTTGGAGAGTTACCAATCTGAAGACGCAAGAACGTTTCGACAAGTTTGTTAAGGAGAATGGTATTAAGGATACGAGGTTGCTGTTCCACGGTAGTAGATCGGAAAACTTCTGGTCCATTATGAAGACCGGCTTGGTGCTTAGACCTACTAATGCCGTCATCACCGGAAAGATGTTTGGATACGGGGTATATTATGCTCCCAAGTGCGCAAAGAGCATTGGTTATACCTCACTTTCTGGTTCTTATTGGGCTCACGGCGGTAACAACACTGCTTATATGGCAATTTTCGATGTAGCCTATGGAACGCCTTATGACGTGTACAATTTTGATAGCAAGTACTATAACCTTGATTATAACAAACTTCAGCAGTTTAAGTCTGGGGCAAATTGCCTACACGCACACGCCGACAGAGGTATGCTAAGAAACGATGAAATTGTTGTTTATAAGGAAGAGCAGATGACAATTAAGTATCTTATTGAGATTGGAAATTGAGGAGAGTAAAATGAATTTTCATACCGATGAATGGATAATGAATAAAATGTGGGAGCATTACAACGATGCTCTCACACAGTATCCTGAACATAGAATTATAGGTGTGTACTACCAAGGGTCTGGCAACTATTGTCTCGATTATGAAGGCTCAGACGTTGATACCAAATGCGTATTGGCACCGTCTCTTAAAGAACTTGCAGAAAGCAAGATGGCTAGCACTACCTATGTAAGAGAGAATGATGAACACATTGACTTTAAAGATATTAGAGTGATGTTGGAAACCTTCAGAAAATCTAATCTCAACTTCCTTGAAATTCTCTATACGAAATATTATATTATCAACCCTATCTATGAAGAGGAATGGAATAAGCTTGTTAAGGCAAGAGATTCTATCGTAAAAATGAATTTGCCTTCCCTTATTAAATCAATGAAAGGAATTGCAAGTGAGAAGTATCATGCTCTCGAACATAAGTATCCCTCTAGAATGCATGTCATTGAAAAATGGGGCTATGATTGCAAACAACTGCACCATCTCTTTAGAATCAAAGAGTTTATGTATAGATGGATAAATGGAGAGTCTTTCGAGTGTTGCTTAATCTCCGTTGAACCCGAGTGGCTTGTTGATGTCAAGAAGGGCAAATACAATCTTGAGGATGCGAGACGATATGGCAAAGGCTCAATGGACTTTATTCAGGAGATGTATGAGAGTTATCTGAAGACTTGCGATAATACCGTAGATGAAACTATATATAAACTTTTTGAAGAAGTAACATATAACACTATTAAAATTGGTATAACAAAAGAATTGGAGATTAACAAATGAATAGACCGAAGTTAATTTTGTTATGTGGAATTCCGGGCGCCGGCAAATCCCACTATGCTAAAAATTATATTACACTTCAACCCAACACAATTCATCTTAGTTCTGATGCAATTCGTGCCGAACTCTATGGCGACGAATCCACACAGGGCAATCCGGCTGATGTGTTTTCTTTGATGCAGAAGAGAGCAATTGAGGCTCTAAATAATGGACAGGATGTGATTTATGATGCAACAAATATAACTCGCAAGGATAGATGGGGTATTATTGGGGTCTGTCCAAAGTTCGCTAAGATCGAATGTTATGTGATTTGGGCACCTATCGAAGAATGCATTCAGCGTGACAAGATGAGGGATAGAACTGTTGGCAAGGAAGTGATTGATAAAATGCTTAAGAGGTTTCAGGCACCTTATTATGATGAGGGTATTGATGAGATTAAGATAATCAAACCCACAAATTTTAGCACTACCAAGTATTACGGCGCCACAACGTTTGCTATGTGCATCCCACACGATAATCCACATCATACTCTTTGTGTTTATGATCATTGTCAAGAAGCATATGAAGAAGTATGTTGTCATTCTACTGACTCGGATGTGTGTATGGCCGCATTGTGGCATGACATAGGCAAACCATATGTTAAAGCTTTTGTGGATAGTAAAGGCAATCCTTGTGAACACGCGCATTTTTACCAGCATCAGTGCGTAGGGGCTTACTTATCTTATGGTTTTGAGCATATTACTCCACATATCGCGTGGCTTATTAGTACACATATGGACCCTTATATGAACACCAAATATTATAACAATCTACCTCCGTTTCTTAAAAAGCAGGTAGATTTATTACACGAAGCTGATTTGGCAGCACATTAAACCATACAAAATGATTGGAGGTGATGGTATGTCAAGATGTAAATGGGAAATTAATGAAGATTATTTTGATGACATAGATACAGAAGAAAAGGCATATTTTCTAGGATTTTTATATGCCGACGGATACAATAATGTCAAAAAACATGAAATTAAAATTAGACTTTCCATACAAGACGAAGAGCTTTTAATAAAATTTAGAAATATATTATATCCAAACCAAGACCGACCATTGTGGTATGGCACCAGAAATGGTAACTACTCTTATTGTGAGTTATATGTAAGTAATAAAAAACTTTCTGACAGTTTGGCGAAACATGGTTGTGGGCAAGCGAAAACTTTTCAAGTCACGTTTCCTTACTTCATCTCCAAATTATTATATCGTCATTTTATTCGTGGAGTATTTGATGGAGATGGAAGTATATGCTTATCGGTATTAAAGAGCGGTGATCATAAAACATGCTTTTCAATTATAGGATATCGGCCATTTATTGCAGACATCAATAAAGTAATAGCCATGGAATGCGAGTTAAATGAAAATAAATTAATTTCATACAAAGGCAAAGATGAAAGAATAGCAACATTGGCTTTTACTGGGTGTCGTCAATGTATTCGAATCAGAGAATATCTGTATCAAGATGCGAATATTTTTATGAAAAGAAAATATGAAAAATTTAATAAACTAGGTACAGACGAATGGAAGACATATCAAAATCTTAAAATCAATCTTTACGATAGAACAATTAAGTCGGGTGATAGTTTTAATCCAAATGAGCACATTGAAACAAATCAATTGACATGTTGTAATTGTTTCAAAACGCTTAGCTATAAAAATAAAATATATGACATCGATAAACGAATATATTGTAGCAAATGTTATAGTGATTTATTTGTCGTGTCTAAAAAAATAAAAGAAAATGATATAACGATATTGCAAGATGTAGCGATATTGAAAATTAAAGAATGTAATGTATATTTTGATATAGAAGATATCGATATAGTCAATAAATATAAATGGCACATTGAAAATGGTAGAGTGATTTCTAGAACTAGGAAACCTAAAAAGTGTATTTATCTTAACAGATTGCTCGTGAATGCCAAAGATGGACAAAGTGTTGCGTTTATAGACGGAAATCATTTTAATATGAGAAAAAGTAATTTAGACAAGAGGGAACACAGATAATGACGACCAATAAAGATTTAAAAAATGAATTTAAGAAAGAAAAATATGATTTTATAAGAAACTTTGAAACTCAAAGACCTATAATTTTATTAGGTCTTGGTGGAAGCAGAGGCTATGGCACCGACAATGAAGAATCCGACTGGGATTGGAGAGGAATTGCATTAAATTCTAAAATAGAAATTTTGACCAATCAGAATTTCGAGCAATTTGTAAATGAAGAAACAGATACTACAATTTATGCGTTTAATAAAATCATTTCCTTGTTATCTAATTGTAACCCAAACGTTATTGAGCTGTTAGGTCTAAAAGCCGAGCACTATCTCTACCTTTCACCTATCGGTCAGGAACTCATAAACAACCGTCATCTCTTCCTTTCTAAGAAGTGCATCCACTCTTTTGGCGGATATGCTAATCAGCAGTTGCGTAGACTGTCTTCAAAGTCTGCACAGAGTGTTAGCCAGGCAGAGCAGACACAGTATATTCTTAATAGCATTAAAAATGCTGCTTATGATTTTAAGCACGATTTCTTTGAGTATGACGAAGATTCCATCAAACTCTACATCGATAAATCCAGTAAGCCAGAATATGATACAGAAATATTTATGGATATCAGTTTACATCACTACCCTTTGGGAGACTACAAGGGTATGTGGAATGTTATGAAGAGCATCGTCAAAGATTACTCCAAAATTGGACACAGAAATATAAACGCAATTGAACACGGTAAAATAGCAAAGCATATGATGCACTTGATTAGACTGTACCTTATGTGTCTCGACATTATGAAAGACGGTGAAATTATTACCTATCGCGAGAAAGACCACGACTTATTGATGGATATTCGTGCCGGAAAGTATCTCGATGATAATCAGCAACCTACCTCTGAATTTATGGAAATGGTTGATTATTTTGAGAATGAGATGCAGAAGATAAAGGAAACAACCGAGTTACCTAGCACACCCGATTATAAGAAGATTAACGAATTTGTTATGTCAGTCAATGAAAGAATTGTAAGAGGTGAAGTATGATTAAACATATTAAATGCGATATTTTTGAGTCTGGTGCAGATGTAATTTGTCACCAGGTAAATTGCCAAGGAGTTATGGGTAGCGGTATTGCTAAACAAGTGAGAGAAAAGTATCCTTGGGTTTATGGTACTTATAGGAATTTTGTATTTGATAGATATGGTCAAAAGAAAAAAGCCATTGCCTTACTTGGAAGATCTTTAAGAGTATTCATTAATGAAACAACTGTTATAGAAAATCTATTTGGGCAGGATACTTATGGAAAAGAATCAAAAATATATACAGATTACAGCGCTTTAGAGACCGCATTAAGAATAGTCAAATTAAGGTCGGCTGGTAAAACCATCGCAATTCCATATCTTATTGGCTGTGCTCGTGGCGGTGGCGACTGGAATATAGTCTACAAAATGATTGAGGACATATTCGGCGATAGTGATTGCGACGTATTGATTTGTGAGTATAACGGAGGTTAAGGAGAAAATGGAGACATTTGATGCAAAAGCAAGAATTGAGTATTTGGTCGCAGAACTCAACAGACACACAGAACTTTACGACAATGGTATACCAGAAATTAGCGACAAGCAGTGGGATGATATGTATTTTGAACTAGCGGCACTTGAACATAATTATGGATACATTTTGTCCAACTCGCCCACCCAGAAAGTAAACTATACTGTCGTGAATGAGTTGCAGAAGGTTAAACACAACCACCCTATGTTATCGCTTGACAAGACAAAGGACTGGAATGAATTTGTGCGATATTTTGGAAGCAAAGATGTTGTTGGAATGATCAAGCTCGATGGATTGACCTGCTCCTTGCGATATGTTGACGGTAAACTTGTCTCTGCTGAGACTCGTGGTAACGGAGAAGAAGGCGAAGACATTCTGCATAATTCCTTGGTTGTAAAAAACATTCCCAAAAAGATTAATTATACAGACGAGCTCATTGTAGACGGAGAGATTATTTGCACCAAAGCAGATTTTGAAGAGTTTAAAACAGAGTACGCGAATCCTCGCAATTTTGCATCGGGTTCCATTAGGCTATTGGATTCTCGAGAATGTGTCAATCGTAAGCTTAAGTTTGTATTGTGGAACGTTATTAAAGGCCCACACAACACAGTAATTGATAATTTGGTGGCAATGGACAATCTTGGTTTTACGGTAACACCCTGGACAAGCAGCTTTGATTGGGATGCAAAAGAGTTTTTAGTAGAACAGGCTGAGGTATATGGATATCCAATAGACGGATTAGTTGGTAGATTTAACGATATTACATACGGAGAATCGCTTGGAACAACAGGTCATCATAGCCGAGCAGCCTACGCATTTAAGTTCTACGACGAACTCTATGAGACCAAGCTGCTTGACATCGAATGGACAATGGGCAAGACCAATACTCTTACTCCTACTGCAATTTTTGAAACTGTCAACATTGACGGAACAGATGTCAGTAAGGCCTCGCTTCATAACATTTCTATTATCAAGAAGTTGGGACTCACCAATAATTGCACCGTAAGAGTATATAAAGCAAACCAAATAATTCCGCAGATAGATTCTCGCATTCAGGATGGTGATTCTGATATAAAAATCCCTAAGTACTGCCCAGTTTGCGGAGGTGAAACCGAAGTAGTGACCGAGAATTCATCCGAAGTATTGATGTGTACAAATCCCAACTGTTCAGGCAAATTATTGGGTAGATTGAAGTTCTTTGTATCCAAGCCCGCAATGAACATTGACGGATTGAGTGAGGCAACATTGGAGTTTTTAATTGACAAGGGTTGGATTAAGTCGTTCTGTGATTTATATAAACTTGAAATTGCACCAGGGGTTGTTTATAGATGGAAGCTTACAAGTGGATACGGAGAAAAATCCGTAGAAAAAATACTTGACGCAATTGAGAGCAGTAGAGATGTAAGGCTCGAAAACTTTATTTGCGCTCTCTCAATTGATGGTGTAGGTAAGTCTGCGTCCAAGACCATTTCTGACGCTTTTGAAGGTGATTTTGATAAACTGCTTAGTGCTTTTAATAGTGGATTTGATTGGTCCGAATTAGAGGATATCGGAGATAAGACCTCTCAAAATATCACTAAGTACTTAACTGATAATTTTGATGAGATTAACCTTCTCGCTTCAGAGATGCGTTTTGTAAAGCGTGAAAGTAAGGTAGTGGTGGATAATCCGTTTAGTGGCAAAACGCTTTGCGTGACTGGCAAGCTCAATCACTTCACGAGAGATAGTATCAACGAAAAGATTGCAGAACTCGGTGCAAAGTCTGCTGGTTCAGTTAGTAAGAACACTGACTACCTTATCACTAATGAAGCAAGCGGTAGTAGTAAATACAAGAAAGCAGTAGAACTGAATGTGCCGATTATTGATGAACTAACATTTTTAAATATGCTTGGAGAAATACAATGAGAAAGTTCATAGATATGACAGGTTGGGTTATGTCGGAACACGGAGTTCCAAATAGTAGATTGACAATAGTTGAGAGAGCGGAGGATTATATTAATCCAAATACTCAAACACGCACGCCGCAATGGAAGTGTAAATGTTCGTGCGGTAATTCTGATTATGTGATTTCGACGGGTCAACATTTAAGAAACGGGCATACAAATTCGTGTGGGTGTATTAGAAGAGAAAAAACAAGAGATATAGGCAAAAACAATAATAAAACAAATCCGGTAGATATAAAGGATGAATATTATGTTGGATTAACATTAAATACTAATTCAGAATTCTATTTTGACAAAGAAGATAAGGATCTTCTTATAGATAACTATTGTTGGTATGAACATATACATCAAAATGGATATCGAATGCTTGAAGCGTGGGATAAAACCGAAAAAAGATATGTTTCGATGTGGTATGTGTTGACTGGATATGAATTATGCGATCATATTGATAGGAACACGTTAAACAACCGAAGGAACAATTTGCGACCAGCCACACAATCAGAAAACGCAAGAAATCATACAAAAAGAAAAGATAATACAAGCGGGTTTACTGGTGTATATTGGGATAAGAGTAATAACAATTGGATAGCATCAATTCATATTGATAAACAGATACATTGGCTGGGACGATATGTAGATAAGAACGATGCAATAATGGCTCGTCTAAATGCAGAAGCAAAGTATTATGGTGATTTTGCACCACAACGAGAGCTGTTCGAACGATATGGAATAAGAAGTGGAGACAAGGAGACTATTTAATATGGCAAATAAGACAGTACACAATTTTACAATTAAACTTAGAGAGGATCGAGTTTACGACCTTTACCTCGACGGCAAGTGGGTTGTTTCCAGAGGAAGTTACGAGAACATCCTTGCGGAACTCAAAACCCTTATGGAAGAAAATGTATAATTGTAAATAAATTGTAAACAAATAAATTTGTGTGTTGACAACCGAAATAAAAGTGATATAATAATTACAGTACAAAATGATTGTACAATAATTTGGAAAGGATTGTAATATGGAAGAAACGACAAATATGTCTGCGGTTATTGACGAAATCAAGAGTGCAGATGAAGAGAGTCTGCGTAAGGTTATCGAAGGCTGGTTCGAAAGTACTCGCACAGACGGTATGAAAATTGGAGCTCAGTTTATAGCCGCAGGGGTAATGGGCAAATTCAAGAAGCATCTTGAAAAGCCGGGCAAAATTAGTTTGCGAGACTATGAACGTTGTATTGCGGATATTAAGAAGATGCTCTTAGTACAGCTTACAAAACAAAATGATTCAACAGAGAACAATGCCTCGGAGGAAGTTGCTAATGACTAATAAAGAGAAGATTTCTCTGTTTGAAAAAGAAATCGATTATATGGAGATCGAAAACATTAAAGATTTCTTCAAAAAGGCAATAACGCTTGTGCCCGATTACTTCTTTGAGGTTCCGGCGTCCTCTTCTGGTAAGTTTCATAGCGGCCTTGAATGTGGCTTTGGCGGTCTAGTGTATCACACTAGATCCGTCGCCAAGGTTGCAAATTATCTTGTTAACTTACAGCAGTATAAAAGCAAGTTAAATGAGGTCGAGAAGGACTGTGTAATTTGTGCTGCACTGTTACACGATTGTCTGAAACACGATTGGGAGAATAAGACTGGTTTCTCAGTGCATCAGCATCCAGTACTCGCTGCAGAATTTGTCAAGACTGATGAAAGACTCAATGGAATTGTCAGTGATGAAATTAGAGTTATCATTGGTGATGCCGTTGCTAGTCACAGTGGCGAATGGACTACAAGCAAGAGAAGTAAGGTAGTATTACCTTCTCCTCAGACGCTCGTACAGGAGCTCGTGCACCTCAGCGATTATATTGCAAGCCGTGGTGATATTCACATTCTGTTTGAAGGCGAAGATAGTAAACCAAAGTTGCCCGACATCAATGAATATAAGTTGAATTTTGGCAAACATAGCGGCAAGACTATCACCGAGATTGCTGTCGTAGATAGAGGTTGGCTTGTTTGGGCCCAGGAGAATTTAACTAGAGAGCCATTACTTACTATGATTAAGAAATATTTTGAAGAGGAGGACGAAATATGACAGTGATAGGCTGGACTGATGCATATACGACACAATATTCTGTCGTGCCTTTTACGAAGGAAAGAAGAAAAGCTCTTATAGAGAGAATTCGCAAGAGAAGATATAACTTTAATCATTTCGATCATGAAATGTTGGGTTGTGCTCCATTTTATGATGATAAAGTTATTTGTGTACTCAATAAATCCCAATTCGATGACGTAATGTCAGAAGCATATGAAGAAATACCAAGAGGACAGAGACTTCTTCCGCAGGATGTTATCACAAGACCGGCAAAGAATGGCATCTTGTTTGAAAAAGAAAAGTTTGAACAGGAAGGAGAACAGAACAATGGATGAAGTTAGAACTTTCGGATACTGCGAAAATTGCGGTGACCCTGTTACGGACGAAGGCGAAGAATATTACGTAAATGACGACGGCGAAGTATTTTGTTGTCTTGAGTGTGCATTAGAACACTGCGGCGTGACTAAAATAGAGCTTTGAGGTGAAACAAATGGATTTTAAAGTTGAAATTTTAAAATACCCTAAAGAAGAGGATTGGATGTGGTGTAAAACCTGCACATTAAATACCGTCGGTAAAGTTAGTGCAAAGCTACCAACAGACGAATGGAAGAAGAAACTTATTCAGGCGGAGCATAGCCCTCTTAGAGAACTATGGTTTGGCATCAAAATGACGATACCCTCATATGTGTCGGTACATTTTGTGCGTCATCACATCGGAGTTAATCATTATGTGCAGTCTCAGCGTAATGACAGACAAGATAATTACGATAGAACCAAAGCTCCGCAAGACGCAATGGTCGCCCATATTATGTCTGTAAACGCTCAAGAGCTGGTATTTATGGCACATAAGAGATTGTGTGGGCAAGCAGATCCATACACTCGTAAGGTTATGCAAGAAATTGTTAGACAGGTGGTTGAAACAAATCCAGAGCTTAATGATGTGCTTGTACCCCTATGTGGATATAGAAATGGTATATGTACAGAATTCAATTGTTGTGGGTTAAACAAGAAATATCAGGGTGGTGATAGTGATGAATAAAGAACACGTATTACTTTGTATCCTCGGACGCACATCCTGTGGCAAAGATACTCTTGTTAATAAGTTGTGTGAGCGTACAGGTTTAACTGCAATAACATCATATACTACACGTCCTCGTAGAAATAATGAGGGTGACACGCACATCTTCTCTACTAAAGAAGCTTATGAGCAAATGCAGGCGGATGGTAATGTTGCGGCATATACCGAGATTGCTGGAAACATCTATTGGACCACTATCGAGCAGTTATATGAACACTCAGTGTATATTATAGATTACAAAGGGATTGAGACTCTCCGAGAATTAAATCTGCCCAATCTTCGTCTTGTAACTATTTTCATCAACACGCCAGATGATGTTCGCAAAGAACGAGCACTTAACAAGCGCGGCGATGATAGACTTGTATTTATGAAGAGGGATATGGCAGAGAGAGACCAATTTCGCGTTATGTTAAGAAATGCAGATTTTGATTATGCAATATCTAATATAGATGCAGCAAAAGCATACTCTGTTCTTCGTTGGGTGGCAACAGTTGAAGGCGTATGGAAGAATAATCTCGGGGAGGAAACAAAATGAAAAAGATAGCAATCGACTTTGACGAAACACTGTTTCCAACACTAGAAAAAGTTCTTGAGATCTATAACAAACGTCACGGCACAAATTTTGAATTATCGCAGATTGTCACATATAACTTGTCAGATAGTTTTGAGTCAGATGTTGCAGACGAGTTAATAGAACTTTTCATAGAGAAGGATGTGTATTCTTCTTTACAACCTTATAAAGGTGCAATTAGGGCGGTTAAAACTCTTGTTGAGCAAGGACACGAAGTGTATATTGCAACAGCAACTGATGTGAGAAATATGGAATGGAAGGAAGAATTGCTTAAGAAGCACTTTCCGTTTATTCCAAAGAAGAATCTAATTCGTATTCATAATAAGGCGTTACTTAATGTAGATGTGTTAGTAGAAGATAAACTCGATAATCTGAAAAGCACATTTGCAGATAGAATATGTTTTAATCAGCCTTGGAATGTGGATAAAGACATGGACTATGTTTATAGTATATATCGTATCCGTAATTGGGGTGAGATAAATAATGTAATAAATATAATTGAAAGGAAAGAGAGAGAATGGGAAAAGTAATTTTGTATGAGCATGGATGTCCGAAATGCAAGGTGCTTAAGATGAAACTCGACAAGAGCGGCATTCAATATGAGACAGTGAATGATCTTGAGGCTATGAAAGCCAAAGGTTTTAACGAGGCGCCTAAACTTGAAGTTGAGGGTATTGTCATGGGATTTAAAGAAGCAGCAGATTGGATAAAGGAGCAGTCAAATGGCTAAGTATAGTAGTTATTCAAAATATGTAAATTTTATTAATAAGTATAAGAAGGCAAGCAATGCATCAAGTGGTAGTGAAGTAGACGCAAATGCCAATGTTGAAAATAAGAACATTGCAACAATGCAGGGAGAGTTACCCAAGAGAGACCTAATTGGAACAAACAGATTGCTTATGTGGAATAAGATTTCCGAAATGTTTGGCGAGGATATGGCAGATGAGTATATCAGACAGCTTGAATCTCACGAGATTTACAAGCACGACGAAACTTCAGTAATGCCTTATTGCGTAAGTATTACTATGTATCCATTCTTGTTTGAAGGACTTAAATCTATTGGTGGACTTTCTGAGGCTCCACAGAATCTTGATTCATTCTGTGGGTCATTCATCAACTTGGTGTTTGCCATTGCGTCACAGTTTGCCGGAGCAGTATCGACACCTGAGTTTTTGACATATCTTGATTACTTTATTAGAAAGGAATATGGCGACGACTATTATCTTAATGCAGATAAGGTTGTTACTATGAGCAATAAACCTAAAACTATCGACAAAGTAATCACTGATAAGTTTGGACAGGTAGTGTATTCTATCAATCAGCCTGCTGCGGCAAGAGGATATCAGGCAGTATTCTGGAATATTGCATATTTCGATAAGAATTATTTTGATGGAATCTTCCACGAATTTATTTTCCCCGATGATACTGAGCCTCAGTGGAAAAGCGTGAACTGGCTTCAGAAGAGATTTATGAAGTGGTTCAATGCAGAGAGACTTAGAAAGCCTCTGACCTTCCCCGTAGAGACCGTAAATCTTCTTGATGATGGCAAGTCATATGTTGATAACGAATGGTTCGACTTTGCGGCCGAAATGTACTCAGAAGGACATTCGTTCTTTACATATAGAAGCGGAAGCGTAGATTCTCTTGCAAGTTGTTGTAGACTTCGTAATGAGCTTCAGGATAACACTTTCTCATTTACTCTTGGTGCTGGTGGTGTATCTACTGGTTCTAAGGGAGTTATTACTATTAACATTAATAGGCTTGTACAGGACGCAACAAAGTCCAACAGAGACATTTCTGAGGCGGTAACCGAACAGATTAAGAAAGTGCATTGTTACCTTAAGGCATTTAATGAGATTATGAAGGACAATTTCAACGCAAGACTCCTTCCTGTGTACGATGCCGGATACATATCTCTTGACAAGCAGTTTGTAACGATTGGCGTAAATGGATTTGTAGAGGGTGCTGAGTTTTTAGGTATTCCGATTACGCCCAATGATGAGTATTTCAATTATTGTGAAAAAATTCTTAAGCCCATCTATGAACTCAACAAAGCAGAGAGAACTGACGAATTGATGTTTAATACGGAATTCGTCCCTGCTGAAAATCTGGGCGTAAAGAATGCCAAGTGGGACAGAGAAGACGGATACTTCGTTCCCCGTGATTGCTATAATAGTTATTTCTATATTGTCGAAGATGAAGGAACAAACGTAGTAGATAAGTTCATTCTTCACGGAGAAAAGCTTACAAAGTATCTCGATGGTGGTAGTGCGCTCCATGCAAACCTTAATGAGCATCTTACAAAGGAACAGTATAAAGTGCTGATGAATGATGCAATTAAGACCGGATGTTCTTACTTCACCTTCAATATCCCCAACACAATCTGTAATGAATGCGGACATATTAGTAAGCACCGTTTAGATCATTGTGAAAAGTGTGGAAGCACAAACATTGATTACCTAACGAGAATCATCGGCTATCTTAAGAGAGTGTCTGCATTCTCTGAGGCAAGACAGAAGGAAGAGAAAAAGAGATATTATGAATAAGTTAAAATATCTGGGATATAGCATTGTATTCCAAGAAGTCCCAGACGAAGTAACTCTTGCAATTAATATTAGTGGTTGCCCTCACAAATGTGAGGGTTGCCACAGCAAGTATCTATGGGAATATGACGGACATTATGTATCCGATGATTTAAAAGACTTAATTGAAAAATATAAAGAACTAATCACTTGCGTGTGTTTTATGGGCGGAGATCAGAATCAAAAAGAACTAACTGACTTATTAATACTTGTTCATAATTACGGACTAAAAACAGCTTTATATACAGGCTGTGATTTTATGAGCGACTTGCATATTCGTATATTGGGTAATTTAGACTATTGCAAACTGGGACATTACGATGTAACTTATGGTGGTCTTGATAACCCAAACACCAATCAAAAAATGCTTGCGTGGGATTGGAAATGTGGCAAATGGAATGATATAACATATAGATTCCAGAAAGGATATCATAATGGTTAAATATAAAATTGTACTTGGCGACGATCGAGAGTTAATTGCCGAGGTAAATAGACAACTCCAAGAGACAAAAGGCTATTGCCCTTGTGCGCTTGAGTGGAATGAGGACACAAAGTGTTGCTGCAAGGTGTTTAGAGAAGCTCTCGCAAGAGGTGAAGAAACCGAATGTAACTGTGGCAAATACAAAATTATCAAAGTAGAAGATTAAAACAATACAAAATGATTAAAAGGAGATTTAATTATGGGAAATAAACATGCATTATACATATGCCCTTATTGTAAGGGGGCGCACGAAACACCTGGCGGTCTTGCTCGTTGTATTTTAGACTGCGAGGAAAAGAAGAAAATTGAAGAGGAAATGGCCAAGAAAGCTAAGCTCGACGCGGAAAAGGAAGCTCGTAAGAAGGAAGTGGATAACGCTATCGAAAAGTGCAGAGAGCTTGTTAAGGCATATATGCACGACTATGGCATTTACTCATATACATCAGATGACGATGATATAAATCCGCTTTTCAGTTCTAAGTTTTGGAATTGGGTTTGGTAATGAGGAGTAGATATGGAAATTAAAATCAAATATTTTACCGACAAGATTGATAAGCTCCGTTATATAGACGGCAAGTCTGATTGGATTGATCTTAGAGCAGCGGAAACAGTAGAGCTTAAGGCCGGAGAATTTAAGCTCATCCCGCTTGGGATTGCAATGCAATTACCAGAAGGTTATGAAGCGCACGTCGTACCGAGAAGTTCTACCTTTAAAAATTTTGGTATTATTCAGACCAATTCTCAAGGCATTATAGATGAATCATACTCTGGACCAAATGACCAGTGGTTCTTCCCTGCGTATGCTTTAAGAGACACTGTTATTAATACAAACGACCGTATTTGTCAGTTTAGAATTATGGAACATCAACCTAAGATTAAATTTACTGAATCGTCATTAGAAAATAATACGGACAGAGGCGGACTCGGGTCTACCGGAACAAACTAATAAGGAGAAATATAAAAATGAAAAATACAGAAATTGTTTTTGTAATTGATAAGTCGGGTTCGATGAGTCATTTAGCAGGAGACACTATTGGTGGCTTCAACGGATTTATTGAAAGTCAAAAGGCTATTGACGGAAAAGCCACATTGACTACTGTTTTATTCGACACTTCATGGAGAATTCTGCACGATGGTGTAGATCTTCGCGAAATTAAGTCTATGACAAATTCAGACTATGTTGCGGGCGGCGGAACAGCAATGCTTGATGCTATTGGCGAAATTATCAACCGCGTGCAGGATAGACATGACGAGCTTGGCACGGAGAAACCCGAAGAGGTGCTTTTTGTAATCACCACGGATGGCGAAGAGAACTCTAGTCGTAAGTACACTAAAAGTCAGATTGAAAAGATGATTAAGCATCAGACTAATGGCCACGGCTGGAAATTTATGTTCCTTGGTGCCAATATGGATGCTGTAAAAGAAGCAGAAAGCATTGGTATTTCGAGAGATTACGCCACTGGCTATACATACACATCTAAGGGAGTCAATGATTTGTACACAACAATGTCCTGTGTGACAAGTTCTATAAGAGGCGTCTCAGGAGACTGTGGCGAGTCTGGAGCCATAGCTTTGGATGGAGATTTCAATCTTTCCAACGCATATGCAACGGTAGAGACATTAAATAATAACAAGTAATTAAAATTTCATAGAGGTGGTATTATTTATCACCTCTTTTTATTTTTAAGGAGTGGTATAAATGGAAGAACAAAAACGAACCTATTATTGTATTATTATAAAACTAATAAGTATTATTGTATTGCTTTGCATTATTATTGCAATCATACCAAAAGAAGCTGAAACGATAGAGGTTATTAAAGAAGTAGAAAAAGAAGTAATCGTTGAGGTTGAAAAAGAACCGCTATATGCCTACAATATCACATCAATGGAAAGAGAAATGCTAGCAAGATTGGTTTATCTAGAAGCTAATACGGAAAGTCTTGAATGTCAAATGGCCGTGGCATCAGTAGTAATTAACAGATGGCAAGATGGAAGATGGGGACAGACGCTACTAAAGGTTGTGTATGCACCTTATCAATTTACTCCTGCTAATTTAATTTATCAAACAACACCAACAGAAATCAACTATGAGGCAGTTGATTATGTGTTAAAGAATGGTTCAACCCTACCAGAGTATTGTCTTTACTTTAGAACCAGCCATCATTTTGATTGGGAAGGGTACAAGCCATATACTCAGATTGATTACACTTGCTTTGGATATTTTGTAGCAGATAGGTAGGCGTAGTATGAAGTATGTAGATAGGGGAATGGTTTATATTCCAATAGATAAAGATACCACAAAAGAAGAAGTGAATCATCTGAAAGCACAACATCCAACTAAAACAGTGGTTTTTTTAAGAAGTGGGGATGAAAATATGAAAAAAGTTTTATTGAATTTTATTGTACCAAGGTGACACGATATGTTATAATTACCAATAGAGGTGATTATAATGGTAATAGGATATGCACGTCTATCAAAAGACGACCTAAGAAAAAAATATGTGTCAATTGAAAACCAAAAAGATATTATTAACAAATATGCAAAAGAACACGGTCTTGTTGTAGATGAAATATATGAAGATGATGGATATACTGGATACACCATGGATAGACCTGCGTTTAATGAGATACAACATCTAATTGACGAAAACTTAGTTGATGTACTTTTAGTTAAAGACTTATCTAGACTCGGAAGACATAATGCAGGCGTTCTACTTATTTTAGAAAGACTTAGAAAACATGGTGTTAGGATTATCATGATTGATGATAATTATGATAGCGAAGTGGATGACGATGATATTGTTGGAATTAAAACTTGGTATAATGAAAGATATGTAAAAGACGGAAGTAAAAAAGTACGTAATGCCATGAAAAATATGCAAGAGAATGGCAATCTTATAATGAGCGTTCCCTATGGATATATTAAAGATCCGTATGTAAAAACAAAATATTACATAGATGAAGAGGCTGCCATATGGGTAAAAAAAATATTTGAAACATATGCAGATGGCGGTGGATATAAAAAGACTGCAAAAATACTTAATGAAATGGGGGCACCAACTCCAAGTATGTTGCTTGACCGCCGCAAGAAAGAAAAGGGAATAGTATCTAAAATAAAAGTGGCAAACGGATGGGAAACAAATGCTATTAGAAGGATTATTCAAAATGATTTCTATATTGGAACATTAAGATTAAGAAAAACAATTAGAAATGGAATCCATGGCGATCAAAAGCATCTTTCAGAGGAAGAACAACACGTCTTTGAAAATGCACATCCTCCGATAATTTCACTTGAATTATTTAATTTAGTACAATCTATCAATGAAAGAAGAAGAGAGAGCAATGCATACAAAGGCACAAGAAAATACGATAATTTGTACGGAGGATTATTATTCTGCGGAGACTGCGAAAGCTCTTTAACAGTCGCTCATTATAACGATGAGGGAATTACTTCATATGCTTGTAGAGTATATAGAGAAAGAGGTGTGTCTGCTTGTTCCGCGCACAGCATTAATAAAAAAGAACTTGATTTAATTGTGCAAGATTATCTAATATTATGCAGAAGTGCAATGAAAAGTATGATTGAATCATTAGATAGTATAATGTACGAGCAATTGAAGCAAAGTAATGGCAAAGATAAAAAGCTAAAAATGATTAAAGAAAATATTAAAAACGCACAAGAAGAATTAAAAATTATAATGCAACAAAAAATTAGAGATATTAAAGATGCCGGGGGCGACCCTACAATGACAGAAATGATTGCGCAGACATATGACGAAATTCGAAAAGAAAAGTTAAATAAAATTAATAATTTACAGGCCCAAATTAATGAATATGAAAATATGGATAAAAACAGAAGTAATATAAAACGTAACTTTACAACGGCATTAGGTTTATTTGATGAAATTATCAACTCGCCAAAAATAAGTAAACGACAATTAGAAACTTTAGTTGAAAAAATATATGTATATGAAGACCAATATATTGAAGTACGACTTCGTGGAGAATTAGGAAATATTTTTGAGGACCAAACTATTATGAGAATGTCAAAAGAAGATAGAATAAAACGAACTATCATAAATTATATTTCCAGTGTTAATAGTTTTGGGAAAATAAAACTTCTTAATGAAGTTCGTAAATATGATACTATCGCTAATTATGCTATAGTTCCTATAATAGATGAATTCATAGAAAAGGGTTTTGTTAAACAAACAGAGAAAAGACACAAGGCGGATCATCCTCCATATATCTGTATAGCGTCCAAAGATGATATGCTGAGAGGTTTCAATATATGTACTGACATTGATACTATCTACAGATACTGTAACCTTAATGCACAATTCGAAACCATTATTAAGATTAATACATGGATATCGAGATATCTATAAGAGCGAATAGTCGCTCTTATATTTTTTGTTTTTTTCTTGCATAGCAAAACAAAATATGATATTATATAAACATAAAAAATATCCATGTATTTTTTATATTTACGCAGGTTATAATTATTGCGAGTGATTATAGCCAAAAAAATAAGGACTACCAATTACGGTAGCCCTTATTTTTATCCATTTAATAACCCCATCAGCAAGTCTCTTGGGTTTGTAGGTGTAACTTGCTCTCTCGTAAATGATAACCCCTTTAGTGGTTCCAATGGTGCAAAATCTTGAATGAAATTACCACCATTCATATTCTTGACAGTTTCTTCGAACTTTATTCTAAATTTATTTAGAATCTTACTCGGAAACTGTAATCCTGAAATCATAGCAACAGAAGTTGAGTCAGAGATGCCTAAGTAACTGTCATAAACACCTTGAAATTCTCTAGTAATGTTAGTGATGTCCAGAGACCTGTTACTAGTAGAAAGTGCTAAGTACATCGCTGATTTTGAGGTAATTTCGGCATATATTCCATTGTGTAGAGCATCAAGAATGTCGGAGGCAGTACTGCGAGATTTGCTTAACTTTGCAAGTACTGAAATACCATAGCAAGATAACATTTGTTTGCGCTCCGCTGGGTCGATCACCCCATATATACTATCATTCTTAAGATTAATAAAAGCATCAAGTTCTTTAGCGAATCTAGTGTTGATAGCAAACTTATCGTGTCTTGCATTGTCCAAAAGAAAGGTTGCTCCTAAATTTTTAATGTTCATAATTTCTACACATGTGTTATAAGCATTTTCACACGCCTTTGCACTTTCGACCCTATCGTCTGGTAAAACAATTGCTGGTATACAAACTCTGCCTATTTGAGTTAGATATGTCATCAATGGAATACTTAGCCCAGACCCCGTTCCTCCGCTTGAACTGAATGTACAAATAATGTATTTATGAGTCAAGATGGTAGTAATCTTATCTACAATATCCATAATGTGCTCTGATGCCAACTGCAAAACTCTTTTTCTGTCACGCGCGGCCCCGTCCGCATTTGGGATGTGAATCTTGTGTGTTCCATTAATCGTTGCAAGATCGCTTTGACTTGAATTTACATAAACAGTAGTATAACCCAATCGCTCAAACTCGCGCCCGATATTTCCTCCACATTGTCCCAAAGATAAAACTCCAAATTGTTCACGCATATTACATTACCTCCAATAATTTTTTTGTTCCAATTTCTGTGATGTAGTAGGTAGAGAATTTCCCGTCCTTAACACCCTTGTTGATATATCCCTCATTTTGAAGAAAACGAAAAGCCCTATTGAAAGTCGAATCGCTTTTGCCTATATTGCAATAATTCTTCATTTCTTCTGTTGTAATAGCCGTTCCGGCCGATGTCGCTTTGTTTTTGTATAATATTGTCATTAAAATCAAATGTGTTCTATTGATTGTCATATCCAACCACTCCCCTTCTACCGTTAGTCATTAAGGTGCAATCACCACCATAAATTTATGATAGCACTTTGAAAGCACTATTGTCAAGCACCTTGACATCACTTTTTTGTTTTATTATAATATTTTTGAGGTGACACAGATGGTAATGAAAGAAGGGACACAAACAATAACATTTAGAATTCCGGGAGAACTAAAACTTCAGATCGAAATTGAAGCGGCAAGACAGGGGAGATCGGTAAATAATTTATTAAAACAAATTGTTACTGAATATTTGAAAAATCCAAAAAAATAAGGGAGCGGGCAAAGCCCACTCCCTTTAATTTTATTTCGTATTGATTTTCTTTGTGGCAAGAACTATCGAATCGATTAGTTCACTTATTGCCTTTTCGTCAATATCGTACTGCAATGTGTTTTCCATTGCCTTAATAGACGATATTACATAATCTTTTCTTTCTGCCCCATTAGAATAATTCTGCTCAGCCTCAGCCATTAATTTGAGTACAAGCTGCACAACAGCTCCCAAATTCTTTTCTTTAATGGCCCTTTGAATATATTTTACCAACGATATGACCAATGGAATACAAGCTGTAATTCCTGACAAAATCGCTATAATTAATTCTAACCATGCCATAATTCATCGCTCCTTTTTAATCATTTTGTTGTGTATGATATGCTGGAAAACTTTGATTGTTATAATATCTTGTAATAAAATCAAATTCTTCATCACCTTCGTGATTCTGATGAAGAACATTTTTATACTTGTGATAAATAGTTCTAATGTGTTCCATTTCTTCTGGGTGTAATCTAATGCCACGACGACATCTATTTCCGCAATCAAACAATTCTGCACGAATCCTATCTGATTCATTTTCCAAAACATTATTCTCAACACGCGTCAACCTATCCTCTAGACATTGATTAACTTCTAATAATTTATCTATTTTCTTATCCATCTTATCTATTTTTTCATCTCTTTTTGTATCTTTAGATTTTCTAACAAACGAATCAATAAGACGCTGTCTAAGTGGCTTAATGATTGTAATCAATAACGCTATACAAGCAGAGATACAACCAACTATTGTGGCTATATTCTTAAATACTTCCATAACATTTCACCTCCTATCATAAGGTATTTGTATTTGTTGTTCTCTTAGGAGGTTCTTTTATTTCCATTTGCCAACAACAGTATATTCATATCTAACCTGTGCGGCAGTCATTGTAGTTGGGCGCAAGAATCCATACTGAGCAGTTTGCGTTGTGGTGTTCATTCCTATTCCGCCACCCTCAGGATATGCCCATGCAGAGACACTATCTCCGCGACAAAACACGGTTTCTTGTGGTCTACTTGTAAATGTGAAAGGATAATTGATACGAGGAGCAAGAGTATTACTATAATACAAAGTTCCCCACGCCAAGTTGCACGCGCTAGTCATTGTATAAATTCCCCAGCACTCAGCAAGACCGCTATTCCATTTACGATATGTCCAAATTCCAGATGTACCTTGCTCGACAACAAAATCGGCCAACTTAGCACCGTTAAAATATATAATCGCACTACCATTTCCAATAGACAAAGAGTTGTTGGTATCGTTATAACTCCAAATTGCTCTGTTATTTTTTCCATCATAACATCCAATTGCATTTACGTTACTTGGGTTTCCGCCATATAGGTAAGAATTATGAGGATATGTGGAGGTAGTTGGATTTGAAAACCTAATAGATAATTCTCCGGTTTGACCATTGGCTCCACCCATGTTGATATTATTTTTAGAATTAATTGCTCCTGTAGTTGTAAGTGTGCCGCTCATCGTAGTGTTACCTACAATTGTGGCAGTACCATCAATATTAACGTTCTTATTAAAATCTGCATCCATCGACACCTCAAAAGCATCCTTAGTAGACATAGCGCCAATCGACACACCCTTACCATTAGATCGAATATTAATCGGTCTCGCCGCAGATTGTAGTGGCGCTGTAATAGTCTTTGTGGCACCGTAAGCATCCTTGATGGTAAATCGTAGAATATATGCACTAGAAATAGCAAACGCCCCATCGCCATATACACCCGTTTTAGTGCTTGCAGTATCGGTTGTCGCCTGAAGTGTTGTCTCGGCAGAATAAGTAGATCCATTATTACTACTGTAAGCGACGGTTACAGTTCTTGTATTTTTGCTATTTACAGTAGAGTATGCAGAATTAACAGTATATTTTGCGTAAGTTCCGCTCTCGGTTAAATTACCACTTGCGTCGCATCTCTGTACCGATACTGGACCAATCGACGGTGCGGCATATGGGTAAACGGTTATAGAAACCGTTTTACTTGCAGTTCTACCACGAGCATCCTTCACTGACACCGTGTACGTTTGCGTACCAGTCGCCTGAAGCGTTGATGTAGTTGCGGTATTTGTCGTAACCGTTGTGTTTATACCAGAACCACTATAAGTGTATGACGTAATAGAACTTCCATCTCCCGCAGTCGCAGTTGCTGTTAATTTTGCAGTGGTCTTACCTTGAACATACAGATTAGCAAAAGTGCCAGCAGTTACAGATGATGTTGCAGTAAAAGCACTTACAGACGGCACAACCGATGCAGGTACATTTGCCGTCACATTTTTGGTTGTGCTTGCAATAAATGTCGTTCCGCTATATGTTGATAACACGACAGATATTGTAGCGCTTGTGCTGCTTGGAATCCAAGAGTGTGGAATTGTAGCACTAAAAGTATTGGTGCCAGTTGCCAACGTAATGGTTTGTTTTACTGTAGAATCAATTTTCAGTTCAACCTTATGATTAAATGAAGTCGAAGACGGCGAAACTGTACCTGACAATGCGGATCCGGTATTAATACTTGTTGGCACGGTCAACCCCGATGCTCTAGGAATTGTTGGTAGTGTAATTGTTGAACTTACAGTCATAGTACCAACATAAATATTACGATAAGTACCATTCATTACAAATGCACCAGAAAGATTACAAGTACCAGTTCCGTTGCTATTGTGCGACACAGTCACCGTTTTTGTTGCCAATACAGTTGTTGTAGTGCCAGAACCACCATAACTAATTGATGTACTATAATCCGTTCTGCTGCCACCTACTGAAATATATGAACCACTCAACGCAGTTGCATATAATGCGTAGTGGCTTACTAACTGCAACTTTGCCGTTACGGTTGATGTGTTTGCCGTTGTGTTTTGTGTATATGAATAATCGATCTGAAGTGTCATCCCTCCGACCGATGTTCCATTAATAGTTGCCATTCTTTTTCACCTCTTTTGTTATTCAATTTCATCTGGACACGTAAAGCCAAGAGCCTTAAGCGCCTCGGCAACTTTCGAAGGAAATCCTTCTTTACATGTTTCACATAGACACTGATTATAATACTTGAAAGTTCCATCTGGCGTAAGAACATTTGCCTCATAAATACCAAGAAGATCATATGCTCCATTGGTGTGTTCGACCGACGACCCAACAAGGCAATTACACTCATCGCAATAAAAGTCGTGGTATTTAACTTCTATTGTCGCTTCTTCCGTTCTAAGTTGTTCCATAATCCATTCTCCTTTCTTAAGTATTAGCCACAATTGAAAGACTTCCATTACTTTCAACTATAATGCTAAATTTACCAATATTTATCACTGGTGCCTGAAGCATAGTGCTTCCTGAGTATTTACCAGTTACAGTTAGAGGCGACTCGATTTCTGCCTCTTTGATATTCATTTTGGTGCCATTAATATATGCAATAGCCTCGTTACCGTAATTAAATGACAATCTCTCATTTGTTAATGATGTTGAAAATTGTGACGGTGTGCCGTTATTATCTTTGGCGCTAATCTTTAATCCTTCTGTAGAATCAAATGAAAAGTATTGATTGTATGTTTCAATGTTGTCCTTCAAATCATTGAGTTCTTTGTCATACTTCGTAGCAGTAACCCAGTCTACATCTCCATATGTGACATTTGTATGTTCTGCCCTCAGAAGCGTACCCACTGCTACGCCTGCGGGTGCATAGTCTACACCAACAACCCAAAGATCACCTGCTGCATAATTGGAAGGCTTAGTAGTGAAGACTTTATTTTCATCATTCTTGTCATCTATAGTTGCAACGCTAGTATATTCCACGCCACCAAATGTCATCTTGCACATATAACTCTTGCTAAAAGCAACATCTTCACGATTGACTGTTAAATATGCGTTTGTTGCGCCAGAAATAGCACTCCATCCAGAAGCACTGTAGCCATACCATTGATATGTTGCACCTGCGGTAATTTCAATATCTCCAATATACGCAAAAGTCTGTAATGTTACGTTTGGTGTATTTATAGAAAGCGCATAACCGTTGCTTGAATAAATTTGGAATGTTACTGCGTCTGCACCAGGAGCGCCGATGGCACCATCTGCAACAACTGGGATTATTTGCTCGTCCAACAAAGTCGTAGTGCCACCAGCTAAATACATTCTAACTCGAATGGTCTTATAGGTTGAGTCTACTGTAAATGTTTTTGTGATCTCATTTGCAGTCGAAGTGTATGCGTTGGTATAAATAGAACCGTCAGTAGAATATGCAATTATCCATCGGCATCCATAGTCGATTGGTGTGTTTGTACCTGTTTGGCTTTTGCCTGTAAATGTAAGTGTTGAAGGAGTAAGAATTACCGTTCCAGACGCATTTTTTTGTACAACACTCGCACTAGACACAAGCCAATATGATGTAGCAGGAGAACCTTGTGGTCCAGTACCACCTGTAGCACCTGTGCTACCTTTGAACGCAATAGAATAAGTAAACATCTTTGTGATTGATACGCCACCAACACTAAGTACAATAGGAATACTACCATTAGGACTCACAAACGATGTTGTGCAGGTAAATGTAATGGTTGGGGACGTTCCACTAAGCGCAGAACACGCAAATGTTAAACCAGCAATTCCCGTAGCTGTTGAAGCAGTCTTTGCTGCGACACCATTTACAGAAACGATAGTTACAGATTGTGCCGTTGTGCCTTTATAGGCTAAAACTTGTGTTGTTGCACTAGAGGCTATGGCCGTAGATGTGCTACCAGCAAATACGTGAGATTCGTTTGTTAACAAGACTGTATAAGCATCTGCACCGGCGGCGCCTTGATCGCCCTTATCTCCCTTTTGACCTTGTTTAGCAATGCCATAAGCAACCTTTCCATCCGAGAATGTTGTTTTTGTCCAAAGGTAATCGCCCTCTGAGACTGCAACAACGGAATCTGACCATGTGCCAGTAGGCGCAGTGGTGGCTGAAGTGCCCGCTTGATATTGAATAGAAGATACCGTCACTGAAGAACCTGCTACACCAGTGTCACCCTTTATTCCCTGTTTAGCATACACATAAGCTACAGTATCAGCCACAGATGTATCGGTATAGTCTGTGATAGTACGAGTCCATAAATACTTTCCCTCTGCGACAACAGGTATAGATTGTTGCCAACTAGTCGGCTTAGTTGATGCGTTATCTGATACACCATAATCAATGGTGATAGAACTAATTCCAACACCATCTTTACCGTTTGCGCCTTGCTTAGCAACACCATATGCGGTTTTGCCGTCTGAAAATGCTGTCTTAGTCCATAAATATTTTCCATCAGCAACTGCGACAACCGCATTAGACCATGTTCCTGTGGGGGCGGTTGTTGCCGATGCTCCTTCTTGGTATTGGACAGACGATACGGTAACAGACGATCCAGCGGCACCAGAATCGCCTTTTGTGCCCTGCTTTGCGTAAATATAAGTCACAGTATCAGGAATTTTTTCATCGGTATAATCTATGATGGTGCGAGTCCACAAGTATTTTCCTTCTGCAACAGTAGGAATGGTAGATTGCCAATCTGTTGGCTGGGTAGACGAAGAGTCTGACACACCATAAGATACGGTTGTAGATTCTATGCCGGCACCTGTTACTCCTGTATTGATTTTACTCCAACTGAGTTTTAAATTGGTACTTACCGGACTAGTAACTGGAATAGTGATCGTACCGCTATTACTGGACGCAGAACCAAGCGTTGAATTGTTAGCTATACTAAATGTTAGTATTTGCTCATTTGCCGCAGTAACCGGTGCACTAACCGTCATACCAGCAGGCAAATCTGTGATTGTGCCAATAACGGGAGTTGTTTTCGTAGTTCCAATATAAGCCACGACATTTGTTGTAAATGACGTAAGCGCAACCTGCCCACTCGAGTTAGCCGTAAAAGAGATATTCTCGTTGGTCAAAAACGCAAAAGGCGCAGGATTTCCTTGTTCTCCATCAGCACCATCAAAGGCTTTGTAAATTGTAAACACATCCACAGCTGTGCCGTCAGATGCCTTAACAACTAGCGAATTTGAGGCGAAGGTTGAGCCAGTCACAGTTACTATGTTTCCATTACGAACCACACCAGTTGGCACAGTACTTAGGAAGGTTTGACCACCATTTACGCTATAAGTCCATTCTGTAACAGTTGTGTTAATTGGAGTTGCGGTAACCGAAATTGTTGATGGCGTATAAACGTTGGTTTTACTCACCTTAAATGCCTGGGCGCTGCCAGTTAAGATAATAGTCTTGGCGTCTTCACCTTTTGGTCCTTGAATACGACCTACATTGATAAAGTAGTCAACGCCATTTCTTGAATCTACGCAAACATATAAGTCGCCATTGTACATATAGGAGTCATTAAGTCCTGCGTTAGATACGTCGCTTCCTTCATATGTAATGGTGTAATAGTCCGTTTCTGGAATGGCGGTTACTGATGTTGCCGTGCCTTTCGGAACGATGCTCGTACCGTCTTTACCATTTAGACCAGTATTGTTTCTTACAAAAGTAATTTTTGAAAATGCTTGTATTCCCTGATATTCGGCTCGACAAATATAGGTCACGGCCGTTTGTGTCATATTGCTATTAATGGTAATTTCTTCGGTATAGTCACCGCTAGACACTAGAGTTTCAGTCGTTTCATTAAGATATTGTCGATACCATTTCAGCTTTTCTGGTTTCTTTTCTGCAGAATCAAGAAATACATCTGCGCTCAATTTTAAATTCGTTGTACTCCAATCTGGAGTATATCCTTTATTGTTAACATCATACAATTGAATAGTTGGGTGATTAGAAGAAATGTATACTTCTAATTTGCGACTATCTGTTGTATCTAAAAATGTTAACGGTTGTGAAGTTATTTTCATCGTAATACCCTCCTATTCAATTATTTTCCGTTTTGTCGTTAGGGAATTTTGTTTCGTCAAAGTTTACCTCGCAGTAGAGCTGGGAATTCTTTTCAATGTCGCCAACGGCAATAAGTATTTGGTTTGGCTTGTCATCAACATATGTTGGTTTCCATTCAGAATCTGCGGTCGCACTATTTGATACTCTCTTCCAGTTGAATGTGCCGCCGTTAGCAATGATTTTGTCTGTAATTGGCGTTTTATAATCATAAACTTCGCAAGTAACAGTACAAGTGTGAGAGAGATCTGAAAATACAGTTAATCCACTATAAACAAGTACCGTGCTAAAACGATAAGCATTATCTATAGCGGTCATTGCATTCATATAGTCTGTACCACCAGATCTGATTTCAACACTCCCATCTTCGTTAACTATGAATTTGGTGTTTCCAGAACCAATTTCTATTGCGCCTCCACGTATAAGTTTACCCTCCAATGTGTCAGCCGTCACATACTCCGCAATTGGACCCCATCTTTCCTCGCCATTAATAGTATATTTACCAAACGCCGCTTTAGATGTTCTCCACGAATCATTTGTTGCCACTAACGCATTGTTGATGATAGCCATCTCCTCAGGTTCAAACTCTGTTGAAGACCCATCTCGATACTTCCTAAAATGCATTCCAGTAGAATCCCAACTTATAGCTTGACCGCTAGCACTACCAACAGCCAATGTCAAATCACTAAGACCGTTCGCGAGACTATCCTCAAGCCAATTGGTTTTATCCACAGACTTCTGCCAAGCACCACTTGATTTTGCCACTTGCTTACCGGCAGAAACAGCCTGTGCCAATAGGCTGGCATGCTTATCAATTTCTGATTTTGTCGTTACAAGGTTGCCGAAGGTACAAGAGAAATCGCTCAAGTCATCAAAATTCATATTAACCTCAAGCAATCTCGACCTCTTAACGTATCCATCTCTAATGCCAACCTTAATAAAGTTGCCAAGTTGAAATTGGTCAAACAAAGGCTCAAATTCTGGAAGAGCAAGAATATTTGCCATAGTCATAGAAAATTCAAGACTAGGCTTACAAAGCGTTTTCAATTCTTTGTCGGCTGCCTCCATCAGTTCTTGACAAATTTTAATACGCTCTTCTTCACTTTCATAACCCGTCAGCAAAAAGTTGGAATCGTTAAACTCATCTTCCTTGATAAGCGGAGACAGTCTAATCCATTGGTCTACCGTAAAGAACTTACTCATCTCAGTCTTGTCGCGAATGTATTCCATAATCATTTGATACACGCCTTGTGAGTTTGCATAGGCCACATAAGGAGTTGTACCTTTAAGATAAACCGCAAATATGTGACCACTCGTTACGACATAAAGGGTTTTTTCATTAGTCGTTCCATCATAGTCTGCAAAATCTTCTTCTTCAACAACAATAGGGGTGTATACTTCCATCGCGTCATCCTTAGTGTAATACTTCTCAACAGGATTGTATGGTTTATCATTTTCTCCATAAACTATTGGATCAAACGAGGTTGTAAATGTATATAATGGGTAATTAGTATTTAGCGATTCTCTTGTTACAGTATGACCGTTAAAATGAGTTAGAGCAGCATTATGCATATTTTCTTCTAAGGAAGAACCGTCTGTTGGCCGCAATACAATAACTCTATCCGGAACGCTGTATCCATTTAGACAATATTCGGCTTCACGTTCCTTAACCGATAGCACTTGCTGAACCGCCACGAGCTTATTATAGTTATCTATATATCTTTGATAATTTTCATAATCCTTTTGATCCGTTTCTGATACCGATGCACTAACAATCTCCCAACTATCTCCATCATATTCTTTTAAAACAATAGGATTACTATTGGTATCAAGCCACCTCGTGCCCTCTTTATAATCTCCCTCGGGCGTTTCGTCTTGTACGATACATTGTGCCTTTTCTTGGGAGAACATTGCCTCGGTTTGTGTTTGGAAGATTGTGGTGTATGTCTTGTGTTTTTCTTCAAGCATACGAACTCCGTAATCTTGAAGGTTTTCTGGGATTGTTTCATCTTTTGCAAGAACGAAGTATGCGCCCATAGTGCCGATATATGTGATTTTATAGCCCTTTAAATCCATCTTTTCTGCCGTTAAAGTGCTCTTAATCCAATCTATAATAGGATATTCATCTGGCGCCTCAGAAACACCACTAGATGCTTTAACGACAATGGAATGAACATAGTAATCATTAGCCCAGATTGTAGTACCTTCTTTTGCAAACTCCGTCTTTTTTGTATTAAAATCTGTAGCGTCCTTAAATACAATATTAGTTTCAGAATATTTGCCATCTTTATCTTTGGTATAATACTGCAGACGCTCATCATATGAATTTGCTTCTTGGCGCTTATCATAAATACGAATTGTTGTAACATCTGACGCAGAGTTTTTCAACTTTAACAAGATATTATCCTGTTTGTTTGCATTGGTATCTTCGTCAACATGGTACTGATTAAGCTTTTTGATGAGTGCAAATTTCTTTGCATCCCACGCCAGATCAACCTTAAATTTTTCTGTTTTACTGTAAACCAATAACGCACCTTGAACTACATACATCTCTGCATCTGTTGGTGTCGGAATTGGTTTAGTATATGCTTCATCTAAATACAAAGCAGATGTTTCAACATACTCAGTACCACTACCAATTGTGGTTTTGCAATATGCGGTATTGATTGGTGAAAATGTGCAATAAAGTTTCTTAAACTCATCACCAACAAGCACTACATTGCCTTCGGCAGGTACCTCATTCATCAAGTCGCTCCAGCGATTGTTGGCAGATACCCAACCTTTCATAGCGTCCGGATATGACATAGGATATATTGAACTTGTGTTACCAAACTTATCTATTCCGGTTTCTGCTTCCCGTAATGCGTCAAGATAGTCACCATATGCCTCGAACAAGTCCTGTTCCATCCATTCTTCCGTGTGATAGAAACTTAAATCCATAATCTCGTTACGACCAAGATTAACTTCACGAATATCGAGATTATCAGAACCGGTGACTACAAGTTTTGTCTTAATATTATCAGAACTATAGGACACCTTACACTCTGATGCAAGATTATCTTTTGAAATAAATACGTCAGTTTCAAATTGCGTGTTAATCTCGCTGCCCACATCGGAATCATCTTCCACTTCTTCGTAGAAAGATACGGTTCCCTCAATAGAGTCCCATACTGCAACACACCCAAAAGTTTCACAGATATTGTTTTGAACAAAGTCATAAACACTAATTCTATCTTCGCTAAATTTTCTCTCCTTGCGCCAAAGTGACTGATCTACATTGCCTATCTTCCATTCTGGCGTATTTTCAAAAACAAGATGAAGAAGAGAAAGGCCTCTTTTACTCTCGTTATTATTAAAGAATTGCACATTAGGGAACTTTTTCATATAAAGTCTTTCGTGAGGCTGCGAATCTTCTTTTGTATTCGCATTGACTAATTCTGCATATTCGGTTGCATCGTCAATTTGTACCTGTTCGTAGGTGTACGAATCAGTGTCAGTGTATACTTGCTGATAATAACTTTCATATGGGTCAAAATCTCCAGAAGCAAGTTTATAAAAAGAATCTTTGTCTGTGTTATAATCAGTTCCATACTGTGCCTCGTTAAACAAAACTTCTTTAGAGTCAATCTCTCCCGTGTTAATATGAAAGTTTGTAAGATACTTGTTAGACGTTGCGTATTCAAGTGAGAAGGCCGACACAGATTTGATATCATTGTCACTAGAGGTATCATCAATGTCTTGAAGTGAAAAATACGACAATCCCTCAACAAGAATATTTCTAGGCGCCTCTACTTTGTCATATAACGGATGAACTTTGGTTTCGCCCGTAATCATATCTACATAAGTACGTTGTATTTCAAGCGAGAACTCACTATATGAATTCCATTTTGCATTTAATTGTCTATTAAAAGCAGGGAGTTCACCTATTCTTTTCTTGCCCGTTGTACACAAAAATACTCTTGGTGGAATTGGGTTATTTAAATAATCACGAGAAAGTGTTAGTTTCATACAACCACCACCTTAATATTCGCCGCACTTAATCACGGTACGATATTCCAAAGTCACTTCACAATTACCCTCAATAGCAATTTCATTCTTGCCATCGTATAATTCAAGCCACACCCAATTAAAATCATCTCCGAATATACGTCTAGTCAAAGAAGTCTTAATAATTTTATTTGCACCATCTATTGTAACTGTTTCATCAGAAGCATTGTTTGTCAACTCAAGCGAATTGTATGACTTTGACGCATTAAAGAAGTCCGTGTGCTTGTTGATAAATTTAATGTTATTGCCATTTGTCTGAATTGTCACACGAGGATAAACTGGCTTGTTGTCGTCTGTATCTATGTTAATTGTAATCTTGTTGTCTGCCTCTGTTATTGTTTTGGTGGTCGTATAAAGGTCTGACATTGCGAATGGGGATATGCTATCCCAAGTCGCAGTTATTGCAACTGTACGATTATTCGCCAACTTCTGAAGCGACAATTCAACAAAACCGCCAATGCTAGCCCACGACACCACATTACTATCATCGTAATACACCTCAAGGAGTGCCGTAGTATCCTTTTGTGTCAACCACTTGAGGGTTGCACGCACCTCCTCTTGGCTAAAATCACCGAAATTTGACTTCGTAAAAGTAAATTTTGGCGAGAATGTTTCTGTATATTTCATATTGTGTATTCTTTTATATCGACCATCGTAAGACTCTGATGCCACAGCTTCTCTTGAAAGAAAGGTGTTTGCTTCCCCAGAATCGCTATCAAAGGCTACGCAGGTGATTAAATCTGGTATATTTAATTCATTGCTAAAGATACCTGAGTATCTTATTCTATGAGGACTTACCATATGGCGTTCCCTCCTTAACTACTTCAATATTTTTGTTCATTTAAATCTTCTCCTTACAATTTAGCAAAGGTGGGGATTGCTCCCCACCAAATGCTAAGTAATTGTTTGTTTTTATCTGCTAAAACGTTTAATTGAGTAATTAAGCTGTTTAGCAAATATATCAATTTTCTTATCCATCATCGCTTCAAGCTGAGGCAATGTGTCTTTATCAACACGGTCAACCTTTAGGAAGTTTTCCATATCGATAACAATTTCTGGCTTATTAATTGCGTTAGCAATCATATTAATACCAGAATCAAACTTCGGTCTATTAATTAAGCCATCAACAACCTTTGGAAGATCAATTAATTCCCGTGTTAAGTCCGCTGGAATAACGGTACTTCCGGCTCTCATAAATGAAAGTGTACCTTCAGGAGTTGCATACATGGTTAATTCATCTCCAAATTGTGGCTCGTCTGTTATAGCCCATTCATCGCGAGTTGTACCAGTAGTACCCTTAGCATGGAAATGAGCGGGAACCATTTGATAATATTTATTATACCAGTCAGCGTCAGCACTATAGCCATTCTTACGAGACTGTATGGCACGATTTTTAATATTGCTTTCAAGTGCTCTGGCCGTATTATAATCGTATTTACCAGTCTGAGCAACCCCTATAGTTTTTTGTACTGATTTGAGAGCATTAGAGGTTTGAGTATCCCATATGCCGTTAACTGGAACCTGTTTATTGTAAACCTGTTCTAATATGGTTTGAAGCGTTCTGACGCTTGCGCTTGGAGTTGGTGTAGGATTTCCACCGCCTCCACCAGAGCCAGAACCCGATCCAGCATTTGGATTACCTCCAACATTTTGCACTCTCAACTGGGCCTGGTATGCATTGTCTGCGGCAGTTTTAACTCCATTCCACTTATCAATAATTTTTTGAATCTGATTAGCAAAACCGGTAATAGTACTCGAAAACTTATTACCAAGTTCCGTTCCAGTCAAGAAGTTCGAATACTTTTCAACAGCAACCTTGGCTGTATTCCAAGAACCAGAAAGTTTTGAACCAACTCCGTTTGCGAATACGGTAATAGCACCACCCTCGCCAATCAAAGCGGCATATTCACCGGAGGTCATACTTAGTTTCAATTCATCTTTCCACGCTATTGCCTGTGCAGATGCGTCTTTCCAAGGTTGAGTTAATTCATCAGATAATGTGATACCATATGTGTCCGCTATATCATTAAGTTCATTATAAACAATATCGGCATTGAACAGCACATCCATCATACTATTCTGAATGAGCAATTCAACATTATCTAAAGTTTCTTCAAGTTTTTCGATGCGCTTTTCCTGAGATTTCCTGTATGCCTCAGATTCATCATCAAGTGCAGAAGACCGTGCGTCACGGCTGTGGTCATAATAAGTATCGTTTAGACCCTCTTTGGCTTCCATAAGTTGAGCCTCAAGACGTCTACGTTCCGCTACATCGCTCGCTGCAGAACTACCACTTAAACTTGCGATACGACGCTCAAGTTCACTAATGTCTTTTGTTTGCTTTTTAATATTTTTTCTAAAATCATACAGATCTCTTTCGGCATCTAATTCTTCTTTTTTTGCATCAATTAAATCTTCGTATGCCTCAATTTCTTTTTCAATTCCTTCTTTTATAGCGTCAATGCGAGCTTCGTTAAGTTCAATAATGCTATCTCGTGCGTCATTTTGCGCATTGATCGAATCGTATAAACCATCAGTCAATGTTGCAAGACGCTCTTGATATTGCTCTTCGCTTAATTCACCATTCTTATATTGCTCTTCGACTTTTGCAATTTCAGATTGGTATCTCTGCGTGTCTGCGGCTGCCTTCTCAATAAGATTCGTATACATTGCCATACGAGTCAGTGCGGCAGAACTCCAGTTACCATTCTCATCTGCGACGTCTTCGTCTTCTAGTAGACTATCAACAAGCTCTAATTCTTTTCCCAAACGCGAAATTTCATCTGTGGCTTGTTCAAAATAATGGATATCAATTTCGCGAAGCGCCTCTTGCCAAGCGATGGTGTTTGATTCACACTCTTTGATTGCCACAGCAACCTCATTAAGAGTATTATTGTAATCGGTCCATGTGTCCTGGTCGATAGCGTCTTTATTTGCTTCAAGATAGTTGCTTAACGCAGTATACTGTTCTTCTAATAAATCCTTTTCTTCCGTAGAAGTGCGAAGTAAATCTTCGTAATATTCTGCTGACGCTTTTCCACCACGAGCCTCAGCTTTGTCAATTTCGGCCTCAATAAGATTGCGCTCATTGGTGATGAGGGCAAGTCTATTTTCGTATTTTGCAACCAACCTGTCCCATTCAGATTCAGCTTCTTCTTGGCCAGAAGTTTTGCTACCTGGATCAAGAATATTATTAAATGATGTTGGAAGATTATCTCTAACTGAATCAATTAATCCAACGGTATTTTGGAAATTAGTCAATACTTGTTGCCACTCTTCATCGCTAACAAACTCATTATCCTGCGCACCTTTTAATGCAGCATTAAATGCAGCTACCGACCCGGCAGCAACAATTGCATCACTAGCGACAGTACTAAGTGCGCCAGAATAAGTTCCAAGCTCAATCGACGCTTGATTTGCGGCTACGGCACTATTACTAACCTCTATGGCTTTCTTGCGCTCTGCTAACGCATTTAACTGGGTTATCGCAGTCTGTACGGCGGTTGCTTCAGCGTCAGCGAGTTTAGTTTCAAGCATGGCTTGAAGTGCAGATTGATTAATGGTTAATTGACCGCCCTCCATTTTTAGAACCGCAAGATATTCGGGTTGCAGCTGAAGCAATGCTTGAAGATTATCTAAAGACAAATAACCCTGTGCATTATATTCGGTCGTAATGTCTTTCAAGGTAGAGTAAACACTTTGAACTTTATCCGCAACAGTGTCAAAGGATTCAAATTCCAAATCAACTTTTAATCCAAGTTTATCGCCAAGTTCATCTAATGTACCTTGTGCCTCTTCGGACAATTCATCATAATTTTGCGGATCTTCAAAATATGTTTGAAGCGCGAGTAGCTGCTCGTCTGTAGATACCATACGCGCAATTTCAGATTTAATTTCTTCATCAGACATATGTCTGGCCATAAAGTGAGTTTCTTTATACTTGGCAATTTGCTCATCAGTGATTTCGACTGTCGGGGCGATAACTTCGTCATACAATTTTTCGATTTGCTTTTGAATAGCTTTTCGATTTGCCTCTGCGTTGTCCTCATTAGAGGCTATAGTTGCTGTGTTGGTTTTGTCTGCCTCGGTTCGTGTGCTAATCCACAAAAACTTTCCACTCTTTTTTTTTTCGGATTTTTTAACTGCTTTTTCTAATTCATCTTCGCTTGCTTTGGCTCTTTCATATTCTGATGTCAGTGTTTGTAAAGTTTGAATCTGCGTATTATAAGTATCTGCCTTTTTTTTAGCGCTCTTTGCATCGTAAGTCGCCGCAATTACTTGTTTTTGTTCGGCGGTAAGTAAAACATTGTTTGCCTTTTCATACTCAGAAATTGCCTCTTCGATTGTTTTTCCGCCGTTTAAAACTTCATTCGCAATTTGTTCACCTATGCTAGAATATTCCTTAATGCCATTAAGTAGCTCCGATGCATTATTAACGCCCATATTGGTAAGCTGAGACCATAGTGCCACATATTGCTCCGTTTCAATTTTTTCTCCAGATAAAGCCGAAGTAATTAAAGTTTCAATTAAGTCATTAATTGCCGCCTTAGCTTCTTCGGTGGATGCGGTACCGGATGTCATAATGCTTACAAAATCAGTCCACTTATCGCCCATACCACCAAAGGTTTCACTAAGCTCTACAAGTGTTTGGGCGGTAACAATACCCGTTTCGTTGAATTCCTCAAAAGCACCCTTTAAACTTTCTACCTTGTCTGCGAGTTTTGCAGCTGCTTTAATGGCATCTTCAGTAGTAAATTCTTGTGCTTCCTCTTCAGCCTTCTTTAAGTCTTGGAAATAATATTTGACATCTGTGACAGTAACACCCATTTTGTATAGATTCTGTTTGAAGTCTTCATCAAACGCACTAGAGAAATCAAATTCTTCTCCGGCTTTCATTGCTTCTTCGATATCTTTCTTGATATCCTTAAGCTCTTGTGATGCATTATCTCCAAAGAGGCGCGATATATAGTTGGTTTTATTAAAAGTACCTCGTGCTACGCTGTACTGATCCCGAAGTTCGGCTAAATAATCGAGCGCCTTATCAGATTCTGCGCTATCTCCGTATTCAACACCGTTCAGTGCTTCAGAAATAACAGCAATATATTCATCTATTTCGGCAGATTTTTCATCCAATTCCTTTTGATATTTTTCAATATCTTTTAAAGAAGATGCATTATCTAACTTATTTTTAATCTCTCGATAATCAGCCATATCGTCAAGAACTTCTTCGTCCTCTGATTTTCCGTTGAGCCACGTACCAATTTCATCACGTTTGCTATCAACAACTTTTGCCGCTTGACGACCAACAATGCCAGCTTTATGTTTTTCCTCGTCTTCCAAGAGTTCTTTCCTATGCTCTAACTCAGCGTTTGTTGCTCGAAGTTTATCGAGTTCTTCCTGCTCTTCGAATGTAAGATTACCTTTTGCAAGAAGCTCTTCCATACGATCGTTGGTTTTTTCAAGTTCAGAATTAACAGAATCAAGCTCGGAACGAATGTCGGAAAGTTCTGATTTAAGACCATCAAGTTCTTCTTGGAGTTCTTCGGTCGATTTATGAATTGCAGCAAACGCTGCACCTAATGCCACAACAGCGCCGACGGCAAGCAATATCCATCCGATTGGTGTGGTAGTCATAAATGTCCACATAGCTTTTGTGGCACCCCAAATTCCTGCCATTAACCCCTTAAAACCAAGACCAAGAAGTTGTGTCATAGTCATATTGGCAATTTGAGCTTTCGTTAAAGCACCATTTGCAATTTGTTGCTTGACATATTCCGTTGATAACAACTTCATTATCAATAACTGTTTAAGCTTCGCACCAACATCCGCAAGGGTAGCGTCTTTACTCATTGCTGTTGCTAAAACATCTTTCCAAGTAGACGCCACCTTGCCGTCTGACGCCAACGCGGCTACTGCGTCAATTGTTGCGCTCTCTCCAGTAACAATATTGTCGGCCTTTTCTGCCGCTGTTTTCGCATTAATTGCTGCGGTCATTCCATCCAGCTTGCCGGACGCCTCTCCAATCGTTTTGTCCATTTCGGCTAAATCAAACTGAGCGGCATAACGCACAGTGTCTACTTTTTTCTTCTGCAATGAGTCTAAGTCTTTTTCTATATTGGCTATTTCCTGAGACGCATCTGTAATATGTTGGTCGCGCTCCTTGTTCATGCGGATACCATCATTAAATTTACGGGTAACTGGCTCGGACTCTGCTTTTGCAAGCTTTTGTTTTGCTACCTCTAATTTCTTCTGCGTGTCTGTTATGTCGTCATCTATGGAAGTCGTGTCAATCTCGACCAACTTTAGCATATCGTCACGGGAGTCTGATTCTACGGCTTTGGCCAACTCTTCACGTCTTGCCTTAATTGCATCTACTTCTTTTACGAATGCATCTCTATCGCCGATAAGCGCACCTAATTCTGGGTCAACGGGTGCTTTAGGTTCAGCGTCGTCAATTTGTTTACGCAAGATATCAACGCGATCCTGCGCGTCTCTTCTTTCTTGAGCGGTACGCTTATTTCCATGTTGCACGTCCGCCTGAGTTGTCTTAGCAAGATCTTGCTCTGCCTTTGCTAATTGTTGTTTAAGCGCTTCGACACCGTCTTCTGCTGGCTTAAAGAAATTGCTAAAAATGCCATGATTTTTCTCTAAGTATGTCAGAAATCCGACAAATGCGATATTCACTGGGCCAATTGCGTCAACTATTTTTACAAGTTGCGTCGCAAGGTCAACAAAGAATTTGACAACATCGCTATCAAGTGTGTCACTCCACATTGCTTGCATAGCATTGTTGAATTGGTCAATTTTACCCTGAATGCTATCCAAATATTTTTCATTTTCTTTTAACGCACTACCCTCTGCGTTCATCGCATCTTTATATGCTGCCTTAAGATCTTCTGGATTTTGAAGCAGAGCTGCAATAACCGAACTATTTCGTTTTCCGGCTAGAAGTTCCAATAATCCCGCTCTAGCTTTGTCATCAGTAATTTGGTCCCATACCTCTGCGATTTCCAATAATATCTGATATGTGCTTTTATAAGCACCAGTATCAGTTAAAATATCTACGCCAGAAATGGCCAATACTTGACTACGAAGTTTTGATGTAGATTCGACGGCGCCATCGGTGTCTAAGCCTTCTTCCTCTAAAACCTTCACTGAAGTTCCACGCAATCTTAAAGATGTTGTCTTCAATGCAGTTCCCACAGAATCCGCGTCCTGAATTATAGCATTGGCTGTCGCAGTCAAGGCTGCCGCCTCGGCAAGGTTACCGCCTGCAGCAACCAATGATGCAGAAGATTTAGTTAAAGATTGGGCCAAATCTGCTGTCGAGATTGCATAGTTGTTGCCTATAATATTGAGCGTGTTAACAACTTCCATTGATGTGTCCGCAGTATATCCAAAAGCTTGTACTGCTGAAATCAACGAATCGGTTGCTTGAGAAACATCTGTAAATTCACTAACATTCATCAATATTTGAGTGCTTTCAGCAAATTTAACAGCATCTTCCATAGAATGGCCTAGACGGGCCCAGTCCGCTGTAGAACTCACAACCTTCTGAACCGTACTGCCAACCTTGTCTGCAGTCTTCGCCGCAGTCTCTAGGAACCTATCATAAGTTTCTTCTGTTTCGTTCGTTACCTTCTTAAGTTCTGTTAATGCAAGGTCGATATCTCTTACATATTGAACACCCTTCTTCAACTCATTAAACGCCTTAAAGATAATACTTGAGCCACTAAAGTACGTAAAGATTTCTTTTGTCTTACGAGTAATCGTTTCGATAATCGTCTCCGTCTTCTTGATACCAGTACGCAGCATACTTAATCTGCCTGTAAGTGGATCTACCGTCGCACTCCAAGTTGCAAAAGTATTTGCTGCAATCTTGGTCGTGCCAGTTAACTCGCCCGTCTCATCCTTGAGCCCTTTAATAGTCGTCTTACCAGACGAAGCATTTTTAATCGCCGCAGTGATATTATTCCAATATTCCCTGGTACCAACAGCGCCAAAATTACTTGCGTCACCAAGGTCAGTTACATTGTCTCCGCTATACTTTTCATGAATCTTCAGATAACCATCAACCTCGGTCTTAAGTTCTTTAACTTTCGATATCTGTTTGCTTAGATTATCTCTATCCTCAGCAGACGCTTGGTCGCCCTTCTTGTCAATCTCATCGCGTAACATACGCAACATCTTGATCCGTTCAGACAGCTCTTTAGCTTTGCTTTCAATATCCTTAAAAATACCCTCGGTACCAATAGCACGCACAACCGTCTGGTCACCAGCATTAGCTGCGGATGTCGCTGCATTAATACCAGTCGCTCTTTGGGCATCTTTGACTTGCTTCTTCCATGCGGTCTCAGCATCCTTATCGTCTTTCTTTTTCTGTTTATTTATCTCTTTTTGCGCCTTTTCGGCATCCAACAATCTTTTCTCGGCATCAAATGCTACGCTATACTTTTCTCTTAGACTAGCACTTTCGTCCATTGTCAACTTCAAGGACTTTCTTTTTCTAGATATCTCTTCTTTGAGATTTTCAAGCATAGCCTTTGTTTCAAGATTAGCATCACTTGCAAACTTAGCCGATAATTTACCAAGAGTTTTATAATCATTGATAAGCGATTTCATCATGTTGGAGCGGGCAGCCTGTGCTTTAGCTTCGGATTCTACGGGTTGCGCATTCGCCTGCTTAATAGCTCCTCGTGTAGCAATAACACCTCCCTTGGCGATCTTGCCGTCAATAGACTCCAAAACAGACTTAATTTCTGCCAATCTACCATCAAGAGCTGTACCGGCTATTGCATCAACGTTCGAAGGTGCAATGGCTCCAATCTTGCTGGTATTAGTATGAATATTATCAAGCACACCCTTGACTGTTTGCAGCGTATTTTCAAGTGCCCAAGGCGCCTGCTTCGGTTCTGAATCATTTTGTTGTGTTTGAGGATTAAGAATATTTGCAAAAACCTTAGTTAGTGTTGATTCAAGAGTAGAATCTTCTAATGCAATCTTATTTGCTGCCTTATCACTATCATCATGTGCAATCTTCACATTATACACAATCGAATTAAGAAGTGTTTTAAGTTCCTCTGAAGCTACAGACGCATGTTCTTCGCTTCCGCCAGTTTTAGCATTAGCCAATTGACCACGAAGATCAACCATCTCTTCCTGCATGCTTGTCATTGCACGGTCATACATGTACGCCCTATCTTCTGCTTCCTTAGTTCTCTGATTTGCCTCTACTAGTTCTGCTTCGACGGCTTCTGTTACATGTCTTTCAGCAGCGGCCTCATCTTGTGCAACCCGCTCTGCTAGCTCAGCTTCTTCGCGCTTTCTATTTGCCTCAATAACTTCCGCATCCTTTGCTTCGAGTTGTTGACGCATGTTTTCAAGTTCCGCAGAAGATGCGTCTCCGGTACCGCCGCCAGGCGTCAATTGCTGTGTTTTTTCTAGGCTCTCATTGAGACCATTAACGGATTGTTCGGCAGCAATAATCTTTTCACCAAAACTTTGCCATTGTTTTCCTGGAATATCTAAAAGGTTTGGTGCAACTTCTTCTATCTTCTCGCCTACACTAATTAACTCATCATATTCAGAATCATTAAGACTGTCCCTATTTTTAGTTAATACTGCATAGTTTTTTATCAACTCTTTAAGCTCTTCATTCGCACGAGCAAATTCATCATCAAGAGATTCGGTTTTTATATCTTTATTCCTTGGTTGTGGCTCGTTATAAATATTTGCAATAGGCAATTCTGGCATTTTAATTGATTGCATAACCCCGGGAATACTTTGCAAGACTTCCTCTAAATCCTGTCTCAACATAACTTGGACGGCCTCTTGTCTTCCCTGGAGCGAACCAAACTTGTCTATTTGCTCATCATAACTCATTGCTTTAACTTGTGCGCTCAACTTTTCATCTAAATCTCTGTATTTTTCGATGACTTCCAAAAGTTGAGATGGGTCTAACTTAGAAAAATCGAAAGCGAGTAATTCTTCACCGGCTCTAATGCCAAATTTCTTTATGTATGATAATTGCTTAAACCACGTTTCGAAATCGGTGACAGAAGGAGCCGCCGTCTTCCAAGAATGCGAATGTACCTCCATGTCGTATCCAAGCTCAGACATCTTTCTTGATGTTCCTGGGTCCATAGTAACGCCATGGGGGTCTCCAACAAAGAGTTCACTCATATTGCCAGTTTGAGTATTAACAAAAGCTAAAGATTCATTTTTTTTGTCTGTTTTTTCAAATTCGCCCTGGAATTTATCCATCGCCTGCATCAATCCGAGCTCTTCTTTGCGAGCGTTGGCAGCTTTCTCTTGAGCTTTGGCTAATTTTTCTTCTTCAATGCGTTGTCTTTTCAGACTTTCTTCTTGTTCTTTTTCTGCCAATATCCTCTTTTCCGCTTCTTCTCGCGCTTCTTTTTCCGCTCTCGCTTTTGCCTCCGCCTCTTCTCTAAGTTTTTGAGCATTAGCAACATCCTCTGGTGTTAGAGCCCCGGTACCGTCCCCTCCAGCTCCACCCAGTCCAACAGGCGGTTTTCCTTCACCCATATTAAGAATGCTTTGTAGCATATTTTGAGCATTATCAGCCATAGGCTTCAGTTGTTCATATAACGGCGTAAAAGGATTATTCTTTTTAGTTATCTTGTTTGAATGAGTTTTGTTTGCTGTTGTCAAGTAAGATTCATATAGTCTAACATACTTAAGCAACGCCCGATATTCTTCTACCCAATTTCCGGATTCTGCCGCTTTCTGATATTGATCATAAAGAGCCTTAATTCCTTCGCTTGATTTAGAAGGATCAAATTCAAGAGCAGACGCGATGTGCTTTACCTGTCTATCATCAATTCTTTTTTCTCCATCAACACGAAGTTTGTTATACACCTCTTCAATTTCATTTAATGTTTTTAAGCCGTTGTTTTCATTTTTTACAACGGTCTCAACGGCGCCTCCTGCAGTTTGTATCGATTTAGTAATTTCAGATATTTGAGCATCAATCTCTGACATTCGATTCTCAACGGCGCTTAATTCCTTTTGGCTTTTGTTAATCGTGCCTGCAAATCTCTCCCATCTGTCTCCTATGAATTCGCCCGCATTAGTTTCATAAAACGGAACGAGAGGATTTTTACCAGCTTTATACGCCTTCTCTTCATATGCCATCCTATCTTCGGTAACATGGAAACCATCACTGTCGTCGTACTCTAATAAGCCATATGCCGCCCGTATACTTTCTGGCACCTTTACTTCTGTTTTTTGTAATGACTTACGCATTCTATACAAATCATGATATATTTCCTGTGCCTCATATAGAGCTTTTATATACTCCTGAGAATCTTGGCCCTGTTCTTTTCCTATGTCGCTTAATTGTTTTGCAGTATTGCGAAGACTGGAATACATTTCTTTTGCTTTTTGTATAATATCTCCATCAACATTCAAAGACTTAACGGTCTTGTCATCAAAATCAATTAAGCTATCAGCCTTGCCCTTATTTGTAACCTTTTTATTAATTTCGGCCTGTATTCTGGTACGCTCTCGTTTTAAATCAGCTTGTTCTAACCGCAGTTGTTTTAAGGACTCCTCAAGCCCGGCCGTTGAAGCACCACTTATTCCGCCAGAAACAGAATTCCATGCGTCCCAGAACGACGTCGCCGCAATCTTACCCATTTCTGCAAACATAGCAGGAGGCGGCATCTCGATTAGATCTGCAAAATTAATGCTCTTATTGCCCGCCTTGGTAAAAATCATCTCAAACGCCTTAGCAAGATTCTTCAAACTTGCAATATTCTCTTTTGAATTTAAATCAATCTTAGACGCATTATCAAATATGTCGCTAAGCTCGGTTATAAGTTCTGATTTAGATTTCTTTTCAAGTCCAACGGCCACGTCTAATATATGTTTAGCAACTACATTATTATCCATAATCCCACCTCCTTAATTCATTCTCTTAATTTGCTTTGCAAAAGAAGTTATAATGTTTTTATGAAATGTTGTATTTGCATAATTATTTAAGTATGTTGTCATATGTTCGGTTGGCGAAATAGCGTCAACGTTTTCATAATAGAACGCCTCGCCCGGCTTCGAGTTACCATCTGTAGCAGGATGAACACCGCGAAGATAATTATCTAAAATCCACGAACTATCGGTCGGACGGTACCTTTTTGACCCATAATACGTACCCTCTATCCGTGCCGCATCATATTCTACACCAACACTACTTGTTATTTTATCTTTATCTTGTTGAATCGTCAGATATGGCACGATTGCTCGCCACAAACTGTCGGTACGTTCGTAGCTCGTGGGGTCATACGAGTCATAATAACGCTCAAGGCAACTCATAGATTCTTTATATATATCTTTTACCGCCTCATTAGAAGCATATTCTACTGCCTCTTTCAAGGCGCTCTCGTAATTCTTCATCAATTCGTCTATGGCAGACTCCAATGTTCTCTTTGCCATATCTAACTCCTCCGTAATTATTTAATTTTATCTAAAAGACCAATCAGATTGGTCAAATCTTCTCCCTTAATATCGGCGCCAAGAATGTTCTTCAAGTCAAAATTCTCAAACTTATCCTGGATCACCTCGAGCACTCCATCAAGCACGTCGGAAATCTTATTCAAGAAGCGGCCAACAAGTGCATTTGTACAATTATCCTCCAGCTCCATTTCGAGTACCATCTTGCGCAGAAGATCAATCTCGTCGTGCGAACCCTGGAACTGCGCTATAATCTGCGGAAGCAATCCGCTTTCAGCAAGCAGGTCATAATCTGAAATAGGATTTGTCGAGAACTTCAAATTGGTATGAGCCATAATAGAAGCCGCAATAAGTGCAATATAACCAGAAATGGAATCATACTTCTTAATACCATCAACCTCGGCTATATTCTGCGCCGCCACCATCTCTGCGATTTCACGCTTAGTGCTGAACGGTACATACTCCTTAACCTCCAACTCCTTTTTGAGCCATTCAATTCTCTCCTTATCGCCCTGCTTAGTGTTCATAAATTTCTTTGCTTTGTAATTCTCGCAAAATTCTTTAATAGTCATAATTATTTCTCCTTTTTCTCAATAAAATTTAATCATTTTGTATTGTAGGGGCAGCTTCTGCCGCCCCTTTATTTTAATCATTTTGCATTGTTTCTAATTTATTTTCAAGTTCTTCTACTCGTTTCTTGAGTTTCTGAATCTCATTAACACATAAAGCTATGAATTCACCATATCGAAGTCCATAACCCTTTGAACCATCATTTTTATCATACTCTATATATCCAGCAAAATCAGATGTTGATATGTTTGTTTTTTGTAATGCATCTCTAACATCTTGCGAAATAAATCCTATATGATATCTATTACTATCGTTAACATTAAACTTATATCGCACAGGCTGTAGTTCGTCAAAGAATGTTCCATATTGATCTGGAATGGCCTCTATTGAGTTCTTTTCATTTCTATCAGACAACGAATTAAGATCAGATTGTACACACCAAATCTCTTTCCATCTACTATCCTGAGTTCCTAATGTATACGTAGTCTCACCGTTCTTACCAGAAACAAAGTTACCATTACAAGTTATTTTATTTACGACTGAAGCACTAGGCTGGATAAAGTCACCAACATAATAACTCACGCTATCAAATGTTTCCACCTTATATCCTCTTTGTATCAAATGTGGAACAGTAAATGATTTACTACTTGCTCCAGGTTCAAAGGTTACATAATGTGATATATTTATATTATTAGTATACCACACAGTTACTCGAAATGTCCGACTTTGCAAAGGGGTTCTCTTGTGTAATATACCAGTACTAGGATCCTTAAAATAAAGACTTACACCAATCTGAACTTGACCTTCGTCCCGTACTTCCTCTGGAGTTATTATCGTCAGCCCTAACTGAATTGGAATGCCATAGTCAAAAGTTCCTTCTTTTATAATCGTGCTTCCTGCATGAACCTCCACTTTTTCAGATGGTGTTTCTGAATCATCTAAATCTAAAGATGTCATTTCGTTCATACCTGATATTATGCTTGTTTTTACTTTGGGCGACCCCAACTCTTCTGTCGCACTTACTTTCTTTGTCATTACTTCTCTTGAATTGGAATCCAAAGTTAATCCACCGTCTTTGGAAGTTATTAAGCCTTTATATATTGATAACGCTCCAAAATGTCCTTCTGTGGCATTAACCGTTCCATTAATACTTGCTGCGTTCGCATACAAGCTACCATCTTCAAGGACTAAAAAATTCGGGAGTATTGGACCTGTAGGTTTCTTGAAAGCAGAACCCGCAAAAATACGAGCATTAGAAGTTGTATTGGGATTAACTATAGAAGAAAAAATGCTAGTTAGTACATATCCCCACGTTACAGGACGTTCGCTGTTGTTCCAAGTGGAATCCCAACTAGACGGCTGAGGCGTTGCCTCACAATATATCATACAAATAGATAAGTCATCAGTGGTCATTCCGCATGAAAATGCATTGGCCCCCATAGTGCTGACACTATCAGGTATATACACTGTTTCTAGGCCGGAGCAATTCCAGAACGCCTCTTTGCCGATGCTTGTTACGCTGTCGGGGATCACTACACTTGTAATGTTTGCTTGATAAGCAAACGCCTTATCACCAATACTTGTGACACTATATTCTCCTATTTTAAATGGAATATTAACTTGACTAAGATGAAGTTTTAATTTCGTTATCTCACATGTCTTATCATCATCATTTTTTTCAATCTCAAAGATATCTTCATATGATAATGATGACAATGATGATGAACAAAGTCCCACATGACCCATTAGTTCCGTACCTGAATATAACATATCCTCTTCAATATGCCATCCGCCAATAGTGCCGCCAGTGGCATCAACATCCCTAGCAACCACATTTCCATTTGTATCTACGATAAATTTGTCAGCGACATTAATAGCCTTGCTGTATGTACCACTATCAATATTATCAGCCGAAAGGGTTAAACTGGTTGCATCGATTTTACCGCCATTAATAACAGTTTGACCGTCCTTGTTTGTTGTTAGCCCATTTATTGTATCGCTCCAGGATTTAAATGTAGTAGTGCCATCCACACTAATCTTATCTCCCCGAATCGTCACACCTTCACTGGAAGCATTAATACAAGTAATAACATTATCTCTTCCTACCATATCCTCGGGAGCAGGTGTCCAGTCTGTAACACTGTTGCCCCTTTCAATTTTTATATCCGTAACATATATCGGATATTTTGCATAATAGCCTTCGGCATCCGCTTCGTAGGTAAATACACGAAACCGCGCATTTGTCATATCTGTGTGTTGCGAAGAAACAGTCCAATGGTACCTTTCAGGAACAGAAGTTACTTCCAAGAATTTTTGTGGTAATGTATCTGGCCATAAATCCCAGGTCAATTTTTGTCTTGCCGTTGTGTCTGTGGTTTCAAGCCAAGCCGTGAATGAAACGGTATATTCTGTGTCAGTTTCCAAATCCAAATCCTCGGAGTGACAAAAAATATCATAATTAGTAGTCCCACCAGCACAAACAAATCCAAAACCGGACTTGCTATTTTTGTCAATAGCTATTGGCGCGGTATTCTTGCCGTCAACAGTCAAAGAATAGTCGGATTTTGCAATTAGATTTCGTCCGCCGGCACTAACAACGTCTTCTGGGGCCGGTGTCCAGCTAGTCGCTTTATTTCCCTTTTCTAATTTTAACTCGGAAAACTGGATTGTGCCTTTGTAATAATTATCATAATAAAGTTGAAAACTTAGATAATATCCAACGGCATTTTCTTCGACAGCGAACGTTTCCGCAAAATAAACCCAGTCTGTGGTATCGGCTGTCGCAATAGGTGTATTGATGCCACCAGTCCAATAGTGAGAAAACTCCGAATCAGTTGCATTCGCCTGTGATCTTACGTTCAACGATATGAGCGAACCGCCGGAAGTTGCGGTAGTTGCGGAAGTTGTAACCTTCACTTTGCCGCTGAAGGTGTATGTGCTACCAGCTTCAAGCGTGTACAGCGCAATCGCGCCGGGGTTCATAAAGCGGTAATAAATCTCGTTTATAGAAGTATTTGCATTTAGCGTTAAAACGCCGTTCTCAACAGAATAGCTATCCAAACCAATTACTCTTGCGCTACTTCCAACAAGAGTTATATCTTTGTTTCCTCCTGTGTTAAGAAGCAAATTCCTACCACCAATTTCAATATTATCAATAGCACTGTCTATCGAGCCCTGTATTGAAACCGAAAATGTCTCATTAACTAATAAATTATTGACATCTATTTGGTCTGCAGTAATAGTGCGGGTCGCAATATTCGCGCCATGAATGGTGGTACTCCCTAAAGTGCTCAAATCGGTCATCGTAACGTATCCATTAAGATTAATATGGTCCGCCTCAATTACAACCGATGAACCTGCATCATTAACCGCAGTAACAATTGACGCCGCAGTTACCTTACCATCTTCTCCGACACTTTCAACGACCTGTGCAATACTTGCGCCAGCATTATCTGCAGTCTGCTTAATATTTGCTAGATTATATTGACTACCGCCAGGATCTGTTTTCCAGGATGTTATACTTTGAACTTCCGATGCGGTATCTGATAACCACGCACCAAATCCGGCAACACTACCGTATGCGTCAACAACCTCGGCAACAATACTATTTGTATCCTGTCTAACCTGACTCACAGCTCTGCTCTGAGAATTACCTGCCAGTGTGGCAACAACGACCCAATGATACTGCGTAGCATTGCTTTCATCAACATACGATTCCCACTTATAAAGAGTATAAGCTTCATAGGGAGAAGTGACGTTGGCACCGTTAGTATACCAATAACCAAAATTACCGCTAACAGTTGGCTCTGTTGTGGTAAAATATACAGCCTTAGATGAAGTATTAACTTCACTTGTCTCCGTGTAATTTTTATCAATGGTAATCCATCGATATTGATCGCTAACTTTGCCCCACTTATATAAATACTGCGGAGTAAAGCTCCTTGTGTATTTTTGAACTGCTTTATCGACATCTGTATATTCATATTCTTCTGTGACACTTACGGTTGGCACATAAATCATACCCTCTTCAAGCACACTCGCCGCTTGCTCTAAAGTAAAACCATAAGCCTGAGAATGTGGTCCAACGCTATATTTATCCATATTTGATACAGTACTCTGAATATAAGCACCGTTAGCATCTGCCTTTTGTTCGATACGGGCCATAGAGGTATTGGTATCACCTTGCCAAGAAGTCAAACTGTTAATGCTTGAACTGGTCGCATCAGTAACAACTTGAATACCAGCAATTGAAGCCGGCAAACCTGCGGTGTAAGCATCAGCGGTTTCCTTCCAACCTGCTTCATAATATCTATATACCTTATCCACAACAATATAATAAACATGGTTTGTGTCCACTTTACTATTGTTTTGTAAAGCGGCCCACGAAGATGTCCTTGTCCATGAATTACCACCCACACAATAAGCATATTTTCTAGTCCCGTCCTCTTTAAAAGCATAAATCTTAGAGGTATCTCTGTTCTTATCAACCCATTCGGGCATAACGACATATTTGCCAGCAACACGGTTAGAAACAAGAGAAACATTTGATTCATTCTCCTTAATGTATGTATTAAGTCCGGCAAGTCCAGTAACTGTTGTACCATCGTTTTTGGTAAATTCATGATTAACAATTGCACTTAATTCTGATGTATTATCATTAACATCTGCTACCAAGCCAGCAATTCCGCTGTTGCCGCTATCACTATTGCTATATTGCGCCAAAGTATTAATGCTAGCGGAATTTGCATTTGCCGTTGCTGTTATACCTGCGAGAGCAGTATTGGTTTCATTTTTCCACGAAGTTATTTGTTCAATACTCGCCTTATTAGTATCCGCCGTTGCTTTAACTCCGGCAATTGTCGTGTTTAATTCCGTATCTTTTTGTGTCAATTGTTCAATACAAGCCTCATTTGCACTAGCAGTTTGTTTAATAGAAGCAATGCTCGAAATATCGCTTTCTACCTCTGATTTCCATGAAGCTAAAGAACTAATACTAGATTCATTGACATTTGCCTTTTGTATAACGGCTGCGATAGATGTGTTAGCTGTGCCCTGCCACGCAGTAATTGATTCGATACTAGTTTTGTTAGCATCAGCCTGTTGCTTGATTGAGGTAATGCTCGACACTTCATCTCCTACATCAGATTTCCAGCTCGTTAGAGTTTCCACAGAGGCTGTATTCTCATCCACCTGTGCCTGCAACCCCGCAAGATTGTCATCAAAGCCCGCTAAAGCCGAAATAGAACTCTTATTTTCATCAACCTGTGCTACCAAACCAGCAAATCCAGTTTTGCCGTCTTTTTCATACGAAGCAACTGCAGAAAGAGCAGCCTCGTTGGCATTAGTCGTCGCCTCTATTTCAGTAATAGATGTCGTCGTCTCGTCTTTCCACGCTGTCAGAAGAGTAATATTGGCTTCGTTTGCATCTGCTTTTTGTTCGACCGAAGCAATACTTTCTGCCATATCCTCGGGGGCTGGAGTCCAATCCATTACCTGATTTCCTCTTTCAAGTTTTATGTTCCATAAGTCATAAGTTATTACCATGTCAACACCACGGTTGGGCTGTATATAAATATTTTCATCGCTTAAAACTTCTGGATTCACCACGAAGGTTAAAATAATATAATGCTCCTTAAACGGTTTATCTGTGCTTCCGTCCTCATCTAACGGGATTCCATTCCCATAGGCTGAAAGCGATGGCATTTGAACTCCATCCAAAATGATTTTTGAAAATATAAAATCAGCACTGTGACCTCCGATATTTTTTAATGTACCACTAGTGCCCTGAAAGAAATAACTAAGGGTATAAGTTTCTTTGCTTTTTAATATCTCCTGGCTTATTCGTGTGCCATGGTATCCTGCATTTTTGGTAATATTCCAACCTTTTTTGGAACCATTATTTATAGTATTATTAACGGTTACGCCAGAGTGAGTAATGAACTTATCACAAGCAAGGTTTTTACCTCCGATAGAAAAATTGTTTTGCCACGTAGTTACATTCTTAATACTGGCCTTATTTTCATCTACCGCCTGAGTTATCCCCGCGATAGCTGTAGAAGTTTCTGTCTCAAGCGATGTTACCGACTCGATGGTGGCGTAAGTTTGAGATGCTTCTTGTTTTACTCCGGCAATTGCCTCCGAAGTTTCCGCTTCTAATGAGGTCACAGACTCGACAGTAGCATATGTATCAGCCACCTCTTGTTTTACTCCGGCAATTGCCTCCGAAGTTTCCGCTTCTAATGAGGTCACAGACTCGACAGTAGCATATGTATCAGCCACCTCTTGTTTTACTCCGGCAATTGCCTCCGAAGTTTCAGACTTAAGCGACGTGACAGATTCGATAGTGGCATAAGTATCCGAGACCTCTTGTTTAAACCCAGCGATAGATGTATTGGTTTCGTCTTGCCATATAACAAGACCTGCTAGTGTTGTCGAGTCACTGTCTGCCCTTGCCACAAACCCAGCAGTCCCAGATTGTGTGCCGTTACTCCATGTTGCCAATGGTTCTACTTCTTGCACGAGTGATGTAATGTCTTCCTCGACTTCACCGATACTTTGGCTGAATTCATCGCGAGTATCATTTAAATTATTTTTTGTATCTTCTAAGCCTGAGGCAATATTATCTATATTATTCTGCAATTCATCACAGGTATCTATCAAATCTTTTTTAGCTCCATTTAGTTCCTCAGATACCTCATCAATATTATTTTGTAAATCTTCACAAGCACCCTGCAGTTCTTCCTTGGTTGCCTGCAACTCAAGAGCCGCATTCTCTAAACCGACCTGCATATCTATAGCCTGCTTTTCCATCTCTTTTCTTAATTCGGTGTTTTCTACCAACGCCTCGTTAGCTTTCTCAACTGCCTCATTGCGCATACTCTCAGCAGAAGTCGCCGCACTCTCGGCAATAGCTTTGGCTTGTGAAGAAATCAGCGTAGAGTTTGAAACCTGTGCTCCTAAATTAGTCACTTCACCCTCAAGCTTATCAACTGTACCTAAAGCCCCATCTACCTTATCAGACATTATCTTATTAGACGTGTCAACCTCTGACGCCTTTTGATAAGCCTGATTCGCCACGTTGACTGCAGATATAATATTCGCCTCGGCAGCATCCATGCGAGAGTCCAGCTCTTGTAATTCAGCACCAATTAAATTGATCTGATCTGCCGTTATATTTAATTTAATAGTTGCATATGGCACACCATTAATATTATGTAGTGCCACAACCTTATAACCACGCTTCGAGCTAACCGTAGTTGCTACGCCATATGCATTAGAAACAACATAGTCGCCCTCAACAACATCCAACTCACATCTCACAGGTGCTACGCCCGAAGTGGCCACTAATCCATAATGTTCATCTCTTGCGATATCGTCTTGCCCACCAACAAAAGCGGCGCTATCAACAACGACACCAAATATATCATCGCCTGTGCAGATAGATATGGTGCGAGCTTCCTTGTTTAATGTTACAAAATATCCCACACCGTTCTCGCCAATCGCGTGCCCATCTGCCCATTCGTAATAGTCTGCATTACCTTTTTTATCCGAATATATTGTTTGAAGGGCTTCGATTGAATTCAGCTCTTCACGAAGCCCAGTAATTGCGGTGATAGGGTGTGCATCATTAAGTTCTCTGTGATTTAATAAAGCGTGATTAAGTGCATCATCTTCCCCAGATGCAGGAAAAGCTTCAGACATTTCAATATCAATAACTTCAACGTCAGTTACCTCTATAAAAGGCGTGTTCTCCTGGATAGCTACATCGCTTTGAACATCGACCACTTGTAGATCTTCATAAACCATTTCCTCTTCCTGCTCATCGGATACCTCTATAACAGGTACCTCCTGATCGATCACTTGCAGATCTTCATAAATTATTTCTTCTTCCTGCATTTATTATCACCTCTCATATAATATTTTGACCATCAAGTATAATAAGCCCATCGTAGGTCGGAGTAGGTAAGATTACATCATCTAAAATAGAGTCGTCGTAAACCGGATAAACCGTAATTAACTGTTCTCGACTAGCAAAAGGTGTGCCCGTTGCAGTTACTGCCCTCAATTGGACTTTCGCCTTTCTTTTTTCTGTAAACCTCAATGTTTCCTCTTGGCTTAGTGTTATACTAAGCTCGTTGGATTGACTACCTTGACGGCATTGTTCTTTAACTTTTAAAATTGGCAAGGGTCTATCATTTGATGGTCCATTGTTGTTATCTTGCCAAAAAGTGATTTTTACTATTGCCAGTTCAGAAAAATCATACGGCATTTTAAATCGGAATTCTGCGTTTGCTCCACGAATCATAGACACCACTCCTTTCTTTGTATTTTTAATTTATTTATAATAAATGAGTTTTATATTATGATATTTTATTGCAGAAGTCTAAAAACATCTGCTCAATTTCCTCTGTTGTGATGCCATATTCCGAAAGACCTTTAGGGACTTTCTTCATAGGTTTACGGCAAATTGCCTTGATGTGTTCAAGGTTAGTGTTAATGCCTATATGGATAGTTGAATACTGAATATGACCATAAGGTGTTGCACTTAGACCACTAATTTTGTATCCGTCAATGAGAACATCATTATCTTCATAGGTTGCTTTCAGACCTCTCTTCTTATATTGTTCGATAAGGTAATCAGCAAATCTGTGCATCCACTTATCACCAATAGCACCGAAGTGAACAACACTCACATCACCTTCACTCACTACTACAACGCCACCTGTGTGTTGAGTATTGAGTACAGTGTAGCCTTCGTTATCACATACCTCTCTGTCAATAGAGTCGGGGTCGGTCATAAAAATGGATTTTTCATCGTGAACACAATAGGCAATGCCGTGTTCTTGATTTGTGATGAAATGTTGAATTGTTGATATAGCTTCATTACTCTTTACTTTTTTAATGTTCATTATGCTTCCTCCGTAATCTTATCTGCATAAGTAGTTCCAAATGCAGATTTGTATGCTTCAGCACAACCTTTAGGGACAATAATTTGACTAACAGTATAACTACCATTACCTAAAGCATGTGTACCACCTAAATTAGGTGGAGTAGTAGAAAGAAAATGGAAAATCTTTTTTGCTGAGCTTGCCAAACCGTAAAAAGCACTGTTGCCTATTTTAGTTACTGTTGAAGGAATTGTAACGTATGTCAGTGCCGTTGCATTTGCATTACCCCCTGAAAAGGCATCTTCACCTATCACAGTAAGCCCTTCGGGAAGAGATAAGCTTGTTAAACTACTACAACCATCACAAAAACCTTTAGGAATTTCGAGTATACCACTAGGGATAGACATACTTGTTAAGGCTCTACAGTCCTCAAACATTCTTTCACCTAAAACAGCGCCCTGGGGGATTGTAACGCTTGTTAGAGGGTTATAAAGGAAAGCTCTTGAACCCCAAGTTTTTACTGTTGTAGGTACAGTGATACTTTGTAGTTCATTATATGCAAACGCACTACTGCCAACACTTGTAAGACTTGCAGGGAAATTAACACTAGTAATAGCGTTATTATAAAAAGCTTGTTCTCCTATAGATTCTACGCCATTTGGTATTGTGTAACTACCTGACACTTTGACAAGTGCTGTAATTAACTCTTTACCGTCCTTATTAAGAAGTAAGGCACCGTCAGTAGAGTATGTCTTGTTGTTAGGGTCAATGGAAACATTAGATAGGTTTGTGCCATTAAAAGAGCTATAGGAAATACTTTTAACAGAAGCAGGAATGTGAATGTGTGATAATGATGTACAACTGTCGAAAGCTGAATCACCTATAGATTCAAGGTTTTCACCAAGTTCCACGTTGTTTAGATTTGTACACCCGCCAAAAGCTCGCTTTCCTATTGTTTTCAGGTTCTTGCCTAATACAACGCTCGTTAATAAAGAATTGTTCTCAAAAGCAAATTGAGGTATAGAGGTCGCCGAACCTGTGTCTTCAATACCTATAACACATCTGCAATATGTGGTGTCATCTTTTGAAATGTTATAACTGCTGGTAGAAAATGCTGCACAATCTCCTTCAATCATCAGTGTTCCACTTGAAGGTGTTGCCACACTATCACTAGCACCTTTGAAAGTTCCGAAAAATACTTGTTGTGCACTAGGTTCTGCTGTACCACTTGTATCTGAAATAGGCTTTTGTACACCACCATAAGTAACTCTAACTTTTCCGTTGGGTTTAGGATAAATGTCAAGTAATATAAACTCTTCGTTTGGGCGTGTTGTACCACCTGAGTAGGTATCGGAAGTGATTTTCTTAACCTCTAAAACAGCAGGCCCACCTAAACTCCACAGAATACGTCCTGCATTATCAGTAATCAGTGTTACTACACCTTCGGGAATGTCAAGGCCTTGCAATGTAGCAAAATCAATCATCCTACATACACCGCCTTTGTTACGATTCTGCCGTCTTCAAGGGTGAAAGTCCAAGTTTCGGTTTTCAAGCCAAGCTGCTCAAGAGTCACTCCGTGAGGATTATTTTTGTCATTAATATGTGCAGTAAGATTACTCTGAACGGCTGCCGCACTACCAGGAGCGTCTGCTTGTGTGAGATATCCAGCGTCATTTGTGAACTGACTCACATTAGTGGGTGTTCCCGTCAAATCTCCGTATGCGCCACTCGTTGCCACGTCTGATAATCCAAGTATGTCCGCAGTCACCCCATGTGGATTTCCACTTGTTATCTGACTATGATCATAAGCGGTTTTCCCCTTATCTCCATAATATGCAGTATTAGAAGTTTCACCAAGTGCGAGTGACTCCGAAATTTCTGCAAATACCGAACTGCTCCAACGATATGTTCGAAGAGAAGCAAGATCAAGATAGATTTTACCTGTTTCTGGAGCTATCTCTTTTGCCTTAGCTTCATCTTCATAAAATTTAGTACAATCCTCACTTACATAGCCTTCTATAACGTCATCAACATATGAAGGCAGCTGAGTGGACGGAACGTGCCCGTTAGCATCTAAAGTTGCCACACCACTCGCAGTACCCTTTTGAGCAATTGGAATGGCGCCCACTTCGTCGGGTCCATAACTCGGTTTAGTTTCTGCTTTGGCCCAATCAGGCACGGTGGGGTCGGTTTCAGTATATGATTTGGCATTATCGAGTGCCGTCTGCACCTCTTCAGTAAGGTCGCTCTTGGCAACCTCGTCTTTTGCAGCGAGGCTACCAAGAGTAGGTTTGTTTTTTATAAAATCTAATTGTGTTTCGTCGGTCTGGGTCCAGTCTGATTGAGGCATCTTCTTAAGACTACCTCCACCGCCACCGACCGTATCGCCGTAAATAGGTTTACTCATCTTCAGACACCTCCATATCTAATACAACTTCAGTCACAGTCGCTTGTATCGGAAGTGAGCCTTCTGGCTTAGCACCAACGGCATAGACCGTAATAACACCACCGACATTTTTAGTAGTCAATGCAACGCCCCAATCGTAGAGACGACATAAGTCACTAGTTGTGGGCTGTAAATCGACCTTGCTATTTGGTGTAATAACTGCATTTTCCACAGTTACCACCTGCGAGTATGTGTCCACCACATCTGCACCATCAATATCCACCGCTTGCTCCCACTTATCCGCATAAAGCGTAACAGATATAGGTTTCGGCAAAAGGAAGCTATCGACGCTCATATATGGTAAAGCACTGAATGGATCTTTACCGTTACCAATTTTAAGTCTTGGAATGCCGTTATCATATTCAAGAACGAGTTCACCAGCAAGCGGTATAAGATGATTCGGTTGGGCCTCATATTCGGCCCAATCATCTCGTGGCGAGCCTGTCTCAGGATCTGAATCCCATTTCCAGCCACGACGTAGTTGAGAGATATATATAGACATCAATCTCACTCCTTTCTTAAATAATATTATTTCTATTAATGTATCATATATGTTACTGAGGTAATACTTGTTAAGTCAACATTTCCTAAATTAAATCTCAACTCCCAGTTATTATTTGTAGTGCTACCGGTGCCTGAAATATATAAATAATTTTTTATCATCTTGTTGCTACTATTAAGTGCAGTAGTTAAGACATAATATGACTCTATCTTATTATTATCAGCAGTAATAATAGGAAGATATAATGGAAAAGTATTGATTAGAGAACGACCACTAGTTTGTTTTATTTCAGCTGTAATGAAATAGTGTTTTCCATGTGGTACTCCACTTATAATTGTAGAGGCACTAAAATCACTATAAACTGGGTCGGGATTCCTGTCTTCTCCTACTTCGTGTATAAGCGAAGTTAACTTAAGCCCTGGGTCTAAAATTCCACTTGATAATTTTGCTTCAAGATTATCAAAATTCTTCTGTAACGTATTGTAAGCAGAAGAATCAACCTTATTGGTATTTAACTTATTATATAGTCCATCTGCATAAGTTTTCACTGCCTCATCTTGAGAATCAATATAATCTTTAGTAACTTCAGAGCCTTGAATTTCAGCGAATTTTGCATCAACATAGTCTTTAATTGCTGACTTATAACCCCATTCAATTGCACATTGAGCTCTATTCCATCCATCATTCCAATTAATTGGCTTAGATGGAGCTTCACAGTAAATAGCAAATCCAAGAACAAAAGAATTAGTAAATACTGTACTTCCCATAGTTTCAACACTAGCAGGAATAACTATACTGTTTAAATTTCCGCATCCAGCGAATGCGCCAAAACCTATGTTAGATACATTATTACCAATAGTACAATCAGTAAGAGAAATACAATCTGCAAATGCACGTTCACCAATAGTAACTATTGTATCTGGAATTTTAACACTTGTAATTGCTCCATTTCCATTAAAAGCATCATCGCCAATAATGGTAACTTTTTTGCCATTATAAAAAGCAGGAATAATAAGGTTCGTATCAGAACAAGTACCAATACCAGTAAGTGTATAAGTTCCATCTTGATTTAAAGCGTATTCAAGACCTTCGCTTGCACCTGGGGTAAAAGCATTAGTAATTGTATCATTAACGTATCCTTTATTTACTAAAATACTTGCACCACTGGCTTCTGATACATTACCTTGCAATTCGCCGTTTTCATTTGCAAGAGGAATGTAACAAACCGAATCTTCTATAACGTTAAATATATTATTTTCTTCAGTGATAGCTACACTTTCATCATAAACTTCAAAATAATTATTTACAAAAGCCTCATCTTCAAATGTTATCTTATTTGCAAAGGGCATTGTTAAACTACCACTATTTACAAATAAGATATTATCCATATTAACAATTGTTGCTTTTTTATTTATGCGCCAATCAATGTAAGTCAAATCTTTGGTAGAAGTTGTAGCTGCAGTACTGTAATAACAGTTAATATTAGAAGCAACTTCAATATCATTTACTAATACAGTAAGCGTAGATTGGTTACCAGCCCTATGATAGTAAAGTTTAAGATTAAACCATTCATTATAAGGTAATTCACAAATCGTATCAGAACCAGTTCCTCCTGAGCCAGTGTTATATTGAAGTAAAGTCAATACATCGTTGGATAGCTGAAAAGCTAGACCAAATAAATAAGTTTGTGAACTTCTGAATATTATTTCGGACATTCTTAAGCTACTTGAGCTATTATATTTTAGGTCTAATGACAAAAGAGAATATTCACCTACACCATTCATGAGTTTTATACGAGATATTGCACGAGTGGTTGCAGAATTTGCGTTAATATTCAATACTTTACTTTTTATAGATTGAGAAGCAACTGGATACTGTTTTGTAGTAGAATTATAATTATCAGCATATCTTTTAGCAGTGTCTAATGTATCATTTATAACCGTAACTGCATCACTATACTTTTGATCAGCATATTTAGCAGCAGTACTAACGGCTTGACTTGCTTTGTTGTCAGCCTCTGTAATTGCATATTCAATAGCAGTATCTACATATTTTTTAGACATTGCTCTCTGATTCTCATCATAGTTATCATCCCCAACAGCAGGCTGAGATTCACCATAGTTGCTAACAGGAACTCTTAAGAAACCATCATCCATTCTTAAAGGAACACTATCCATCATCTTGTTTTGAGCAAAATCTTCTGGATCAGGATCACGAGGCCCAAAAGGATTAGGAGACAATGTTACTCTACGATTAATGCCTTTACCATTTGATCTATCCACATAAACGCGATTATAAGAATCTGCAAAACCTTTCTTCGCATTACTATAAGGGACAGGCGAACCTAATAAGTATCTATATCCAATAGCACCTTCAACCGCCTCCCATGAAGCTGTAGCTCCATCTTCACTAATAGTTACAACAGGTGTTGGTAAATATTGAGGATGTCCTCTTTCTGCCGACTCCATAGGGCTACCATCTTCATTGATAAAACTATATGAACTGTCGTAGTATTCAGAATTACTATCAGCAAGAGCACAAACCATAATTGAATTACCATTAAGTTCTACAGTCAGCGTTTCTGATGTTACTTCTACTGGAGTGCTCTTTATATAATAGACGCGATTATTATCTTCTTCTCCATCAAAAGTTCTCATAAGAGAAACTTTATTTGAGCTAACTTCTTCTAAAGATGCATCAACATACTTTTTATTAACAGCATCCAAATCTTCTTTAGGCTCTGCTGTCTTAATAATACCATTTTCACGAAGAGGAATTTGATAAGGGTACATTAATTCCCCATCTTCATAAGCTTCATTTATAGAGTGAGATATTAAATGCAGTTCATAAGCATCCTTACCATCTCTTCTTTGTACGGTATATGCGAAATGTCCATCTCTTTCAGGAGTAGGTAATTTTTCATCAACTATGCTATTTGTAAGTTCAATCCATTCATTTTGATAAGAGTATATTTTTGTCTCTAATAGCAATCTAATAGTAGCATCATTGGGATCTTCACTAATATTGTTGATTACTCCATCATAACTCCAACCTGCAATAGGAAGTAATTGTGTTGCATTATACCAACCAGGTATGACTGTTGTTCCTGCTAATTGGCTAAAACCAGCAGCTAATGTTTCATCAAGATAGCCATACACTTCGCCATCACTTAAATCATAGTATGCGGTAATGGCGGTTCTTTCGAGATTTGTTGCAGGTTCTCCAATTTCAGGTCTATTGTCTACGATATAGCATTTTGAGTTATCTACAATATGGCGATTGTGAATAAATGTTGCTTTAAATAATCTATAAAGTGCCTTTTCATCTATATTTTCTGTTGGAAGTTCATCAATTACATCCTGAATTGATGAAACATATTCTTTAATTTCATCTAAAGACATTCCGGTTAATGTTTCTGCGTCTTTAGCATTAATTTGTTTTCTTTGCAGTTTACCGTCTGCATCGGTATAATCTATGTGGAACGTGCCGTCGTCTACACAAAAATATGCATATCCATCGTGTAATGGTTGAGTTTCTAATGACGCACGGTTTCCTCGAAATGGTTTCCAAAGTGCCATTTGTTTTCTCCTCTCTGAGTAAGAAATTTTAAAATAAGGCTAGTGAGTTTCCCCACTAGCCTGTTTGATTTTGGTTATTTATTAATTAAAACTCGCCCCAAGTAAGAAGAGCTTCAATCTCAGTCTTGTTGTAAGTTTCAGTCTTAGCATAAACATCTGCAGAATTTGCCTTCTTAGCAACCTCTGCGTCGTTAGAAGTCTTGTATGCCTCAAGTGCATCGTTAACAACCTTTACATCAGCGTCAATTTCGGCCTGAAGTTCAGACTTAAGAGTAGCATCAGCCGCAACATAAGCGTCGTGGTCGATAGCTTCAAGAGTATCAAGTCTTGCATCAAGAGCAGTATTGATATCATCAGCATGCTTCTTAGCCTCAGCAAGCTTAGCAGAAGCATCTTCCTTGGTTTCGTAAGTAGCAGCGTCTGCAGTAGCCTGGTCAGCAATAGCCTTAGTATTAGCAGCGATATCTTCCTTATTCTTGTCGATATCAGTTCTGAAACCTTCTGCTATTGTACCGTGGTCCTCAACATACTTAGTAAACTCGTTGATAGAGTTGATAGCGCCCTCTGCATCAGGGTTGTTCATAATGGTGTTGATCTGAGTCTGAAGACCCGCTTCAGCAGCCTCTGCACGCTCCTTCTCGGCAGCGATAGCATCAGCGTTGTCAGAAATAAGACCACGAACTTCCTCATCATCATAAGCGTCTGCGATAAGAGCAAACTTACCGTCTGCCTCTTCCTTTGTATATCTGTCTGCAACTGCAGCATCGTTAGACTCTACATATGCAGCGAGGTCATCAGCAACCTTCTTAACATTCTCCTTGGTCTCGAAGTTAGCAATGTCAGCAGCCTTAAGATAATCGCCAGCAATTTCTGCAATAGCATCAGCATTATCAGAAATAAGACCACGCACCTCTGCGTCATCGTAGTTGTCTACATCAGCAAGTCTAGCAATCTCAGCATCAGAAACAAGAGAGTAACCGGTAACCTTGTCAACCTTCTTACCGAGCTCAGTAGTCATAGTCTCGGAATCAGCCTTCTTAGCGATATCAGCCTTTACCTGAGTATCATCATAGTTGTGAAGTGTAACAAGTCTTTCGATTTCAGAAGTAGCGATAAGATCCTTGCCATCAACCTTGTCCACCTTCTTACCAAGTTCAGTGGTCATAGCCTCAGCATCAGCCTTCTTAGCAATGTCAGCCTTAACCTGAGTGTCGTCATAGTTAGCAAGAGTTGCGAGTCTTGCAATCTCGGAATCAGCGATGAGAGACTTGCCTTCTACCTTGTCAACCTTGCCAGCAAGAGCAGTCTCAACCTCAGTCTTAACTGCAGCCGCATCAGCAGTTGCCTTAACACCAGCAAGAGCCTCGTTGTTAGAAGTCTTGTAGTTCTCAAGAGCAGTATTTACATCACCGATAGAGTCTTCAATAGCAGTCTTGTCAGCAGAAATAAGATGATCTGCAACAACGCCGTTCCATTTTGCAACATCGCCAGCAACAATCTTGTTAAGCTCAGACTCAACGAAGGTATGAGCGTGCTTCTTAGCAACAGCGTCAGCAAGGTCTGCCTCGGTCTGAGTGTAAGTGTCAAGAAGTGCCTTGTTTGCGTGCTCATGGTCAACAGCCTCAAGAGCCTCAACACGAGCATTCATAGCCTCGTCAAGGTCGTCCGCATAGTCCTTTGCGTTCTGCTCAGCAGCGTCCCAAGCGGATACCTTATCAGCGGTGATACCATCAAGAACGGTCTTGTTGTTGTGAGAGTGCTGTACGCCAGAAGCAGCGTTAATCTTTGCAGCAAGATCAGCGTTAAGGTCACCCTCTGCAACCTCAGACTTGTACGCCATAGAGCCAAGACCAAGAAGAGTCTTAAGCTCCTCCGCTGTAGGCTGCTTGTTAATCTGAATCCAGCCCTTCTCAGCATCATATCTTGCAAGAATATTCTCTGCGGTGCAGTAGTACATGCAAGTCTCGTGCGCACCAGAAGCAGGGAGAGCCTCAACATTAGCAACTGTGATAAAATCACCATAGCGATGATAAGAACCATCCTCCATACCAATATAGATGCCTTCGTCTTTAGTGAAATAAAGAGCACCAGCAGTGGCGGTCTGAGGTAAGTTTGCCACATTACCTCTCAGAAATTTAATCATGTTTTCGTTAGCCATAGATTTGTCCTCCATTAAATAAAAAATTTAAATATTTGAATTAAATAACTTGTCCAATACCATTATTGAAGACAAGTTCGTTACCATTATAAATGTTGTTTGCGACAGCTCCATCAACAACAGATCCTGTCACCTTGATAATTTCGCCTACATTTTCTTCTGCCTCAGCAGGGTTAGTATTAGCATTAACCATAGTATTATTCATAATAGCTAACACTGCACCATCTTTAGTGGTGATTCGCATTGCGCGGCTACCAGTATTACTGATTATATTGTTGTCAATGAGCATAGATCCGCTAGCCCCAACAACTTGGATTGCGTTGTGTTCGCAATCTTTGATTTTGTTATTACGAATAATGACATTTTTAGATGTTCCCTGCACTAATATAGCAGTCTTTTCTTTAAGATTTACCGCACTATTAGTCGCTTCGAACTCACACTTTTCGATAACAAGACCGTTGGTAGTACAATTTCCAATATGAACAACTGCACCGTTTACGAAGTCGCAATCAACAACAGACATGTTATCTATATTATCATTGTTTGCAATAATACCCTCGCCATTAAATGTGATATTCTTTAATGTCAGGCCATATGGAACCCCGTAGTTGGCAGTATCCATCAAACGAATCTTCTTTATACGCACACCGTCTTCGCCAAGCAAAGTAATGTTAGATTTGGTCGCATCCGTAAACTCAATCATACCGTAATCGCCAGTCATTATTTTTACTGTATCGCCGTCGTTTGCAGCAGCAATAGCTTTTTGAACAGTCGAATAACAAGTGTTGCCTATTTTTGCAACGCCGACATCAGAACCAAGTTCTTCCCACATCATATAATTATTTTCAATGGCACGAGAAATTGCATTCTTCATTTCGTCACTTGTAACATAAAGCATCTGCAATGTATCTATAGTAACTCGATCCTTGTCCGTAAAGTCGCACTCCGGCACAAATAAACCATTATCTTCTGCGACAACTAAAGCGTTACCATCTGCCTCACTAATCTTTACCGAAATAGTACTGCCATTGATGTCGATTCCGGCGCCAGTCACTGGTTGAAAATGAGAAGTTCCATATGTAAACCACTTTTCGCCATTCCAGCAATATTCCGAACCATCAGCTTCAATTTCATACAAATCACCTTGAACGGCATTTGTAGGTAAATCTTCTACTGTTGGCACAGAACCCTTGTAATGAATACCACCAACAACTTGCTTTTCAACTTCCGTTAATCTTTGTTCAATTGGTTGTAAATCGATCGTCGCAAATAAACCATCAGAATTTACAGCGATAAGGTTATTGGTAGCCTTTGAAATATTGACACCAATTTTACTGTCCGAAATAACCAACGATCCATCAACGGGTTCTAAGGTGGATGCGGGACCAGCAGCAATCAACTTCTTAAGCTCAGCATAGTCTTCGGGGGATAAAAGACCTGCTGCCTGTTCGGTTGCAAGTGCACCAGTGCCATACAGCTGGTCGCCCTTGAATAATTCAGAAGTCTCAATTATCCAATACAGACAGGAAGAATCTTTATTTTCGAGTGCCAAGAACGTAGCCTTCAGCTTGACGCTTATAAATTTAACTCCCATCATTGTGTTCTCCTTTCTAAAAAAATAATATATGGAAAGCCGCCACGGCTAACCAACTAAATTAATGTTTTAAATTACAATTCTTCCCAGGCATACCCGCTACTAGCGCTACTAACCTCTTGATCAATGTAATCGTAAATTTGCTTTTCTATATCTTTTACTGCACCCACCGTAATAACAACGTTATATTCCTCGCCTTCAGGAATATCTTCAACATTGGTTATTGGTGCATAAATTGTCTGTAGCCAAGAATCTCTTGAGGGTGAAAGCATAAACCCAGACTTTGTATCCGTGATATAATAGACCACTCCGTCTGCAGCACACTCAAAACTAGGCAAGTCGTCACGGGTGGGCACTACTCTAACTCCGTCGGTATAAACACAGTCGCCCTTAAATATTTCACTAGAATCCTCACAGAAATAGAGGGCATTAGGATCATATGTCTCACGATTGAGATACTTACTCTTTGTGGTTTTTACAAATCTTACATTAGCCATATGTTATCACCTCACTCCTCTTCCCAAATATATTCACTGTCGGTTTCATCTTCAGTCCACTCATCATAGGGATTCAAGTCTGTTGGATCTGGTACAACTAAGTCGTCTGTCACCTCTTGAATTGTCCAAGAAAGGATTTTTCGATCACTTATTTCAGGCACATATACTACACCAGGCCTACCATCGCCACCAGGGATATCAGGAGCAAGTTCTTCAGGTTTGGGCGCAACGGGCACTCTAATTTTATTGGTTATGAGTCCACGACCATCCTCGGCGGAAACCTGGAAATAACCCTCATGGAGCACCTCTTTGGGTACTCGACACATATGATTTTCATCGAGCGGTTCGCGGTAGTTCTTGCCACGATAACTGAAAATAGCAGTCTTGGTGGGAGAGATCTCCCAGTCAGGGGTGTTGAAGTTGAATTTAAATACAGTATTTGGATAGGAGTCGGCATAGATTACGCCAGAAGTGAATCGGCGCATACGAGAATTTGCGAGATTAAAGATAAAAATCTGCATGTCGCATCAACTCCTTTCTTTGTTATTAAAGTTCGTGGTTGTCCCACTTTTGTTTTGCTTCTCTTGTTTCAGGGCATTTCTTCCATACGAAAACGAGAGCATCCGGTCTATGTTCACTTGAAAATAAAATATCAAGCATAAAATCTGGCCCAAGATGCTCTAGGTATTTCTTAACCTGAAGCATATTAGTCAGATAGACACAGTCGCTCGGTTCATATGATTTGCCCGTAATTTTGCTTGTAATCATCTTAATTTTCTCCTTTTTATCAGCGTAAAAAATAGGGATATCAGCTAAATCCTATTCAGATGTAGAGATATCCCTATCAATTATAATTACTTCTACATCCTCTGCTGGGATAACTTCTTTTTTAGATTCTGCCAAACATTCTTTACTACAGAATCCTAAATCTTTATAATAAATTGGTTTGAAGACACACGCTCTACAATATGCAAAGCGTGAGCCACATTGTTTGCATACATGGACATCCATATGTGCCTCCTAAGTAAAATCGGAGAGGAGTTTCCTCCCCTCCAAGAAAGTGTCAAGCTTACGCTCTAAGAGCCTCGTCCTTAACGATAACGATATCAACGAGTTTTCTCTCAGCATCGCAGTAAGCGGGCATAGCAGTAATCTCAAATGCATGAGCACCGTCTCTAGCCATACCCCACTCAGCCTCACCAGAGAGCTTACCTCTCATGAAGAGGAATGCGAAGTAGATTTCCTGAGAGCAAAGGTCACGAAGAAGAACCTCTGCAGTGATGTCAAGAAGCTCATTCTCTGCGTCAGCAAGAGCAGTGATCTGCTCACCAGCAGGAGCCTCGATGTCATAAACTACAAGATACTTAGCATCCTTAGTGCCACCAGTAAGTGCCTTCTCAGCAACAGTTACAGTAGTGGATGCAGTAGCAGTCTTGAAGGAACCGTCGCTTGCGAGCTCGTAAACAACGGGAGTTGTGTCTGCAACAGGAGTGTAGGTAATGTTGCCCTTACCATCAGCATCACAAGTTACCATCTCGAACTTGGTGATGGTTGCACCAGTAGAATCCTTAACCGCAGAACCAACCTGTGCAGCAAGGATAGAAGTATTGAAGAATGCGTTAGAAGCACCGAAAGTTGCGCCTCTACCGTTCTGAAGAACCATAACTACATTGTTTCTGGCATCTACAATGTCTTCGGTTTCAGAAGTAAAATTAAGTGTAGGTTCTGTGATCTGCTCTGCCCAGAAAGCAAGCTGACCGGCCTTAATGCCCTTATCTGCATTTGCACCTACGTAAGTACCAGCGACCGAGATCGCTCTATCAAACGCGAATTGTGCCATAATAATTTCCTCCATAAAATAAAATTTTTATATTATATTTTTCATACATAAATTAAAAGAGATGTGATTATCTAACCACACCGTCGGCAATTTCCTTGCCTTTATAATTTTCATCATCTGTTATATTTCGAGTCCAGTTAAGGACTGTCTTGTCCATTTTCTTAGTGTCTACAAATCCAGAATACATACCACCCATGGCGGCATCCGCCTGAACTATTATGTTTAACCTCGAAAGATCATCCATAAGTTCAAAGATCCCCATATCACGAATGTAATCCATACTATATCCTTGCCTACACTTCACCGCAGAAATCACAGGCCTCAAAAAAGATTCGTGCGGCTTATTTTTAGCCACTTCAATATCTTGTCGGGCAACCCTAATCATTGCTCTACGCGCCATTTCGTTGCCGGCAGGTCTATATTCTTTCTTGAAGTTGTGCATCTTACGAATATATGTCGTCAAAACTTCGTGAATTATAGGTGTAATTACAACCGGATTCGTGTCATTCTCGGTGCCCTCATACACCAACACAACTTCTTCTGTCTGTCCATACGGACGAGGTTTGAATTTAGTTAAATCTAAATCACCAAGAAGAAGACGAGTTGTTTCTGGTTTGAAAGACTGACAAAGCATCATAAAAAGTTCAAAATCTTTAATCTTCATATAGTTAAGCTTCATATCATCCAATTGCACCATCATACTGCTCGGCGTTGCACATAGCGTTTGTGCCATGTAAAAATAGGCACTTTCACCAAATTCGGCAACATCACGAATTTTGGGGCACTTCAACACGATGCCGTGTGCAATTTTTATATCATCAGACATATAAAGTTTGAGTTCGTCTACTTGAAAACCTTCCATAATTTATCTCCTTAAACCATATTCATAAGGATTAGTTCTGCAAGGTTTAGTAGAATTGTTATCAACAAGTTCAAACTTCAATGTACGAGTAATATAATCGGTGTCAGTCGCACCTTCCCCATTGCTAACCAAGTTCATCTGAGGGCCAAGCATATCCGACAGATTAAAGATATCCCTAATTAGATATCCTAAACAATCGTGTCTAGCCATACCAAAAATAGGTTTTTTAGCCATATCTTTATGGACAAATATAACAAACTGAACATATTGATTTTTCATTACCTCATTTCGTGGCGATAGACCCATATCACTAATAGAAAAGGTAATATAATTTTTTGATTTATCTTGCACGCCAGGGATTCGTATAAACGGCCATATAGACGAATATAACAAATCTTCGGGGCAAGAGGGGTCGATATCCTTGTCGTCAATAACTTCAACAATATCGGGGTCAGAATAAAGTGCTTGTTCAATGATACGCTTCTTACGAATAATATCATCATCTACTTTTTGAATATCACGTTTCATTAACCAATCACCTCCACGCTAACTTCTGCGGTCGAACCATCAGTACCAACAACCTGAATGATAAGCACCTTTCCTATTAGATAGTAATTCTGTGCAACCTTAATCTTAAGCAACTCGCCACTATACTCAATGGTGTAATTTTCCGTATCAGAGGAGACGTCTCCATTCTCGTCGCTAATAAGCCACGACTGTGCGGCCACTCCCTCGTTGCTGAAGGCGGGCGTAAAGGTTTTGAAGCTTCCACCGACTTTGATTGTAGCAGCAATTCCAGAATAAGTTATTGCGGCAGTGCCAGCAAGTTCGGTCTCAATGTCGGGCTCAACAGGTTCGACGGTGCTATCATAATAATTTGCAAGCATAAGCTCGGCATTATCATGAGTGGGATCGAACGTTTGTTGACTCAATACAAATTTGGTGATGCCTAACGGCATTGTATCAATAATATTACCAACACTAAAACACAAGGGCGTTTTACGCCCATAATCAGAAATTAAAAACCTCTGTTTGTGGTCGATTAACTGAGTGTCTATATTAGTAGACATCCAAGCTATTGCATTGCCGTTGACAACGGAGGTATACGAATTTTCGTCCACCTCTCTAGTTGAACTGCCTTGACGCAAAATTCCAAGATGGTAATAAATCTTACCTTCAGATACCCATCCAAACTTCCAATTGCATTCGGCAATGTGATATTGCCTGAAAGCTGGACGCTCATCCAATCCAAGAATCATCCACCACTTCCATTCGCCATCTTCGTCTGCCATATATACATATGAACCGACGCCAATATCAGGATTGCGCTTTTCAGCACCGTGACGGAATTGGAGGTGATAAGCTGGCTCGTCCGAACCAACCTTTTGGTAGGTGTCAACATTAAACTTAACATCAATAAGTTCATGTTTGTCTGTCACTGTGGGTAAACCACGAGTGGCTTTAACCACATAGACTCGTCTCGCATTTGGATCATTCATCCAAGTTTGCTCAATAACCATATTGGACTGCATACGGAGCATTTCACTTTGAGTCGAGCCCATATGAGCCATACGGCTTTTGTAATGGTCAAACATTGGAATCACCACCCTTTAAAGTGTCTACCAAATTGGCAGCATCAAGGATGCACTTTCGGAACTGTATTGGATTTTGACGTGCGGTTTCCAGATTGCTCACAATAGTAAGCACCTCGGGCTGGAAACCAAATAAAACATTTGAGCCGAGGATTTGATTAATTAAGGTTTGAATTGTTGCATCTAAAAAAGGACTGTTATCCTCTTTAAGGTATAAACAATTAATTATTGCGCCATAGAAATAGCGCTTTTGTTTTTCAATTTGATTCGACGGTACATTTTCATAAACATTTCTCATAGTAATGCACCTCAATCATTGAAATAGTCGTTGTTTAAATATGTTCCACGACAGAAAAGCAGGTCAGCATCTTTACGAAGCTGTTCGTCAAGCGCACGCATTTCTGCAAGCTGATTTGCTTGAGCATAGTACTTAGTTTCTTTGCCCGAATAGACCTGTTGTGTAAGCGTAACCGACCTAATCTGTGGAGCAAGCCAGCCGCGAACCATATGTATGGAAAGTATTTTCTGGTCTCTATCGGAGATGTCAAAGTTGAACTGCTTCAATTCTTCGTCTCTATCAGAGAAGTCATACTCGCCAACCACGGGTTCAACGATGGCATCCATTAGCCAATCGTGGAGCATAGTTTCGAGATCCTCTTCTGGCAATTGAGCTAAAAGAGGATCTGTAATTTGTGCCAGTGCACGGTCATACAATATTGTATAGGAAGTCATCTAGGACACCTCCCTATATTAGTTAATCATCATCATCAGTTCCGTCTTCAGAGTTTCATCGATAGCTCTGATAATTCTAAGGTCGTAAAGCGTGCCATCCTGAATCATAGCATAAGCCATATTCTGCACGGTAGTCTTCATACCTACAGGAAGTTTCTTAAGCTGAGCAATAAACTGTCTCTGAGGAAGTTTGAACATTGCCTTAACATCAATATCCTGAAGGTCAGCATAAAGTTTACCAAGGTCTGCCTTCCACTCTTCAACAATAGTCTCGTCCTCGATAATAATCATAGGCTCGAAAAGATACTTGTGACGCTGAGCCTTCCAGGACAGAAGGTCTTGGTATTCTACATCTGCAACATCACCCTCATTTAGCCATTTATATGGAGTATGAGTCTTAGGTCCAATAAGAATAAGCTCGCCGAATTTAACACTTCTACAAGTGATATATTCATTAGGGTCGTGCTTAACGACCTTTGCGGTTTTCTTAGAGGTAGGTTCAGACTTAACTTCTTCAACGGTTTCAGTTTCGATAATCTCGTCAGTTTCAACTGTTGATTTTTTTGTATTTGCCATAATAATTTCTCCTTTTTGTCTATATGTCAATTAAAGATTATACAATCTCCCATACTCCAAAGACGGTGTTAAGAATAACATTGATACCCATCTTATAGAGTACTTCGTACTCGTAGCTGAAATCTCTGTTAACATCTCTATCAGTAACCTGAGAAACCTGAGTTTCACCATAGTTAACAAGTTTGATGAAACGATTTGCTACGCTAGTAGGAATAATGTAAAGTCTATCGGTATCCATCTGATACTCAACAGATGCGCTGTTGATACCAGCACCTCTCTTAAGACCCTGACCGATTTCTGCAACAGCAAAGCCCTCGAAGTTGCCAAGAATACCTGCATTGTTGTAGTATTCCTTCTTAACTGACTCAGGAGCCCAATTTACATCAGCCATAGCAGTAAGAGAAGAAAGTGCGGTACGAGAACCGAAGATAGTAACCTCGGAATTGGTTGCCATAGAAATGTCCTGGCAAAGCTTTACAAGAGTTGTCTTGTTAGCGGCTTCAAGAGCACCGTTCTTAACCCAGTTTGCACCAAGGTTGTCCTTAGCGCCTCTAAGAGCTGCGTAAAGAGCATCGTAAAGATAACGGTTCATAGCCTCAGCAACCTTAGCAACGAAGGACGCCCAATCCTCAGCACCAGTGAGAATTCTTTCAAAATCAGAATAGATCTTTAAGCCATACCACTCACCAGCTACGGAGAAGTGTCTGCCTCCTGCAAGTCTCTGACGAATCATGTTGTGGTGGTTACCAGAAACCTTGGATACGCTAAGAATAGCGTCGTCTTCAACATAGAAGTCATTCTCGTCGCCGAGAGCAAGGTTCTTAACTTCAACGAACTGCATGAAGAAAGGATTCTCCATCCAGCCAGTTATCATAAGTTCCTCGATAGTTTCCTCAATAAGAGTGAATACGAGATCCTTGTTAGCGCGAATTGCACGCTTGATTGCCTGAGGTCTGTCAGTAGGCTCAATACCAAGAGCAGCTCTGAACTTCTCAACAATCTTCTTATTAGCTTCCTTAGCGGAAACTTCCTTTACCTCGCCACGAGCAGCGTCGGAAAGGAGCTCACTGAAGTGAACGAGATTCTCATTGTCGTTCTCGAAAGCATTCTGAACAGTAGTATTAAAAGTCATTAAATTCTTCATAATCATTTCCTCCTTTCACTTAATTACGCAACAGTGTAACCGTCAGCATAAGATACGGTAGCTCCAATTGCGGGAACCTCGCCGCCAAATGCGTCAACAGATACGGTAAATACATCGTGCTTGTACATAGGGTACATTCTTGCTCTGTCACCCTCTGCATTGTAGTAGTTTGCGATATCCTGATATACCTTCAAGAAATCGTTAGGCATAGTTTCGGGATTGTGAACGAAATAGCCCTCGCAGTCCTTGGTAAGCTCAAATCTAACCATAGTGCGACCAGGGTGATTAACAATCTCAATTACCTTTGCTTCAAATTCGCCAGCGAAGTCGCTAACAGTGTAGTACTCGCCTGCCTTGTACGCGCCAACAGCAACGATTTCGCCGTTGTCTCTGTCCTTATCCATCTCACCAGAGAGGATATGACCTGTGCCATAAACAGCAGAAACTCTAGAAATTTCTGCGACCCAGTGCTTATTTAAAAGATCCTGTGCCATAAGTTTTTCCTCCTAAAAATAAATTTTGTTTTTAATTTGATATTAAAAAAGAGCATCTTTTTAAACACCCTTAGTTTAATCATTTTGTGTTGTAATTAATCAAAAAGCTTACCATAAGCCTTTTTCTTCTTGTCGTTCTTCGTTTCTACACTGAAACCAAGAACCTTCGGCTTCTTCTTGCCGTCATCCTGAACACTAAACTCCATCTTAGACTTCATATGTGCGGCAAAGATAAGATCTGCCTTTGTAGAGATTTCCTCAACAGAATAGTTGTCCATCTCGGTTCTAAGCTGTGCAAACTCGGCGTTGTCAGCAAGACACTCATATTCTGCCTTGTCGAGAATATCAGTCTTCTTAGCCTTAACAACGGAAGCGTCATACGTTTCCTTGAAGGCTTTTAGTTCATTATACTGAACTTCAAGAGCAGAATAATCTTCTCTCAACTTCTCGATGGCAAGTTTCTCAGACTCAGAAACAATAATCTCAAACATTTCCTGTCTGTCGCCTTCAAGAGCAACGTTTTCACCATCTACAGTATATCCAACCTTATACAATTTGTTATTGCACCATCCCTGCATATAGAAGTAATTATCATATACAGATCTAATGCTATACCATTCATTATCTTCCTCTTCATATACACGGATAAGATTATACAGAGCGTATCTCACGTCCTCATGAGACAACTCCACGGTAAATGTCTTCGTAAACTTTTCGGGTTCACCAACATCGCCATCCGCATCGTCTGTATCATCATTATTGTCTGCGTCATCGGAAGAGCCGTCATCGCTACTACTTGCTTCACCATCAGAGCCATCATCAGAACCATCGTTTCCAGCATTGTCGTCCGTAGCATTATCACCATTGCCATCCTCAAATACTTCTTTAAACTTTGCCTCAAGCTCTTCATCAGAAAGGCCTTCGACGTCAAATGTCACATCTTCAACGGTTTTACCGTATTTTTCAAGTAAAGTTTCAAAAATATTCATTTCAACATTTCCTCCTTTCTGTATATTTGTATTGAAATTAGCCAAAGTTGTATTTAACCTGTCTAAAACCTCAATCATTTTGTTTTGATAGATAAATATCGGATCTTTATGGCAGAAATCAGAAATATCTGCCCTCGCGCCCAACATTCCTTCTCCTATTTCGTTACCATCTTCATCACAGCCAAGTAGTGTTGTACCATTAAAATAGAAATCCGTTAAATCAAGATATTTTTCCTTGGCATTATAAGCAAGCTCATTAATAACTAACTCGCAACTTACTTTAGTGCCATTTTTTCTACGAATAATATCTGCAGCAGAAGTATAATCCTCAGGAATAACTGCATAAGCCATCACATAAGTCTTATCCATATCCTTATCATACTCAAGCCAAGGCTCTTCTGCAGTAAAACATCCAACCTGTTTTTCCATATAATGAAATTCAGTTTCACCATTTTCATTTTCTATAATTTCAACATTGTGAGCATAAAAATCCTCTGTGCCATCTGGTAACGTATGTATATACGCAAGTATTGGACGATATTTTAATGTAGGCATTGCCTTTTCCATATTTTCTTGAGAAATATGCGAACCATTCCTATTAGTTTCTATATGACATACCTTAAGCTTTAATTTAAGCATCCCCGGCATATCATCATTAGTAGATTCAAAAAATCCATTAGTTTTAACAACAATTGGGTTGCCATACTCTTTTGAACTAAAATTTACAGATTTGTTCTGTTCTACAAAGAACTGATATAAACTATCAAGCGTTAAAATTTGCTTATTCACTGTTTTATCCTCCTTTCGTGTAAATTTTATATGTAAATCCTCACAAAAAGGATATTACAGTAAAGTTGTTAATTGTTGGAGATGTATTTCCACACAAATCCTCCTGCAGTCTTATACTTATTTTTTAAACACGCTGATATATTGCTGCGATTGATATGTAAAGTTTCTCCCGCACTTTTGACAGAGTCCCATTCTCGAATAAAAATGTTATCTTTGGTGTATTGTGCAATTCTTTTCTTATGTGCGTTACCATTGTTTTTACGCCAAACATCCGTGCAATATTGTACTGCAAGTTCGCTGTGTCGTCGCCTCTTCTCGTCCGTCCAATAATTTTTATTTGATTCGCTAATTTTGCGACGAGTTTCTTCTGTTCGTGGTTTACCATAATTAATATTATTTTCACCTAGATGCGATTCTCTCATTTTTTGACGTATTTCTTCTGAAATACTTGTACCAATATGAAGTTCCCTTTGCATATTACTAAATACAATGCGGGCCTCCTCATATTCCTCAGAGGTAATTTCAACCCTCCCAATATGAGACATCATCCACCACGCACAGGTTAATTTGTTGTTTTCAGGATTCTCTTGCGCCAAAAGTTTATGTGCAACAAAATGCTCTCGTGCTAACAAATCAATTAGATTGCCATCATCATCTGTGCCGCCAAGACATTTTGGTACAATATGATGCCTTTCATGATATGTTTCGTCGCAAACAAAACGTCCGCGAGTGTCTAAAATATTTTGTATAAATTCTGCATAACTCATAATTATTTCCTCCAAATACTTTTCAAAATAAAAAACAGAAATCAGTGTTTTCTTGACTTCCATTCTGTTAATAAATTATTCAATTGCTCATTGCCGTTAAATACCCAATATTTTTTGTTGGTGGATGGGTGTATTCCTGCAACAATTGAAGCCTGTCCATTGGCAATCAAAAATTCTTTTAGTGGATAACTGTAACAATAAAAATACTTATCCATAATAAATCTTCTCCTATAATCATTTTGTGTTGTTAAATACTTAAAATATTATCATATACAATCTTGGTCTGATCCACGGATTCAAAAGTTAGATTCTGCGGAACTTCATTTAAAAATGTATAGACACTGCCAATATGCGAAACAAGTTTAAAATTTAATGCTATCAACTTGCTCGCAGTTTCACCATCTGTCGTTTTAATAAATTTCTTCTCCATAATACCACCTCATTACTCAACAACTTCGACAGCAGTCAAAGCTCCAGTATCATCTACTGTAATTCTAAACTTCTTTGTACTGCCATCGGTAGTAGAATTTAAAATCATCGCATTCGCCACCGCATTGTTAACGTATGTTTCAGAGGCAAGCCCAGCAACACTAGGTATCGTAGGTTTGTTGGTTAAATCATTATAATTACCGCTGAAATTAGATTTTGCATTCCAGGTAGCCTTTTCTGTGTCAGTAACAACTCTGTGGGTAGCATCCTCCGCTAAACCCGCCAAAGTTGTAGGAATAGTTGTTGTGTCGGGTAAAGCCTTTACATCCACTGCACTTAGCGTAATATTTCCACTCAAGGCTTTGCCATTAACCATACGAGATGTAGGAACTGCGCCCACATCAGAAGCGTCAAGAGAAATGTTTGAACTTAATGGTTTGTTGTTAATAGTCGTTGTCTTATCAACCTTGTTACCAAGTGTGGTCTCCATCTCGCCTAATGAATTAAATTCCTCGGAAGCACTACCAATAACCTCGTCTACCGCTTCTTTTACATACGACTCCACATCAATATCTCCAACTGCTGCCTGAGCGATTGCTTTATCGGTATACTTTTTAGCAACTGCTAATGTAACTAAATCCATACAATCACCCCTTATAGCTTAATCCAACCAGCCTCTGTAAGCATAAATGCATTGCCGGAACTAGGGCAGAATGCCTCGCTACCAACAGAAAACTTATCATGATTTTGGAGAGGTGTTTTTGTGGAATCTACTTTATTAATGGGAAGGGCATCAACCTCGGTATCATTCTCAAGAATGATGGACGCAAAGTTACTTGAAAGACCCTGTCCTCCAAATTGTTTAATTGTAGCCATAATCATTATCTCCTGTAATTATTAATTGTCGTTTTTATTTTGGTCTCTATCCTCAAGACCTTCATCACTCAGCTCTCCCTCAGACTTTTCAGGAGCACCTCCTTCGCCACCTATACCACTCTGAGTGTTCGAAGAAACAAGCGGATTTACCCATCGCTCTGTACCTAATTTTAGGAGTTGTCTTTCAAGGAAGTCCATACCAAAGCTCTCCTGAGGATTAGCTCCAGCCATCGCCGCAAGTTTTGTCTTGACAGGAAGACCCAAGCCTGCCAATTTCGTCATCTTTTCAATTTCGTCATCCATAAAGTAAGGCGAAATATCAGAATACTCAACTGCAATAGTCTCAACATTGTAATTATACTTTAAGTAAAACTTCAACCACGCATTTAACTGAGGTGTCATACTCATAGCATCCTCACACTCTGCCTTGAGTGCCAATTTAAACGATTGGCTATTTGTAATTTTGTTAGAGTTCAAGATAATAGAACCATTAGCCTCGATAAGATTCATATACGCTTTACTAAGAACATTAACATCACTAGCATCATTATCTTTAAACTCAATAACATCCAAGTCTAAAGGAGAAAGTGCAGTTGTTACATTTTCAGGCAATGCGTCATTAACCTTTCTCATAAATGCTAATGCCAAATCTAAATCCACCACAAAGTCATCTGGGTTTTTTGAACCACTAATAGTGTCAAGTTTACCCCAAATCATTTTATAGTTTGCCAATGAGTCAATCTCGTCTTGTGCTGCCTGTAAGTCAGTAACAGAAATTACCTGTTCCATCAGGCCTGAAAGTGGAGGAATAGAATAATCGAGGTTATCGGGATCTACCTTGAGACAAAATGTTTTTTCAATAGGAAGTTGCTTCCATTTAATATTATCCCTTGTAAATTCGTTATAAAGAGTAGTAAACACTTCATCATAATATTCCAACTGCTCCTCATTACCTCTAAAATATGACATATCAAATAAGAAACCGGGTACGCCATTATCAAATGACGCGCACGATATTTTGCAACGGTCTGGATCTAACGGGTGGATATAAAAACTTCCTTCACCCTCTGGATCTCCATAACAAAAACCATATGCTACACCGTGTTTCCACGCGAGAAGATTCATCTTGAGTATCTGAGATTTCATATTCATATTAGCAACAATATCAACAACGCGCCCATATTCCTTGAGAATAGACTCTTCGTCATTCTCCTCAATCATACTAACAATGGGATAAGCGCTCCAAACCTTACAATTCATTTGATGCGCCTTAAATCTAATCATACGACGATATACATGAGAAATTGTATAAAGATAATTACTAAGTTTCCTCAAGTTGTTGTTATTTGATTCAGTAGCAGGGTTTCTTAAATATGTCCTAAGTGTCTCTCTACTATAAGTTGTAGTTGTTCTATTCGGAATTTTTTCTGGATTAAACAATTGTAAAACATTCTTCAATTCTTCGGCGAACTGCTTTATTTGTTGTCTTTTTTCGTCTTCTTTTAACTTTGTAATTTGCTCTTTAGTTTCCACGGCACTTCACCATCCTTTCTATCCGAAAATTCTATCAATGTGTTTTCCATTAGAAACTACAAATTTAGAAAGCACTTCTTGTGTACTTCCTATGTTTCTTTTTTTATTCTTAATATGTTCCAATCTTCGTTCGGATAAATACCAGCCAAGCATCGCTAGCACATAAGCACGGTCATCGTGCATAGTAGCTTCACTTGCGCCCGTATCTGCATCCTTGTGTGCCGGTAATTTAAAAGCATCTTTACCAGAATCACGTTTTGTTCTGCATATATTAACTATTTCTTCTTTCATTGCATCTATCTGTACGAGAGCAACCTCTTCGTCCACCGATAGTTTATATAACGTTGTTTTAGCTGCATCAATCATAGACAACTGTTCCTCTAGTTGTTCCTCATATGCATTAACACTTAAATTCTTTTTGTCTAATTTCTCTCTGATGGCAAGCTCAGAGCGTTCCATCAGACCTTTATCCACCTCAAGAATATTTAAATACCCTTTATTGTCATATTTCTCGGGAAATGTTATCTTATTAGCCTCTACCATTTTGATAAGTGCTTCATACATCTCCGACTTGTATTTTGACGGCTCAATAAGTTTTAACTTATCAATCGCCTCTGGGAAACGACCAATATACTCGGGTGCATACTCTTTATCAATAAGCCCACGATGCTCCTTGCCAGATTTATCAATCCAATTCTCAATTAACGAGTCTCTAACCCATGAATTACCGCCTCCGCCAGAACCCGCGTCGGCTAGCAAAACTTCTATATTCTCATAGTCAATGATATCACCGTTATAATTAATTAATGCTTCTCTGATTTCTCTTATCTGATCTTGATACATCATAGGAGTTCTACGCCTTAAACCCAAATCAGAAAAAGATATACAATTGACAATATCCATTGTATAACCATCTTCTTCATTATATTTAAGTTCGCCAATTCCCAGTATAGAGTTGTCGGTGTTTCGTGCAGGGTCATATGCGAGCACGAATTTTCTCTGATTATTATCATTACAAAGTACTGGTGGCCTTGTATAAGAGTTTCTTACAATTAAAGCTCTCTTAATAATTTGACCAACACCGCCGTCCTGAGTAAATCTATTATAATACTCTCTTAATGCTTTTTCTGGATTATTACGCATTTCCGTATCCACAGTTTCTTTATTCAAAAGAGATGCCGGATATAATTTTCCTCTAAAGGTAGCATTAATAACAATGTCACAGTTTATATCCGCCACAAAATATCTGGGGTCTCCAAGAAACATCTTTTTGCTAAAGTCTCTATACTTATTGTAAAACGAAGTATCAACAGACGAAGCCGAAGAAGCATATAAAAGCTGATGAGGAAACTCACTAGGGAGTGCGGAGATATCAATGTCTCCACCAAGTTTAAAATTACTGTTTAACGCCGTAAAAGCGCCAATAACATTAAACACCTCTTCAGAGAGCCATCCACCCTCGTCAAAGATTACAGATTCGCAACGTTTACCTCTTTTTGCATCGATATTACTATTCAACGTCTTTACAAAAGATCCATTATACAGTGAATAAGTAAATCCCATAGGGTTATGAATAAATCCATTTGAAGATGATTGAGAAATCTCAACCTCATTCTTAAACACATCTGTCAAGCCCGTCATTGATTCTATATTCTTCAAGGCTATATCTTCAATTTTCTTGAATGTCTCTTGAGACTGGTCTGCCGTTCCTGAACAAATATAAATTCTGTAATTGTTAAATAGCAAACCTTTCATCATAGAATAGAGAGCTAACATGGTCGTCTTACCTGCAGCTCTCGACTCAAGCCATAATGCAAATGGCTTTGTCCAAGAGTTCATAAAAACATATTCTTGGGCATCAAGCAAATCAACACCAAGAAAAATGGACATAAATTTAGTGGGGTTTCGTATGCCCCACTGTTTTATTTCGGCTAATTTTTGATATCCCTCTAATTTGCGCTGAGACATATCATTATCCGAAGGTTTAATATAAATTGAATAATTTTTAGGAATAATTATTTCTTTAGATGGAAGAATTATTTCACTCATTTATGCCACCATCCTTATTCCTGATATAGTATCGTATCATTACTTAAATGTTCTTTAATATCAATACCGCTCTCTTCAAGCAACTTTTTTAAGTCTATGTTCTCACGTAACAATAGTCTAGCTTTTTCAATAGACTCATTTGCCTTCTTATTCATCTCTTCAATTGTTTTCTTTTGCTCTGTTAACATCTGTACGTAATCATTTTCATCAAGATTGATTTGTTTAAGTATAGATGCGTTGCTTATATCAGCAACTTGTGCAAGTCCCGACGCGGTTTCTGCATCAAAGATGTTGACCTCGGCTTCTCTTAAATTCATTTCCTTCATAATACGAACTTTACCAGTCCAGGTGTTCTCGCCCTTAGTGTTATTTTTATTATGCTTTAATGAAATACAGTTTTGCTCGGCAAGTTGTGAAATTGTTGCGCTAATATTCTTCTTAGCATCCAATAATGCCTTAATCTCGGCAGAACCACCATTTTTAGCCGCACTAATCATTGCCTTAGCAATCATATCATCTAGCTTTTGTATTTGTAAAAAGCCTCTAACAATGGTGATAACAGATGATGTTCTCATTGCGTCATCATTATTGCCGCCCATATCCAAATATCCAACTGTTTGTGCGTACAATAACGGTTTGTCCTCTAGCAATTCTTTCTCAAATGGGTCATAACCTACCAATCTGACAACATCTCTTCGATTTCTTTCTAATTCTTCTGCTACATCGGGAGCGATATAGTCATCTACATTGCCTGTAGATGAAGAACTAGAAGACTCTTTTTTAAATAAATCCCCATCTCTCCAACGCATTCCTCTGTACTGAGGTAACTTTACATTTGTTATATATGCAGACCAAATATTGGTCTTTGGCAATTTCAATGTGGGATCATGCACCTCTTTATAAGAGGCCTCCCACAGTCTCTCAATATACGGTAGATCCATTCGCTCAAGCGCATCACATAACGAAGACTTGGTTACCTCTCCATATTGCGCCCTTTGAGTATTATAGTTTCTCGCAATCTTCTCAATGCACAACTTGCAAAAAGGATTGACACCTACACCATTAAACGGATCTGTCGTAGTGTAAAATGAAGTCTTCTTCTTTTTTTCGCCACAACAATAACACAAATACTCTTCCTTTTCTTCTGCCTCTTTTTGAGCATTTGTCGCCATTGACTTCTTAGGGGCACTCTTGCCCATTGCTTTTGCCATAGATATCACTCCTTTCTATAGATTTGAGGAGCAATTAGTCGATATCTATGCTAATCTGCTCATATTCTACTTCTGCTTCCTTCTTTGCCTTAAGCTCGTCCATAAGATCGTTAAAATCTACCTTAAATGACTCGTTGTTATCAAATACAAAAATAGTCTTATCTGTATTCTCTCTATTTGCCTTAATATCAATCACGATATTTTTGTGGCACTCACAGCCATCTGCAAGTGCTACACCACAATAAGGGCAAAATTTCAGCTCGCCGTTTAACTTAAGCAACTTTCTACTAACCTTCGCGTCGAAGCAAAGCTGACTCTTCTTGTTCTTAATTTCCTTCATAATCTATTCCTTCTTTCTAATCATTTTACATTATTAATTCAGCCCAATGTCATATAAACATTTGACCGTTCTCTTACTATTTGTAATAAATACGCATTGTTCTGGTTCTCCAGATATTCTATTGTCAACACAATGAGTATCTGTGCCAACCGCACATCCACACTGTACAATTTTAACACTGTGTATAGTATCAAAAGCATTATGGTGTCTGTGACCCATAATGATACCATCTGGCTTTCTTCCAACCATTAATGTTAAGTCTGAAACTACTTTGGATACCGTATCCTTGTCTCCGTGTACCACATAAAACAACTTATTTCCACTCGTAGTAAAACTATTAATTGTTGAATCGATAGGAGAGTCTTCGTAAACCTTAACTACATCCTCATTAACAAACATTAAATTTAAATAAAATGGAATAAGTTCATCTAATTCTTCTCCTTTTAAGTGATCTTCTTTGTTCTGTGACAATCTAGAATGATTACCGGCCACCGAACGTACTTCAATTTCTTCGAACGCCTTCATTTTAACAAGTTCGTTAACAAAGTTACCTATATATACGGACGCTATCTTAACTTGTTTAATAACATCCTCATTATTTTGAAGTCGTAAATTAGAGTGAATAAGTCCACTAACATTATCTCCGCCCAAAACAAGATAGCACTTTTTGCACGAGTGAGTTCTTTGAATTTCTCTAATTTCATCCAAATATTTATTAAGACGATTTTGCAGAATGTTAGTGTTAAATTGATTCCAATAATTATCACACACGATACCAACATGCAAATCACTTAAACATATAATCATCTCATCATCCGATGTGCCAGAAAATGTATAATCAGGACTATAATCAAACGGAACAACAGTATCAGTAAGAACTCGATGAACAAGCTCAACCAATGATTCCTTTCTAGCCTCTTCCCTAACTGTCTTTTGATAGTCTAATCTCTCATCTCTTAATTTAATCTTTGCTTTTTCAAGTTCTCTCTTTTGCTCTATTATTGTAAGCATTTCCTCGTCAGTAAATCTTTCTCTACTAAAAATACCCTCATAAGCAGTTACAAAATTTCTATACTTCTTTCTGTATGCCGAAGAATCATAATATTGTGTTTCATCCTCTCTGAAAGTTTTATTCAAAAAAGTGGCAATCTCGGGCCAATTATCTGTTAAAAGTCCTGAATCTTTCGCCTTACCGATTCTCCATAAACATTGATCCTCGGTCTCGTTAGGTAAATGTACTAAAATATTACTCATAATCTCTTTTCCTTTCTGATAAATTAAAAAGAACGGCATTAACCGTTCTTGTTATTTTCATATGCTTCTTGAAGTTTTGATCTATAATCTTCACTAAACTTACAAGCAGGCTTTACAGTAGCTTTCACTATAACTGGTTTTTGATTGCGTGGGTCAACCCTATCTCTTTCTGGTACGATATGAGTTGATACCTTAATGCCCTGCACTAATTGCACGGCCACGTCATTGTCATCAGTCACTTCACAAAGCGCGTCAAACACAACTTCATCCATACATTGAAGTAGGCTTCTTACATCCTTCATATAATATCCACTTTTCTCCGATAATCTTCTTATCATTTCTTCACGCGTAATTGTCATATTCTTCTCTCCTTTTCTTATATATTTATTATTTGGTCATCCACGCAGGGCACGATCCTGCAACTCCTGGTTTCGAAGACCAGCACTCTATCCAATTGAGTTAGTGGACGATAATGATAGGAGGTTCCGCAGAACCTCCTATGGTTGTAGGCTTCACAAGTTTCCACAACGCGATCACTTGGTTGCGGTGGATGGACTCGAACCATCGACCTCCGACTTATGAGGACGGCGAGCTAACCATCTGCTCTACACCGCAATATGGAGCTTTCGCAGAGACTCGAACTCTGAACAGCTTGATTACAAATCAAGTACACTGCCAATTGTGTTACGAAAGCATGTGGTACCTCCGGCGAGGTTTGAACTCGCGTCTTAGCCTTGAAAGGGCCATGTCTTAACCAACTTGACTACGGAGGCATTATGGTGGGAGAGGTTGGAGTCGAACCCACTAAGCCAGAGGCAACGAGTTTACAGCCCGCCCCAGTTTCCGATTTGGTACTCTCCCATATATGGCGATTCCGAGGGGACTTGAACCCCTGGCCTCTAGCGTGACAGGCTAGCGCTCTAACCAACTGAGCTACGGAACCGTATATGACAGTTTTTTGATAGGCTCACTGACAAAACCTCTACATAAAACAGGATTAAAATGCCTGTACACATGGTGGAGGATATGGGCTACGATCCCATCACCTCTTGCTTGCAGGGCAAGTGCTCTCCCGAATGAGCTAATCCCCCATATGGCGGGAGATAGATGGATTGAACATCTCTAGGCGGATTAACAGTCCGCTGCCTAACCACTAGGCTAATCTCCCATATTGCTCGTATATACCGACGAGCACGGTTATATCAGACCGCCTACAAGTGTGCTTGGTAAGAACCAAGCCTGTAGGAGAAGTTCAAAATTAAATTACTTCACCAGTTTCCTCATCAACTTCAATCTCAATCTCAAGGTCAACATCAACTTCAATTTCTTCTTCCTCGTACTCTTCATCATACGAGAAACTAAACTTCACGGGATGATCATTCAAATCTGCAAGCACTCTTGCGAGATTGTATTCTCCCTTGTCTTCACAACAAACAATAATTCTGTCTCCCTCAATAGCAAGTAAACCGCTTCCCGAGACCTTGTAATTTTTCTTCATAGAATCTGCCATAATCTTTTCTCCTTCGTTTAATCATTTTGTTTTGTTAATCTAATAAATCAGCAAGGGCCGAAGTTTCACTTCGCTCTGCATACTTCCACTTATAACCGCCTGCCGTTTTATATACCCAATTACAACAACTAATGACGTCAGAGTGGTCAACATGTAATTCACGTTCTATTTGTTTTGCCGACTCCCATGTTTTAATAAAAATACCATTCAAATCATATTGATTGATTGAATAACTTTTCTTTTTTATCCCTCTTTTTCGTGCTGTATCTTCAGAGTAGTCAACATTACATGCTTTTAGTATATTTTTAACAGTATTTCTCGAACCATTAATCGCTTTTGCTATATCGCTAACCGTATATCCCTTGCTCCATAAATCACAGACTTCTTCATAATCCTGCTTTAAGGCACCGTCTCCGCCACGAGTCATGTTGTATCCACAGGTTTTATCAAAGCTATGATAAAAATCAATATAAAATATTTCCTTTTCATTTAAGTCTTCTAAAGCACACTCTTCAATAATCTCAAATATAAAATTATCTAATCCATATTTGCGTATCGACCGGTATAAATAACAATTATATTGCTTATCTCTCTCCTGAAAAGCTCTACTTCGATGTCTAATCCACCTATCATGAATGTCTACGCTTTTACCAATATAGCACTTTCCATTAATTTTGTTTGTAATTTTATAAATTCCAATCATAACTAATCTTCCTTTGTTAAAATATTTATATTAAAAGTGGTAATGTTCACCAAAGGATTAATAAACAAACAGTTTGCAACCTGCTGTCCCACTATTAATAATCATCTTATATTATTTATTCTAATGCATCTGCGTGACTAGAAATCCAGCCACGATAATTTGTGTTTAGTTCACACACAGCCGTTCTCGGATCATCCTTAAAGTGCTCCAAGTAACGAACAAATCCACTGTTTTCTGGATTATGATATAAATCAACCTGACCACTATGGCCTATAACAACTACCTTACAACTATCTGCCATTCTTGTTAAAGTCTTTTTAAGTTCGTCGCAATAGTAGTTTTGGGTTTCATCAAGAATTACAACTTTGTTTTCAAAATTACAACCTCTTAAATATACATGCGTAATTGCATCAATGTATGAAGTGCCATTCTTCTGATTCATAATATTATATTGATGAACCGCAGTACCAGGATTAATATTTAACTTCATCAACGCCTCTATCAATGGTTCGCTATATACTGCCGTCTTATCTTCAATTTCACCTGGAAGGAAACCAAGTTTTGACTCCTGAGTAGGAGATGATATATAAACAATGCCATCGTACAGCCCATACTGAACTAACAAGTTTGCCGTTGCGGTTGCGATAAACGTCTTACCAGTACCTGCTTTGGCATTACAGAACACAATCAATTTGTCTGGGTTCCAAATTGCGTCTCTAAATGCAATTTGCTCATCGTCCAATTTAAATCCATAAAAAGGATGATCTTTAAGTGTTTTTGGCGCCTCAGTACCCGAGGCATATTTTATATTATAGGATTTTGCCATAAATATCGCTCCAATCAATAAAGAGTATCTAAATCCGTGATAATCTCGTCAATAACTCCGTACTTCAACGCATCTTCTTCATTCATATACATATCGTCTGTCTTGAGCTTCTTAAGGAACTTATTATCAAAGTTTGTTTTAGAATTCACCTCATCGGTAACTCTCTTGCCCATGCCATCGAAGAATTTCTTTGCGCTGTTAATGTCATTCTGAGAGCCTTGATAGCAAGCCGAGCCAGCGTGGAACATCATACTTGTCATCGGAAGTGCGAATCTCTTATGTCCACAAGCAAGTAAATCTGCTGCCGCCGAATAAGCGGTGCAATAGCAACAAGTCCAAACAGGTGTCTTGCTTACCTTAATGGCACCAATAATCGAAGCGAGAACCTCTACTGAGCCACCAGGACTATCAATCATAACAAGAATTCTCTTTCTTTCCTCAACAGGTTTGCCCGCATCTTCTTTGTTACATCTAATGATGTACTTTACAAGATCAAGAGTTGTATCGTCAATTGCCGTATCAAGCATATAAACTCTGTCTTGCTCATTCTGATAATGGTCTCTTAAACCAACATCGGGCAACTGAAGCGTCGCTACTGACTCTGGAATTGAAAGCAATAAATTTTCAAGTTCATTCATAAAATCTTCTCCTTTTTATTTCTGCTAAGATTTTGATATAGGAAAATACTAATCATTTTGTATTGTGTCCTATATCATTATAGCTTTTTGAAAGTCATTCCATAAACCCCTAGGTTTTTCCTAATCATTTTGTGGTGTGAGATTTTGTCCACGAATTTTATCTCTGCGTTTTTGTTCGGACAATCTTTTACTCTCCAAATGAGATTCTCTAGCGCATTCTTCACAGTATTTTCTAGGTTTGGTCTTGCCTTGCCTCATCAATCTATCACACTTTTGACATCTAGCATATCCCTGGTCATCATTCTTCCACGATAAATAAATATATGCCAACTCCAAATAATCAATTTCCTTGAGTTCAAAAACAATCTCATCATCTAAATTATGTGAAACAAAATCGACAATCTGAATGGTGGATACTGGGCTTGTATTATGTTGCAAAACGCCTTTATCATACAAATTAGCATAAAAATACTCGAAATTTACACGATTCATATTAATACGAGCCATATTCTTAATTTCACTAAGTTTCAAATATACCATATCATTGTCTTCACCAGACACCTCATTGTGATACTTGGCTAAAGCAAGAAGAACAAATGCGATTTTCTCTAACTTAATATCATCAAGACTGACAATAAAGTCAAGCTCTGACTTCGTAATATAAATATGATCAACGCGCTTCAAACCAACTTTCTTAGCACTATTAATCGCCTTATTAACAAACTCGTAGATATCAAAGTCCGTCAACCCAATAGTACTTTTGGAGGTGACGAAATCAACGATGTCATTATAGTTCTTCTTGTCGGTTAAATTTTTTATAAAATAATTGTAACGCGCCCTTTTATAAATTGTTCTACCTATATGGTCTTCTTCAAGAATTCCAGACTCAACATACGATATCAAATCTCTTCTTTCATCAAAACAAACACCTTTAAACTTCATCTTCATCACCTCCAGTAACATATTCTCTCATTAAATATTTCTTACCCTGAACTTCAAAATCGCCATTAGAATCTACAATAGGATAATATAAAGTATTTTCGCTTGACAGTCTTTTAATAATAGTCTCGCCACAAACATTCCACAAGATTTCCTTATTACCATTATACTTATAGCAATAATCTAAAAGTAGGTCGCAAAGTTGCTCTTCATTATTGCAAACCTCACCAAGAATATCAGCAAGGTCATAATCAACATTAGAATATTCTTCATCGTACTGAGCTTCTTCTTTGTTTAATAAGAAACCTATAACACACTTAATTGCTTTCTTTTTTTCAGATTTCTTACATAATTTTGTGATTTTATCTAGAAGGACAGGACTGCACTCCTCACTACTACGCACCAAAGCATATAAATCCGCCTTGTTTGATACAAAGGTCGTTTTACCATCAAATATATCCTCAATCTCCCAACAAATCATGTTACAGGTTGACTTAGAACTATCCAAATTTAAACTATGTAAGAATCTTTCCACGAAAATTCTTTGTTCTTCCGGCAAGAACTCATTGTTATCATACGCCGCAAGCATTTCGTTCAATTCCATCCTAAATTTCTGACGAGCATTAGTAATTGCACGATTTGTAGTCTCCCTGTATTCTTTCATCATCGAAGAGTAGTTATATCCAAAGAAATACGGCTTTTTGTGAGCACATATCTTCTCGTAAAACTTCATTTTGTCATTATATTCATCTGTATATTCATCACTCTGATTGCATTCGCTTAAAATATACCAAGACTTCTGCATAGGATATGTTTTAATGCCCTTAGCCTTGTCAATCTCAGCCTGCTGAACAGCCTGCATACATTGAGTTCTATATTTAAGAACCTTATACTCCTCATCATCTTCAGAGTAATTTGCCATCAGGGATGTCATCGACGTACACCTATTGGTTATCTGTCCAATCTTTGAGCCAAACCCATTCAAATTAGACTGAATAAGATTCTCCTCTGTGATAACTTCCTTTTTTGCATTATGCTGAATACATCTCAGTGCAGGTAAATTAGTTTGCCTACACATCAATGCTTCGTTGTCGGTGGTAAAAAGTAGGTCTCCGTCGTAATCAAAGCCGTTCAACGCTGCCGGCATAGTATCCCACGCATTAACAATTGCGATACTTTCCATATATTTAAACCACTCTTGTGCGACTTCATCATTACAAATCTTTTGTCTAACAATGGAGTGCTCGTTGCTCATAGGCGCTCGATAGCACAAAACTTCCTCAACATTACGGTCCAGCCAAAATTTACTATATATCTCACCTGGTTTTAATAAGCCAGTTACTGGCAAACCAAATATACTTTGTGCCAACGCATATAAGTCTCCACTCAGAATCTGGAAATTGCCTCTCACATCCAATACACCAATTTTTGCATCTGTAATACGTCTTTTAATCATGCGGTGAATTCTATTTGATATATAATCATCTCCAACCAACGCAGGGTTTAACATAATTGCGCGGGCCACAACATCTGAATAAGCCACATTGTCATCATTTAGCTTACTTCCACACAAATAAACTAATGTTTTTCTGTAATCTCCGCCTAAAATATCGACAATTTCATCAACCGTAGGCTTAATAAGATCCTTAACATCCTCTCGTGTAAGCTTCAAAGGAGCAATAAACTGATAATTTAACTGTCTTACTTCATCCATTTCCTCATAGTTAGCAGCAGTCTTAGCCACACGGAAAGTGTATTTATTTTCAATGCAAGACTCATAATAATGCTCCCAAGAGTTGTAACTTTTCCAAAGTTTTAACTGTGATTCAGTGATAATCAACTGTGCATCGCGCACATCTCTTTTATCGCCCCAAACATCCTCAATTAAATACAAATCTGAGTGTTCATCAGATGCTCCATTAACCACTTCTGCGAACTTTACAATATCAAATGGAAACACCATACCTTTTGTAAAAGCATTTCTCAAATTACATCCACATAACGGTCTGTCATAATCTCCAGTGAGCTCTCCGTTCCATCTTTTGGCGAGCTCTATTGTCATAATGCCACAGCCGTCGTTGGCATTATTTTCAAACTCTTGGTCCTTTTTGAGCTCAACAGTTGGCTCACAAGGGTAGTTGCTGTCATCTACATCAATAAAATCTGCTAAAAACTTTGTAATAACATCTCTTACTACGATTGTTCCTCCAGGAATTTTCGACTCACCGTCCATCGGCCAACTCACAACGTTGGAGCCAGACGCCGATAAAGCCTCATACGCAGAATATTTAGCCGGTACCAACGGTACATCCCAATTGTGATTGTTAGCAAGACGTTTTTTAAGCTCTTCATGAACTCTTTCACTAACATACACAACAGTAGACATCTTTACGCCTCCGACGGTACAAAGAAGTCGTTTATATTTGATACCATTGATGCTAAAACCCTTATTTGCCCTCATATAGTGAGAATTGTTCTTCATAACAACACTCACATAGTCTTCTCGGAACTGAAGTCTATACAATTCCTTGTACAACTCAGAGATTTTTGCTCTATTATCTGCATTAACCTCTTGTTTTTTTAAAAATTTGATCTGCCTCTTAACTTCTCTCGCTTTGATATCATAGTCCTGCGTGCCGTTCATCTCATTAATCCATGATAAAATTTGCGAATCTGCTAAAGCGACCACAACTCCGTCCATCTTACGCGCCTGCTCAAGAGGCAATTTTAAATCCCAATGCTTCAATTCAAGCAATGATGAATCTAATTTATATATATACTGTTGTAATTTTTGCTGTTTGCTCAACGCCCATCACCGCCTTAATTATTCTATACTATTTGCACCAATATGCAATGCAAAAGTGCAATTTTTGCACCTTAAAAACTATTGAAAAGTGCAAATAATCATTTTGTATCGTAATTATTATACCAAAACAACGACTAATGTCAATTATCTGTCCTACCAGCAACTAAAATAGCTGTTATAAACACACCTAAAATACTACCACACACAAGGCCAACACCTAATCCAATCCAAAACATTATTCTTCCTCCTCGTCATCATCGCCGAGTAGGTTTCCAAGTTGTTTCTCCGACATTTGCTTTTTCTCGGCATTTCTGATAGTAATTGCTCTTGCCGGCGCCTCAAAAGCACCGCCACAAACCTGTCCGTCCTCGTAAACGAACTCTGCAGTCTGTGTCCAACCTTGCTTTTTGGCTTTGTTAAAATGCTTCGGTACGGTAGAATCCATACGCCAAACCTTATCTATGTTATCATAAACTAAAATAGTCTCTCTTTCCTCCGCAGAAAGCCTTGTAGTTACTTTAATTGTCTCCATAGTCATCCTCCTCAATTACAATCACATTGCATAAGCCGCTATAAGCCGTACACGCATCAATAGCCACAATTCCGTCATCTATAAATGGTGAAAATGACTCTTTCCAATCCTTACGGCATTTATTAGGCCACTCTTTTCGCTCTTGTCTAATATGAGACCAGCCCCACGAGCAGTGCCAATGCCCACAAACCACCGTCTTGCCAGGAACTCTGCATACTGGATTTTTCCACTTTTCCATACCGTTTGCCCAGCGGGCACGCTCCCAATCTTCGCTAGTGCCATCTCTAAAGTCCGTCAACAAAGGCACCCAGCCGTGTACAAGCACAAAATCACCGATTTCCGCATAATCTACGCAATTGTCGGAGATAAAACCCAAAATAGGCTGCATAGTTTCACAAATCTTGTCTCGCCACGTAGGATCGTAAACAATCCATTCACTTTGTCCACATAACATACATATAGTTTTTACGGTACCGTTTGAAAAATGGTGACCGCTAGGCACCCGACCTCTATAAATTTCCGACATACAATCAAACAAAAGACTTTCATGATTGCCAGCTACATAAACCAGTCTATCCTGAGCCTGAAGTTCCTTAACAAACTCAAAAAGCTGTCTCGATTGATCTCCGCGATCAAAAAGATCGCCACAAACGCACAAAATGTGGTCTGGATTATCCTTTTCGAAGCCTTTTTCATTCAAAGCAACCGTCAATTCATCCAAAAAACTATGGACATCTGAGGTCACAAAGTACTTTTTACTCATCTTTCTTCTCCTTTAACACTCTCGGTATATACTTCCTATCCTTGTGGTAGTTCTCTGCCTTCCTAACATCTCCGAGCACTTTAGTCATCAAATTTAGCACCTTTTTGTGTTGTGGATCTTCAAAAAACTTCACAATTGGTTCAAATTCCTCGATTCTGTCCTTATAATAACGCCTATCCTTGCGATTAATCATCAATTTTGTGGCAATTTTACTACGTTCATCTCGCTTCAGACCGTCAAGTTCAAGGCTATGCAGGTAATCTTGCGTCAATTTTTCTTGAATTTCTGCCTCTTCAGAGCAAAATCTATACTGTGACTGAGCCTCGGCAACAAAATTCAAGAACTCTGTTATATATTCTGACGGCTTCTTGTCCATCTTATCAACTCCTAATCATTTTGTAGTGTAATTAGTATAGCATATTTTCAAATAAATGTCAATATACTTATAAAATCATTTACAATTTATTTACAATTTTATTACTAAGTAATTATCCGTTTTAAGGCACTTAGGCTCTAGGGGTATTCTCGGTCACAGGAGAGTACCCCAAGTCGAGTTTTGCCTAAGTAGTTGCGAGTTTTTGAGGTAAAAATAGCTATTTATCCTTCTGTTTCTCTTGATGTTCTTTAATTGGAGTTATAGGGTCTCCAAACTCTTTACGAATCAGATAACAATCTTCACATACAAAATGATATCCTGTACCTTTGCCACGTAGAATTTCATATGTATAGCGTGGTCTATCCATTTCTTTACGACAGTCTTCGCATAAAAACCTAATATCTAGCTCCCCTGTGGTATAATCCTTGAGATAAAATTTTAAATTATCAAATATCATATTAATTCTCCTTTTCTGTGGGCGATTTAGGGAGAGGCATCCAGTGGGTGACCCTTTCTAGAACCCATAATCCACTTCCTTGATCGAAAATATGCCACTCATTTCTAGCATTTAAATACGCACAATAAATGTTATTGTTGTCTGGGCAGTAAATAAGCACGGCTGTAAATAACTCTTCCGGCAACCTATCCTCGACGCTAATCCATTCATAAGGATTAATAGTGGGTGCATTGTCTATAATGTTTGTAACTTCACAACATACATCTGACGAGCAATACGGACGTAGAGCCGTCCATAAATGAAGTTTATCTGCATCAATTAGCCTCATCACTTATTCTCCTTTACTTCAAATCCAAAGCACCACTTAATCATCTTCTTCTGGAACCAGTTGAATTTCTTGTCAACATTAATAGCCATAGAATATCCGTCGTCACCTATACAAATAGTTGAGATGGGCAATTTGGGTCTACCAATGGCATACTCGGGTTCATAACCTTTGAATGTATAATTCTTATCTTCCATAATTAGTTCTCCTTATACATATCTTTCTACATATTCTCTATCCTGAGTAAAAATAGGAATCTCTTTATCGAGCGTCCAACGAGTTCTTACTGATGTTGCGTCAATGGGACAATCTTCACAGCCAAGAGCAACCTCAGGATAGTACTCCTCTTTGATACAGCACACGCCACGCTTAAACTCTGTCGGCATATCGTTAAAATTGATGCCCTTCTGAGTCATCAGCATATCCTGAATGTCATTACAAGACTTACCATGAAGCTCCTTGTGAGAGAAGTTGCATTGACCGAGCATCTGAATAGCGTTGCGAGTAGCATCTTGTTGACGCCAAATAAAGCAGTTGGTTACTTCTTCCTTGGGAATGTTGAAGCAGCGAGAGTCGAACATAGCTTTATTTAACTTGCTAAATAGAGTGTCAAAATAAGGATTGATAGTAGGATCTTCCTCTTCAAACATCTTATTATGATACTGCTCTGAAAAAACATCGTTAAAGACCATAGTCGCCATACTTGCCGACACACTACACATTTTCTGCACGTTGTAACCGAACCAAGCGTCAGTATCAAGAGTATCGTAGTCGGTGAGGAGCAGAGTGATCTCGTCAGACTGAGTGTAACCCAGCTTGCAACCCTGGATGTTCTCGCAGAGGTACTTCATCGTTGCGTTCATAGTATTGTGGAAAATTTCGTCGTAGGGCTTCTTTAAGCCCTTGGTGAAGGTGTGGAAGGCCTTGCCGTCGAGTCTGATAATGACCGGCATACGGCGTACTAGGTAGGTTTTGGCACGATTCTCGTAGTTTTCTTTCATACGGTCGCCAAGTGAATCTCTGTTATTACTCATTTTCGTTCTCCTTTTTATCTCTCAGTTTTAATATCTCAAGTGCCGTCTGATACAGCTCGGGATGTTTCATAATGTCCGAAACATCAAACATATCATTCAGCGTATCTAATGTACGCTCGTCGTAATAGTGATACTCTTCAATATATCTGCTTAACTCATTGTTGGGCATATATTCATCACAATATTTACGACAATATATGCAGTGGCCCTTGGTGCAGTCAGTATGACCGTCTCCGACATCAACGCAACAACAATAGGCGCAATTGTGACAACCGAAATCTTCGCCAAACTGCTCTTTAAGATTGGCTTCTTTAGCCTGTCTGTAGTCTTCACTTCTCTTTTGCAGAGCCTTCCTGAGGGCATCGATATCCTTTTCTATTTCTTTTAAGTCAATCATTTTGTATTCTCCTTCGGCAATTCATTAAGGTCAAGTTTATATCTGTTATTATCTATTTCAGCAGAGCTGGCTGACAAGAGTTTTATATCGATGCTCAGATCTACTTCGTTAATCCCTACTTTGATGGGTATAAAATGACAGTCTCCGTAGTTCTTGTCAATGTGCTCATGGATATAAGCATCTAGGTCTTCGAAAGGAATGTATAAATTTAATCCGTACATAGTTTTATTGTTCATTATTTTATTCTCCTTTTCTATAAATGGCGTATCTCTTTTGCCAGTCAAATAATCTCTCCATTCTGGTGTCGTGACAACAATAATCGCACCACTTTTGTCGCTCCAATAAACATCTGCATTTTCAATTTTTAAAATATCATCATAAGAAGGGTTGGAAGCAAGAGAAGGGAATGCATCTTGTGTGCCCACTAGCGATCTGCGAACCGTTCTTGTGTAACAACGTTCCTCTTTCGGTTTTGCCACCGGAGGCATAGCAGGACATCGATATTCAGGCGTTTCGCAACCTGTTTTCTTTTTCTTGCGTTTAAACATTGTTATTCTCCTTTGGCACTGGTGGAATTATAAAATCTTCTATGGGTGCGTAATAGCAAAATCCTTCAAAAAAGCAAGTAAGTTCTTTTATTGTATCTAGGGTACAGTCATAAAGTGTTTCATTATTAACAACGAAGGTTTTGCTAAAATAACAAGTTTTACAACCTTTCTTCATCTTTGTTCTGCCTCCCAGTATAAAAATCTTTGTCTGCCGAAGTAGTTTTCGTCTTCGTAATACTGCATTATAGCTTCATATCTTTTGTCCTCTACGGTATCATAGTAGTGAATATGGTCCATTAAAGTATCGTTGTAATGCTCGTTTATAAACGGCACGAGTTCATCAAAATTGTTAGTTTTGAACGCGCAGTCGCGCATACCGCCGCTAGGGTAGTAGTTATAGCAGTGAAATAGTAGGTATCTATACATAGTTAGTTCTCCTTTATTTCATTATTCCAGTTTCGTCTGGACCATTTGTATTCCATTCTTCAATGGCTTCTTCGCGAGTTGGCCTGTATTTGCCTCGTCGATGACAATTCTCGCAGATAACCTGAACATGGATTGTGTGTCCCCACAATGGGTCTTTGAGGTAAAAAACGCTTGGAATCCAACCACATTTACATTTGTTGGGTGTCATAACTGTTCTCCCTTGCTGCTACTTGAATAATTTTTTCAACATATTGAAGTTCATCAACCTTCTTCTCAAGGTCTTTGATGTAAGTCTGAATAACATCAAGTCCTTCGTTGTGACTAAAGTATCGGCATGTTGGCTTATCTGCGTTTTCGTAACGATAGGTCACTGGATAGAGTTCGATATCGTCAAAGAATGATTTTCTGTAATGGTTAATAAGTTGATTTATATAAAGCGATCTTGTATCTTCCATATTGGTTCTCCTTTAAATAACTAAATATCCAATCCAGCAGCGGCACCATTCATCTTTGTCAATCTTTCCGTCGCCATATCGACGACGCTCGATGTTGTAGTCGTATACATAAACCAATTGGCAGGTGAGCCATTCATCGCAATCTTTGGGTTTGCGAACTTTTCTTGTATTAGGGTCAATTATATAAACATCATTGTTGTTTAAATCTTCTCCGGCTTGGTAGAAAACTATAGTTCCGTGTTGAAATCTGTGTAACATAATTAAACTCCTTGCATGTTATATAAAATGCCAAGTACTTTCATATCCATACTCAGCTCCTTTTGAGATCCAAAGGCGTGGGCAACATCAAACTTGCTAGATTTGATTATGTATGTCGCAAATGGAAGAGAATAACCATCTTCAACAAGAATGTTTATTTCGTACTGGTTAACGGCATTTTGTATAGAACTTTTGAGTGCCATCTTCTTGTATTCTTCGGGCAAGTTTTGTGCGTCTGTGTCTTTGAGAATTTCATCAATAGAAAGCTCGGATAGAAAAATAATAGATTTAGAGGTAAGTTTATCATAATGGCCTCCCATATAATATTTTGCACCATTGAAGTCCGTATAAATAGACTCACCATATTTCTTCACGTCAGATACACGCACCAGAGCCTTAACTCTGAAAAATCTATGACTGTAGCCAATGCCATAGTAATTATAAACATCATTTATCGACAAGCAGAGGTGGAAGCCACTTTTGCATTCTTTGATGGGTTCATTTTCTGGCATATCGTATTGCACACCAAGTTCGTACTGATAACCTCTGCACTTCATATCTTTATCCGTGCCTTTGTAGCCTTCGACCCATGCCCATTCTTCTTTGGGCTCGGACGTGGGTTCGGGAGTCTCTTTGAATGACTCGATAGCTTTATCTATCTCTTGGACTTCTTTGATTGCTTTTTTAAAAAAATTCATTTGTTACTTCTCCTTTAAAAATTCATTGGGCAAATAGTGATGCCACGCTCTTTGAGGTATTGGATTACTTTATCGGCAGACAGATGTTCCATCATCCAACCAAGCGTAACATCTTTATCTTCCGTATAAACATTCTTGTAGGATATTGTATCGAAGTTCTTATACGCAACTCCATCCCAGGCATCCCGATAATAAACGGCAATAGTGGGTTTCGATCTCCAAAATGTCTCGCTATTATAAACACCATCAAGGAAGTTGTTACTGAGGTATTCGCGAGCTTCGTCAAAAGATGATTTGTCTAATATAAATTTGACGTCGCGGTCTTCGTCTGTGCAGCAGTATCCGATGCGGCCAACTACACGCCATTTTGCATCATCAACGGAAACATAACTGGTTACTTTATATACTTTTAGCATGGGCGGTTCTCCTTTACACATCTGTACCAATAGCAAAGCCGCAGATCCACCCAAAACCTACTGCCTGTATCAACAGGGTGATTTGTGTGAGGGGTTTTGTGCCGGGTACGCAAAATGATATGATTAAAACAATTGCTGCGACGATAGCGAGGGCGCCGTAGGCCCATTTAAATAGTTTCATAATCAATTCTCCTTCAGTTTAATCTTATATCCGAGTGCCTTTTCGATCTCGTCAAGCGTCATCTCGTGGACTTTTTCTTCGAGACGGGTGAGAGTGAAGAAGTCGCCTTTCTCATTAAACGGCTTGGCATACAATAAACCAAAGCCAAGATCCACATCAACAATTTTATATGGCACATTAAAACAATCATATCCACTGCTTATATTAACTTCGCAGTCAGGAGAAATGTGGAGGTCGATCTTGGGGATAGACGCTTCATAATAACCCTGCTTATCTTCGTAGAAGAATTTTGCCGAGAGGTAATATTTATTATTTTCTTGATAAAGTTGTAAGTCTGTAAGCTTCATTTTAGTTCTCCTTAAAATATTTCTCGTATTCTGCCTCGGGGCAGTCCATGTAGTTAAGCGGGTGATCATCGTGCCATTCGCCGATGTCGGCAGATGTAAGGCGGACGTGGTCTACAAGTAGTTCGTCACGCAGACGCCACATTATGTAGTCTTCGAGGTCTTGCTCGCCGAAAGAGCCGTCGATATCGGTTAGGTAGGCGGTTAGTTTAAATAGTTTGGCCATTTTGTTCCTCCTTTGATGCGTATATGATTTGATCAAACTCAATGTCGTTGTAATTAATTCCAGCAGAATCTCTTTTGTTTAAGTATTCGACAGAGATGTTATCTCTTGTCATTACTCTTTTCTTCCTATCTTCTTCGTCGGCAACCATAAGAATCTTGGTATCGCACATCTTCCAATAGTGGGTGTGGGGTAAAAGAATCCAGTCAAGAATAACATTGGAATGTGAGTTTAGAAGAGTATCTATCTCGTTCTTCATCCTGCTCCATACTAGATCACTCAGACTTTTGTAAAGATGTCGGTTGGCAAACACCAAGTCTCCAATGTATTTTCTGTCCACTGAGCCGTTTACCACGCTATCCTCTCCAAATAGTTCAAGTAACTTATTTTTAATGCTGTCAGATTCAAGAACTTTATGCCCAATGTCATCGATATGGACAACAAAGCATCCGTTCTCTTTTGCAAGCTCTTTGGCATAGGTTGATTTGCCAGAACCAGATTTTCCTGTTATTCCTATAATCATCTGCAATTCTCCTTTAAGTATTTATTAATTGCGCCGGGTACATAAGAAGATATTGACTCATTGTTAGCAAGTAGCGTTTTAATCATCGTAGAGCTTACATTCTTATTGACGTCTGCTCGGATAAAAATGGTATTGATGTTGCCAATATCCTTATTAAACTCTGCGAGGTTTTCTTCGTAAGAGTAGTCGAGACCATTATTTCGAACCCCACGAACAATGTAATCACAATGAAGTCTTTTAGCTTCTTTGTAGATAAGATTGCTTTCAGAGATAACTACCTCTACATTATCAAAGTAATTTGGGATAGACTTGCAAATTAACTCCTTGGATGTTGCAAGATTAATAAGCCGTTGCTTATTTGGGTGCTTCATAACCACGACATATACTTTGTCAAAGATATCTGCTACGTGATTAAGTACATTTAAGTGTCCATTCGTGAATGGATCAAAACTTCCTGGGTAAATTGCAACCATTAGTTCTTCCTCCTTAGAGTCGTATATCAAAATTGTCTAACAATTCTGTTTCGGCAAATACCCTATTGATAAATATATTCACAGAATCTTTCTTGCCGCTCAGTTTGATTTTAGCTCGCTCTGCGTCTGTGTATTTAACAACAATTCTAACAGCAAGCTCTGTGTTAATACCATCGTTAAACATAAATGCCGCCTTCGTAAATACTGTAACGGCAGATGATGCTGGACAGTATTTATATCTGCTACTCAAAATCTGTTCTGGAGTGTCGTACAAAAAAATCCTTTTGCTCTGAATTTTAATGGTTTTTGTCATTAGTTCTTCCTCCTACATCCGTGCTCGATAAGTTCTTGTTTGAGCTTTTCTTTTTCTTTGCGAAGATAAACAAGCATCTTCTGACACCATTGTCTGTCGCAGACGCCATTCAATAGCATTGCGGCAACGTCATCATAGTCCTCAAGTAATTTTAGTACTCCGTCTAGTCTAGTCATTGGTTTTCTCCTTTACTGTATATGGATTATCTTCTTCGAGCTCATCGGTGTCATACCAAGTATCTCCAAACTTAATTCTTTCGAAGTAGTCGCCACAATGGTCGCACGTAAGCTCGGATTTATTGTTGTGGACGATGCCGCAGTTTGGGCAGTCAATTGTGTAAGTCATCATTAATTCTCCTTCTTGTCTATAAAGAATGTTTCTGCGTCAAACCACTTATCCTTAAGAATATTGCCGATAATCTTAACTTGGTCGCCCCAACCCTTGGTGGCTGCACGCACATATTTGCCCTTAAGATCCTGAAATCTTTCGACACCAACAGTATCCATAATTCTCATTAAGTATTCCATGCCGGCGGCACTACCATCAAAGAAGTCATCGTCTGCGCCGAGATAACCCTTGCCGAGACAATAACCGCCATAAGTGACGCCCCAGCCTTCGCCTTGAAGTGTCATTGCCAAAGTGAGGCATCCGTAGTCGGCCATACTGAGGTCTACCTTTTCGATAAGTGCGTTTTCAATTGTGTAACCGAGTTCAATTAATTTGTTGTAATCATAATTTTTCATTTTATTTTCTCCTTATTCATAGTCTTTCACGCCCATCGCGTCTTTGATGTCATATTCAAGGATTGTTGAGTTCTCAAGAATATACTCATCTCCCTTAATATAATCTTCAATGGCTGCCTGTAAGGTCATATGGTATTTTAAATCAGTGCCGTATTGCCGAAGAAACTTATCTGTGTGCATCTCAAGATAGTTGAGGCAGTCTAATGTTGCTTCGGTAGCTTGTTCTTGAAGATCGCGAGCTCGGTCTAGGAGAGCTAGGGCGCGGTTAAGTTCGTTGTTGGTATTTTTCATCATTCTCTCTCCTTTACTGTATAAATCTTGCCTTCTTGGTCAAGGATCTCGTATTTGTCTAGGAACTCGTTCATTGAGACGGAGTCGTCGATGGTGACTTTGTATTCAATGTGGTCAATGTCGTTTGTGTTATTTAGGAATCCTAAGAGCGCCACCGTCAACATCATCATTATCAACAACAAGCTAACGACCCCTAGTGTGACTTTTCCCTCACAAAACCCATATGTCGCCAAAGCAACAAATCCAAACATCAATACAAATGCTATTGCACCAATCCATATTGGCAAAAATGTATTGTAAATTGTTTCTGAGCTTAAAATTTCTATGCCGTTCATTTGTTAATCCTCCTTATCACAAATTATATAGAATATTTTCGGCAAAGCCTTTCAAAGCACCTCTAGTACTTTCTGCCGTCATTTCTATATGGTCTAGTCTATCATTTTGTTGTGTCATCTCAGTTTCGTGCTCATAGGCCAAATCTTCAAGGGCTTTTGCTAAAGCGAGAAGACCTTCACTTAATTTGTTCATTACTTTATCTCCTTTCAACCATCATTCTTCGTAATAATTTTTATCCATCTCATATTCTTCAAAGCCATACTCGGCTCGGCCCTTGGTCCACTTCTTGGCAACCTCTTCGTACTCTGCAATGGCTTCTTTGGCTTTGGCTTCGGTTGAATGAACACTCATGACTCTAAAGCATTCTTCATATTCTACTACCATATATTCACATACTACATATACTTTCATTGCTCTACTTCCTTCCAACCATTTCGTTCAATAATCCGTCTCATATTAGCAACACCAACAGGGTTCGCACTGTGGATGCGAATAGGGTAGTTGCGGCCAGTCTCTTCAAGCCAATCGAGGAGGCGAATGTAGTCGCCACCATCCCAAGCATAAACTCCCGCATCATGATCCATGTCAATAAGTTCACATTTAATAACGCTACATAATTGTTCTTCGTAATGGCATAACTGTTTAAGCCTGTCAGCATGTTGTTCGAACAAGTCGAGGAAATTAATGGCTGAATTTACAGATTTATACCAAACATATCCCTTAGGTGCAGGTCTTACATCATCTAACCAAAGCTTCATATGCCAAGAACTCCTTTAATTTCGTTTATTATACTCTGATAACCCTCATCATCACCATTGACCGTTCTGTATTCAATACCAGCTATACTAAGAAGATTTTTAATAGGCTCGCCCAAAGCGTCGCTCTCGGCTTCTGTTTGGTTTCTGCCTTTGGGGTTATATGGTTTAACACGGTTTATGTAATAGTTGTAATTGCGATATGTATCAAATACGCTCAGAACGACCGCATTAAACTTTTCGCCAAGAGCAGAACTGTGATTATAAATAATGCTTAAGGGCAGTGGACTGTCCGTCACGATCACATCTACATCATTTCTGCACCTTGCAAGACGGTATGACTGCTTGCCAAATACATATTCTTGGCATCCTAGCGCGGTGGCGTTATGCTCCCAAGTCTTATCTTTAGCAAACTCTGTTACTAGTTCTGCGTTGACTCCAGCCTTCTTTAAGGCTGCAAATACTTCGGCGGCTCCAGTACTCTTGCCTGAACCAGGAGGGCCAAACAGGTTTATTACGATAGGCTTCTTGTTCTCAGATATAGTATTCATTTGTTATTTCTCCTTAAGTTTTAATTTTTGACGAGTTGTGCCGTTATCGTAATATTCGGTAATCAGATCACATTTTACGGTCGTGCCAATTTTGTCCTTGTAATAGTCATAAAGTTCTTTGTCGTCTACTGTCAAGGTCACGTCTTCGTATGTGAAGGTCACCTCATATTTTGCAGGGTGAGATATTGGTATCATAGTCTTGCCGGTTGACATCATTTGAACCCAGGCGGCTCTATGATAAATATCTGTAACGGTTGCATCTACTTCTTGAATCTCGGTGTTTATCAATTCTGCACATCCAGTGAAGCAGAAGATGGAGGTTATGATCAATACGATAGTTAATATTATGCCGATTATCATTTTCATTTGTTATTTTCCTTTATAAATTTTTCGTATTTGGGCTCACTAAAATACCACTTGAGGTATTTGATAGGGTGCTTGAGGGACGGGCATTGAGAAGCCCATTTGTGCCAGGCGTCCCAATAGTCAAACCATGCGATAAATTCAAGATCAAACGTGTATGCCATTGTTGTTTTCCTTTCTAATCATTTTACGAGTTAATCTCAACAGTGGCTGCACAAACATCACCAAAGACGTACTCGCCACTAATACGTTCCACAAACATCTGCGGCACATCAAAAAATACATCAATAAAGTCTACAGACATTGTCGCACGAATATAATCCATATCTCGATCAGTCAGCTCGATAAATGTTCCTTCTTGTGCGTTTGGGTGATAAGCAAGTGGTAAAAGGGTAAGGTAATTTGAGTAGAGCATAAGTTAATTCCTTTCTTAATCATTTTGTGGTGTTAGATTTCATCGTTGTTTGCTTCGGCCAACTTACGCTGAACGGTCTTAACGTTGCAACCAAGATTGTCGGCAATTTCTTCTTCAGACAACCCCTGTCTCTGCAGATATAACACATCCTCTACAGAAAACTTTTCTGGTCTACCGCCTTTCTTACCGTTAGCCACACAAGTGTTATAGCGCTTCTTAGACTTATCAATTAGGGCAGCACACATTCCGGTTACGGTTCCGACAATGACGGGATCATCTGATGTTATTTTGCCTGTGACTCCATAATAGATAATTTGTTTTGCTAGCTCACTTGCTATTTCTGGTTTTCCAGCGGCGTCGTATCCTTCTAGGATGTCGCACCAACTGGCTAGAAATAGGAAATTTTCTTTATTAGACATAACCAGTCCTCCAATCATTTTGTTTTGTCGAGGATATAATAACATATAACCAATGCATTGTCAATAGGTTTAAGTAATCGTTTACAATTTATTTACAAATTGCCCAGACAAAACCTATAAGGGCTTCGGTTATGTCTACGGAATGGGAAAATCCTAAGGGACAAAACCCACGACAAAACCAAAATAATACCTTGAAAAGGAAAAGGAGAAGGAAAAAGAAAAGGAATATATATTATGTATAAATACATAATATTTTCGGAATTATGTCCTACGGAGCATAATCCGAGGAGCGAAAACGCTACACTTCGGGGAATGGGGCCTGGGGACAAGGGAGCTGGGTATTCGGTACGGGGTCGGGAGGAGTTCGTGGTGATGGGATTTGGTATAGGGGTCTAGGTACTGGGACCAGGGGCATTGGATCTGGGTGTAGTTTGAAGTACCCCGGGGTATAGGGAGGAGGTATTATTGGGGATGTGGAAAGTACCCCGGAGGGGCGTTGAGAATGGATTGGGGGTGGGATTTGCTTTGGGTTTAGGGGACAGGGGACTCGGAATAGGGGCATTTTGTGGCTTGGGGCGTTAATTAATTAAATAGGTAGGAAAAGGCTTGGGAAGTGGTAACGGATTAGGTGACAGCACTGTGAAATTTGTCACGCAGCGAGTGACAAGGAAAGGGTGTGGGTTTTGCTTTGGGGATGGCGATTCGGGTGTGGGGATGTGGAAAAGGGTGTGGATAAGTGGGGAAAGAGTGGGGATTTGCTGGTGAGAGGGAGTGTGGAAAACTTAGGGTTGGTTTGGAGGGGAAGAAAGGGGCTTAAAATGGGGTAAAATTGGGCTGAATTTGGGGCTTTTATTTTGCAGTTAGTGTCTAAAAAGACTACCCACCCCGGAACGGGTAAAAACAGGCTCAACCTATGGTTTTTTCTACCCCCACTACCCCAAAAAATTCATATTTTTTATGGCTATGATATAATGGTATCACCGAGAGGGAAAACAACCTTCAAGGGAACACAACCACCCAAAATTTTAACATCGTTTCAACGGTTGTGTTATAATAAAGATGTCGAGAGGACAACAAGTCCAAACTGATTTGCTCTTGACAAAATACGCAAATATCTTTGCTCATTGAAATCTTAATAGGTAGTGTATGCAATAGGACACACAACGGCTATACGAGCCGAGTCATACCCTAATTGACTGAATACATAGGTGATGTGGTAGACACGATATACTATGTAAAATGTGCGTGTGTGGTTGTATCGTTCCATATACTAATATATGGGAGATTTACTATGTTTGAAAATGCACAAAAACTTGAAATCAAGGTAAGAGTCAAGTCCACAAGTCAAGAACTCTGTTGTATCATTGATGTTGCAAATTGCAACAACAAGTGGAATATAATTGAGCCATTACTTGACGGATATACTAAGGAATTTGGCAAAATTTACTGGTCAATTCGAGTTATTGAGTAAGCACAAACTTACCATATGCCAATAATATATTGGTATATGGAACGGTATAACCGTTCATAAAAAACATTATGATTTGCCCCGATAGGGCAGGAAAGAGGTATTTTTATGAATAACACACAGAACACAAACAAGGCACTCGTTGACGCATTGGTATTCAACAACAGATTTGCAAACAAGTCCGTTGATGGAGAGCAAATCACTGCAGAGGGACTTTCTACTTGGAAGGGACTTGTTGACAAGCTTCACAGAGCCGCTTACAAGGCATACGTTGTATGCGAAAATAGCGGACTTAAGGCAGAGTCTACAGACATCGACAAGACCGAAATCTTTACTGCAATTCGTGAAATCCTTGCCGACATCGGAGAGGTAAACTCTCACAAGATGTATGCCAACGCTGAAATGGCTGTCGCAGTAATTGGATACTCTGGTAAGCGTGCGAATAAGGACGCTCCTGAGCTTCAGTACTGCGTGAGCCGTATTCGTAACACTCAGAAGGAAATCTCTGATTATGAGAAGCTGAACGTTACCGATGCCGAGTACAAGGCAAATAAACTTGCCGAAATGAACGCATCTCTTGAGGCACTTGAAGAGGAGAAGTCTACGCTCTTGAAGACTGCCGATATGAGAATTAAGCAGCCCACACGCACAAGTACCAATGCATTCCGTCTTGATGTAGAGCATTATCTTGCTCGTGCCATCACAGGTCAGCTTGCGAAAACCCTTGAGGAGCTTGACGCAGAGGACGCAGAGCGTAAGGCTAAGCGTGCAGCAGCAGCCAAGGCTCGTAAGGCTAAGAAGAATGCATAAACACGCCAAAATGATTGCGAGGGGCACTCTGCCCCTTGCGACCTTAATGCTACCGTTGACGGTCACAAGTCCGTATGCAAAAAGCAGAGTGAGGTTCTTTGAAAACTTGAATATTGCCCGTTGGCATTCGTGCCGACACTCTATGTCGCATAGCATAATTGCGTCTTGGTCCTGCCAGACCTGTTTCTTGCGCTTATCTTATGCTGTCCTTGCGTCATAGTTCTGCTCTTAGCTGGGCTTTGCAATATTTGGGTGAGTGCTATGCTCATTGAAAACTGAACGAAAAAATAGGTCAATGCTTTAGTAGCGCAATGATGGTATATCCATATTCTGTCGGATTTTTGACGGAATAACTGTGCCCATAGGGATATGGGAGTGGTATCTTGACCGATACTGCGCCAACACAGGTGGTGAGGAGATTTGCGTGGACGGGTATACTTAGGTGTGGGGGGAGCGTCACCCTCTCTGCAAGTCTATGCACGCTTGCAGCCTGTTCGACACACTCGTTACGATACTTCTATTCTTGTGGTCTGCGTATTGCTGCCTACAACCGCATAAATGCTATTGCGGGGGTAGTCTATACGTTTGCACTACGGTTGTGCAGTGGAGTTGGCTCAAAATCATTGCGACCTTGACGGGTTGCTTTGCCAAAATGCCCAGAAATAGCGGATACGTTATACCTGATTATGGGGTAGGCGGCGCATATAGGTGAATTATGCACCTATGCCGTCGGAAGGGTCGAGTCGTCTAATAGACCCTTGCCAAGAGCAAGATAAAAACGAGCACCACGTGTAGAGTCGGTGCACCTGAAATCAGAGCGATAGTTGTAAGATACTATCCTTGCGCAAGCAAGAACGGGGAACTTTGGCGAGCCCTGCCCAAAAGGCTATGTAGAGATGCATAATGGAAGTATGAAAGCAATGGGTGAAAGTCCCAATTCCGCCACGCAGCTAACAGACTGCGGAAAAATTAGCAATACAATGTAGAGAATAAATGGGAGGCTTGGAAGCGCCATCATCAGGTGTCGTGGAGCCGTCAGTGGGATACCATTCTTTGTGGGCTATCTGTAGAATTGAATATACACCAAGGGCACGAGTGTTTGTATTCGTGTCCTTTATTGTGTACTCAATGCACAAAAATTATCATAAAAGGAGAGATTATTATGTTATCAATAGAATTATGTGAAGCACCAGCTCCAAACGCAACTCAAAGATTTATCGAGAGGTTGCAAGAAAAATATAACAACGCAATCCCTATATTTGGAGGCGCTATCTTTTTGGATGGCTCTGATATTTATAATGTTGCAACATACTTGCCAGCAATCATCAGAAATGCCGAGTTTTTCAGGTGGCACGACACACTTGCTAACGCTTGTCGTCAATTCTGCCACTGCTTATTCATAGACCCAATGCTTATGGAAGCCTATATTGGCTCAAGTTTTGAAGATTTTGTGGAGGGATTATTATGTTTAGACTTAGACGTATAAACCGTCAGTATATCGTAACTTACGAAAAGGTTGATTATGTTTTTGCTCACCTTCAGCATGCGTGGGCTTTTATTTTTACAATAAGAAAGGACACAATGAAATGAACGAACACTCTATTCGTCAGCTTGCGGCCGCCGTAACTTTACAGGCGGTCAAAGACTTCTTTAATGGTTCTGCGGCCAAAAAGAAGATTATCCTCGCAGACCTGCGTTCTAATTGGATGCAGGCATTTACAGGCGGAACTTCCGTCAATGTCGCAGAACAACTCGAAAAGAATCCCGAAGAAATCAGAGAGAGATTTCGTAGGCACGAAAGGAGCGAGTTATGGACTTAATGGAACTCGCAGATTTTATCGCAGATGAGGTGCCAATTCCTCAAAAGAAATACAAAGCCACCGCTTATCTTGAGCGTTGTCTGCGTGGAGCAATTGATGGAATTGATACCGACGACAAGGCGATGATCGATGAATTTGTTTGGGAAAATTGCCAGGCAGGACATACCTGTGAGGTATTATATGTCGAAACGGGCAAGCGCAGAGTATTCTATGGTGATAAATTCACCACAACAACAATGAGTATTGAAGAGTTGCTTGGTGATTTGCATCTCGAACAATGTGAACAAATGTAATTTATGTTACCAAGCCACAGGGTGTGGCAAAAAAATAAATAAAATAATGCCAAAAGGCGAAAAGGAAGGTACAAACAAATGACAATCAACATTCAGAAAGCATCCAACGTGAACGTAACCGGACACCACAACAACAAGAACTGTAAAGCCATTTACAACATCACAACCGGTGAAATCTATGCATCAGGACTTGATGCCGCAAAGGCACTCGAAGTAGACCCCGGTACAATCAGCGCCGTTATAAACGGAAAGATCAAAACCTGCAAAGGAATGAGACTCTGCCTCGTTTCAAAGATGATGGAGCATCTCGAAGAAATCACTGCACAGAACCGCATACGTGCCGAAAAGATAGCCGCTTATGATGCAATTATTGCAGAGCAGAATGCCAAGAAGATGGCAAAGGAAAACCTCGCAAAGCACCAGGCAAACATAGAGGCACTGCGGCTCAAGCTCGAGCAAGAAGAGAGACTCATGCAGGAAGCACAGGCACTGTGTGACATTTAATATTTGTAATCTATTAATATATATAGAAAGGATGTGGTTCCATTGTGCTACTAAACATTAACCCTAACGCATTCTCTTAAACACAAAACAAACAAACAATAAAACAAACAAAAGAAAAAATTTAAAAGAAGAAAGGTAATTTTACTATGCTTACTATCAACACTATCATTCGCCCCCTCACCACCGCTGACTCCGAGTACTCCGTATGTGGCTATTCTGTTCTCCAGAAGGCTAAGGTCGTTGAGGTTTTCCCTCGCAAGGCAAACGGCAACAACATCAAGATTGAAATTCTTGAGCACGTTAATCCCGACAAGGTCGGCAAGAAGTACACTGTTGATGACAGATACTTCGAGGCTGTCGAGCTTGAGTGGATTTGGGTTGATGCCTACAAGGGCACCGATGCTAACATGACTTGCAAGGGTAAGAAGTACAGAATGGGCGTTGAGGACACCTATGGCGACAATGTTGTACTTGGTTCCAAGGGTTATCACGTTTGCACCAATCTGCAGCACTGCTTCAGAAACTATGATTACGACTTCAAGAACCGTTTCTTCAAAGTTAAGGCTCTCGTAAACGCTAAGGAATATCAGTACCGTAACCCCAACAACACCACACTTGTTGCTAAGGCAATCAAGTTTGTGAGCGAAATCACTACCGACCCTGCGACCATCGCCGCAAAGCGTGCGTCCATACAGTAATCACATAACAATGGCTAAATAATTAGCCACGCACCAAGGGGCTGTCATTTAGATAGCCCCTTTCTCAACTTTGAAAACTCAAAGCGCAAGCTTTTAATATATAAATAAAAAAATACAAAGGAGAAACAAAATTATGCCTAAAATTACATTGGAAGAGTTTTTTAACAAAGACACAATCAGAATTATCGAATGTACCACAAAAGAACAGTCAGATGTTGTACGTAAAGCGTTTGCTGCTATTGGAGCAAAGTGGAGTAGTGGTGATAGTTACCTCACTTTAGATTATTGGAATAAGCAAACAAGGTATATGAATTATAATAATCAAGGTCTTTGGAGTGGAATGCGACCCTCTTCTCGGAGTAATGTATACAGCTTTGACGACATCGTCGAGTTTTCATCTGACCCAATATCAGAGACCGAGCCTGAGCCCGAACCCGAGCCCGACCCCAATCAGCTGAGAGTTTTACTTCGCGGCGATTATTGCTGGCATGACGCTTGCTGGGACATTCAGAGTAACAAATTTTCTGTCGATGGCAATATTGTTAAACATACCAGCATTGTTTCCATCGAAAATTACCCACATGAAAAATATGTGAGGTGCACAAAGTGCGGCAGTATTATCAAGAATACGAAAAAGGCCATTCAGGAACACGCTCAGTTGGCATTGAGTAGTAAGGCGTGTTTGACGTGTAGGTACTTAAACGGCCGTACCATGAAGAATCTTAAAGAGTCATTAACCAAAAATGCTGACGGAGTATACATTAAAACGATGAAGTCCGAGTGTTTGTTAACTTGCGGCTACGCTTATAGTAACTCTTCTATTGACGATGTTGATGCAAGAAATAAGTGTCAATATAGACATTGTGGTGCCGACACTGTTGGTCTCATCGACAACTTCTTCGCCAAGTATCCTGGAGCATTTGATGATATGGCAACTGTAGATGCTCTTGATATGAGTGAGTGGCAGATTAATTGTAGACACGCCGGTAACGCTTTAGAATTTAAATGGACAGGTCGCTATAGTCTTTATGTACATACGACCGGCCTAGGAATCATTGATCGATTTGAGTGCAATTACCGCAATAATATCTATACAATTGTATATAGTAAGAAGTATGACAAAATGTTTACTTTTAATTGGGGGGAGTATTCAGAGTTCACCGCAACCAACTCACTGTTCTCTACACAATATTATAATACGTTGATGAAAATTATGAGAAACATTTACAAAGGAGAAAATTGATATGAATAAGAACCAACTTAAGACAACGTGGGGACAATATGTTGACACTGATAAGATGGTCGATGATATTATGGCACTACTCACAACATATAAACATCGCAATACAGAACATGGCGTGTGTACGATGTTAAACACCTTTTTTATTAACAAGGAGCCTTTAATTCAGAAATTTATTTCTTCGCCTCATTATGTAGGCAATTTGCGCATTGGACTGCGGCAAGAGTTTGCTCGTTCCAATAATGCAAATGACGTGTCGAGATTTTGCCGTCACTTTGAGACAAATGTTGGTTCGAATGATATCATTCTGAGTCGCATGGATGAACACGGTAAAACAATGACAGACTATATGATGACCGGCGCCAAAATTGTTGATGCAAAGAAGTTGCATGATAAAACATTCATAAATCAGATAAGAAGTACTCGCGGCAGCATGATAGATTTTGACGATGTTGGTTATACAAAAAAGTCAAAACAAGCAGCACGAACATTTCACGAAATAATGTCTGAAGGTTTTGCGTATTTTACACGTCCGTCATTAGACAGCTCCGTTGTCAAGACCATACATGATCGCGACAGCAGCTTAAAGCTTGCGCCAGGTTTGAAAACAAGCCGAGCATTTAATCGTGTTTGTGAAGCATATGGCGTTACAAAGGCGGAAAATTACAACAAGTTGTTTGCTCAATACGCAGATTTGGTATCAGATTTGAAGAAAGAGCTCGACTTTTATATCAGCCTTAATCCTTATGATTATTTAACTATGAGCTTCGGCAACAGTTGGGCAAGTTGTCACACTATTGACAAGATGAATATTCGTAATATGCCTACTTCTTACAGCGGAGGATACTGCGGCGGAACATTAAGCTATATGCTTGACAAGACTTCTATTATTACTTTTGTGGTCGATAAGGATGCCGATGTGCAGCAGAGTGGTAAGATTTATCGCAATATGTTCCACTTTGGAAACAATATGTTGATGCAGTCAAGAGTATATCCTCAGTCAAATGACGGTGGCAATGACCTGTATAAATCGTTCCGCGATATTGTACAAGCCGAATTTGCGCTTATGCTCGGTTTGGCTAATAATTCATGGGACCACCTTGGCAATCGTGATGAATGCAATAAGCGAGTAACTTCAGATGGTGTTCATTATCCAGACTATATTTATAGGGACGATTGTAACATCTCTTGTCCCACAGAGCTCCGTAACAAAGTTCGCGCCAACAGTCACATGAAAGTTGGTCACACAGGAATCTGTTCTTATTGCGGTAGAGAAATTGATTCTTCTAATCGTATTTGTCACGATTCGTGTCACATTTAATATATATGGAGGGATTAAAAATGAAGAAATTTAAAGATTTTTGTTACATGACACAGGAAGGTGTCAAAGAATATATGTCCAAGTATCTGACCTATAAGAACTATGAAGTCATCGACGAAGATGGTTTCTTGTATGCAAAAGGTGATGTTCCTGTGTTGCTCGTTGCCCATATGGACACCGTACACAAGGAGCGCTGTTCTTCTATTGTTAAAGTTGGTGAGAAGCTCTCTTCTCCTCAGGGCATTGGAGGCGACGATAGATGTGGCGTGTTTATTATTGCAAACCTCATCAAGAAATATCATTGTTCTGTACTGTTGCTTGAAGACGAAGAAATTGGCACCGTTGGCGCAAGAAAGTTTACTAAAACCGAATACATCAATAATCTTGATGTTAACTTTATGATTGAGTTTGACCGCAAAGGTAACAATGATGCGGTATTCTATAGCTGCGATAACAAGGACTTCACTGATTATGTGTTGGAACATACGGGATATAAGCTGGCAATCGGTTCGTTTACGGATATTTCCGTGCTCATGCCTGAAAGTAAGTTGTGCGGTGTTAATCTATCCTGTGGTTACTACAATCCTCATACTACCAACGAATATGTCAATTATAACGAGATGCTTGATACTATTGAGGCGGCAAAAGCCCTCATTACGGCTGAGTGCGAGAAACCGTTTGAGTATGTTGCTAAGACTTACCAGTATAGTAATTATAATTCTAATAGCCGTGCATATAATAACAATAATTCTAGTCGTCGTTCTATTTCCTACGATGATTATGACTATGCAGATGACATAAATGATGTGTATGGTGACGAAATCGACAGCTTACCTATCAAGGCAAGTAAGGACGTCTTTTTGGAACTCACCGTTGTTATAATCAACGAGGCAAAACAGGAAGAGTTTTTGTTTGCAACGGGTAAAACAAAAGCGGAGTGCTGGTTCGACCTGTTCACCTCTTATCCTGGCACGTGCTTCAATGATATTGTTGAGTATGAGTTTGAATGAGGCTTACGATAAAACAAATAAATAACGCTGACCTACGGCTTAAATGTGGAGAAAGAAGAAAATTTATGGCAAACATTAACACCACCAACACCAGAAAGAACGTAGTAGAAATCTACCAGGAACTCGCAAAGAATGGCGCCCTTATTGAGTACATTGTCATCAATGGACAGAAGGTAGGTATTCTCGGAAGTGTAAGCGAAAAAGACAGACAGAAGGCAATTGAGGCAATTCAGATGGTACTCGATGCAAGTGGCGGAAACGTTTATGAGACGATACAGAAGCTCAACACTATCGCAACAATGACAGAGAAAGACATTGAACCCGACGAAATGATTAATGTTCGTGGCAAAGACATCATCATCTCTTACAATGAGAGAGCCGCATATACCACAGATGGCAGAAAAATTGCAAATTGTGATGGACTGCCCATTATGCCTCACGAGGCAGTTAAGGCAGTGCTTATCGCAAGAGTCGAGGCACTCAGATAAACAATTCCATAACTAAGGTGCGGTGAAATACCCGCACCTTTTCAACTAAAGATGAAAGGTAATGAAAATGTTTGACTATAAAATTGACATAACGTTGCTCCCTGCTATGTGGATAACTTGGGCATCGACTAAAGGCGGCAAGTTCAACGAGCGCCATTGGCTCAATTGTAAGACAGGAAAGAAGAAAACTGCACCCGAAAAATGGATGTATTATCCTGATGAAAATCAGTTTGATAAATACACATATAGCACAGAAGGCCACATTGGTGTTGCGTGGAATAATCGCAACGACGATAAGATGTGGGTTAGGAGTGGCGCTGCAGTAAGATTTGCATATGTAAAATATCATAAAAGAGAAGATGTGCTCGAAGTTGCCGTTGTTGGCATTGATACTACCAGAAAGATAGAACCGCATCCCTGGAAATACCTCGGCGATAGATATTTCATTCGCAGAGATAAGACAATTGTAAATCAAAATGGACTTACATGTTCATCATACTATATGTATGAAGGTCATACTGCGTGGAACCCGAATATAATGTTCTCTATGTTGTGCCGACTTATTTATAACAACCACGCCGTTGACGAATTTAAGAAGTTTATTGGTCAAGACTTTTTCACCATAGGAAATGGTAGAGGTATTGACATTACAGGTTTATGGGATCTTCAAGAGTGGTACAAAACCAAGCAGAGAGGAGTAATAAAAGGTTCAGCGCAACAGATGGTAGATTCTCTTGTCGAACTTCCTCTGAGTGATATTACAGATAAAATTAGTTCTCATACTATAGGCAGATGGTGCAAGGCGGCATATTTTGAGAGAGTTAACGACGAGTGGAGCGTCATAAGAATATTTTCACCATATGGAACAGAAATGAACCGTATGTATATTAGCGACGATGGAAAGAATCGTTTTGCTACATATGATCATAAAGATTGGATTGTCTGCAATACTCCTCAATATAAATACAACGACATATCATTCATCAATAGTGAAGATGGAATAAATAATTGTAAGCGTATTAAGTATGCAATGGAAGCCATTGATAATATTGATGATAAATATCGTGTGAACTGTCTGTTTGCAGTGCTTAGAATGCCCGAGCTTGAACAGCTGGCGAAACTTGATTGCAAAGACTCTATTAAGAGAATTGTGATGCAGACATATCACAAAGCCGAGCTTAAACATTGGGCAGGAGACTATTACAATGAAAAAGAAAAGAATATTCTGCGCAAAATTGGTCTAAACAGAAATCAGTTGAGCTGTTACGCTAAACAAACCACTGAAAGCGGATATTATTATTCATATTGCGAACGAGCACTCACAGATATGCGCAAAATGTTTGGTAATGATTTGAGCCACCTTGATATTACAACTTTTGAAAGATATCTCAAGGGTTTATATAAAATCAGAAGTAATATATGGCGCGACCTTAGAGACCAGGCGGTATATTTCCGTTTTGAGTACGATAAGTTTGTTAAGAATCTTATTCGTCTTGGAGACAAGAATGATCAGGTTTATCGCTTAGTTAATGATACTATGTCACAAGCAAGAAGCCTTAACGCCGGAACGTGTCCCACAATAAATTGGTACTTTGATGATTATTCTGACCTTGTTAGAGCGCACGATGCACTTGTTGCATTAAAGAATGCACAGGACGCAGAGCGTAGAGCATACTATGAACTCAGCGTGCAGGAGCGTCAGAAAAAGGATGAAGAGAAGCGTAAAAAGATAGATAAAGAGCGCAAGCAGTATGAATATGAAGATGATTTGTATATCATACGTTTGCCCAAAGATTCTACTGAAATCGTTGATGAAGGCACAAAGCAGCATATCTGCATTGGAGCCTATACCAGTCGTCACGCCGAAGGACATACAAATCTGTTCTTCCTGCGTGCAAAGAGTAATCCCGATAAGCCTTTCTATGCAATCGAGATGAACAATCATAAGACTATTGTTCAGATTCACGGCTTCGGTAATTCGTGGCTTGGAAATCACCCTGACGCTATTCCTACGGTAATCCGTTGGCTTCGCAAGAATGGTATATCTTGTAGCGACCAAATTCTTACTTGTACCGCAAAGGGATACGGTCGCGTAAATAGCTATGTGCCGATGCCAATAGTAGATTAAATAATCAACTCCGCCCCTTGAGGTGCAAGGGTTACACCAGAGGGCAAATAAACAATAGCAATTCAACCCCGAAGAAGTACAGGGTACGGTGTGGGCCGTTGAGGTCTTCGGAGATGTGCGATCAGAAAAGGCGAATTGCGGCGGATAATATATCTTAAAGGAAGTGAATCAAAATGAAACTTAATGACATCCTCATGTCAATAATCTTAGCCGAAATAATTATCGCAATACCCATACTCTTAGGCATCTATGTTTGGAGTATGGTTGCTTTTGTATAAGAAAGGAATAAACGAAAATGTCAGAAAAAATTACACAGGAAGAATGGGCAGAAACTAATCGCAAAATGTCTGAAATGTTCCGTGAGATAGAGGAAGAAACCATTAGAAAGATGTCTCTGTGGATGCGAATGAACTACTACGGTAACAAACTTGGTAGGGCAATCAATGACGGACACAAAGATGAAGACGTCAAGTGGGATCACATCAACGAGATGCTCACAAAAGACCTGAGTGTCTTCGACTACAATATGTTCGAGCCCGTACATTCCTTTGAAGAATTCAGCGATTTGAGGTTTGAGGTCATAGCAGCATCCGAGGGAATTGGTCCTTGGCACAAGCACAAGTGCAAGGACTGCGGTAAGGAATTCTATATGCAACATAACGAAGTTCAGTTCTATCAGGACAAGGAATTGAATTTGCCCAAGAGATGCAAGGAATGTCGCGAAAAACGCAAGGGAGAAACGCACAAATGATGGACCAAAGAACACTTAACATCATCTACATCTGCAAAGGTCACACAAAGTATTGGGACGGCGTTGAAACATACTATGATGCTATTCGCAACTATATGGCAGATGAATGTGCATATAGACCCGAATGGTATACGGACGGACAAATCTCAAACTTCTTGTATGAGGCATTAAAGGACTATATAGATTATTGCAATAAGCCGAGCTTCATTCTGTGGTATTTAAAAGATATTATGGATAGATGGGATTACGACATATATCACGCAATACCCATTGTGTTTGCAGATTTGCAAGTTAAAGACGACAATGACAACTATGTCAACGGCTTTGACGATAGAATTCACGCACTTGATAGGAGGAACTCAAATGAAAGCTAAATACAAACACTACGGTAACGAATGTATCATCTATGACGCAGTATATTGCGATGATAATGTAGTTACAACTGTTCGCTCATATATAAGCGGTTGGTTTGATGCGGCACCTGAAACAACAACGAAGGTATGTCTCACAAATGCAGAAGCAAGACGTTTGTTCTTCAATATCTGCGATGAATTTGAAAAACAACGCTACGATTGCGAATATAAGGAGACGAGCACATGATATATCTAATTAAACACATCAAATAAAAATGTAATTTTAAGTGGAGGAAAATTTATGTTGACAAGAGAAGAACTGAAAAATGCAAAGAACAATGTTATGATAATTATGGAAAATCGTATAATGCAAATGACAAATTGTGATAGAGCAACGGCAAATTTGGTTGCTAACGAGATTTTGGATTTGGATAGAGAAAGTGAACAGTTGTTGAACAACGAAGATTAAAAGGATAATTTTATAGGGAGGTAATGATATGTTTTACGGAAAAGATTGTAATTATGCTTTTGCATTTAATAATGAAGAAGATTTTGATGTGTTCTTTGTAAAGAATAAGGAAGATAGAAACAAGGATATTTGTGACTTGTTGAGTGACCATTGGAATAGTGTTGATACTTGTATCTTGTGGGCAGGTTATCAGTTGTTTATTGAAGCAGATTGGAAATTTAATTGGGAACGAATTGTTATCCAGAACGCAGATGTAGAAATTGAAATGGAGTTTAGAACACAAGACGAACTTGTTGAAGCAATGTGGGAAACTCTTACCGACATTAACATTGATGAAGATGAATATACAGAACAGAATTGGTTTGTATTCCCTGTTGGAACTCACAGAGATGATATCTGGCATTGGTTTGACGAACACCATAGCAAGGGTGTAGGTTGGCTTGTAAATGAATACGAAGGATAAAATGACGATTTTAGAGGGTAAATGTATATGAAAAAAGTAGATTTAGAAAATGCTATCAATAATTTGTTAAAAAATAATAAAGAAAACTTAAGGCATCATGACAATGAGTACGATAAGGGATATGCAGAAGGTTATCATGATGCGCTTGTAGATGTAATGCTTAAAATGGGTATTGATACAAACGAAGAATGGTTTAATTAACCATATAAAAGATGATTTTAACTTGGAGATAAACATATGATTATGGAAATTATTTTGATGGTTTGTGGAGCATTTTGGATTATCTTTTCGCTTCTTAATAATACAAGGAACATTAAGTCTGCAATTTTTTTTAAGGTTATTCCTTTCTTTACAGGACTTGCAGCTATTCTATGTGCAATGGATTTGTTTGGTTGGGTAAACATTTTTTAACCACATAAAAGAGTGATTTTAAAGGAGGTGATACTATGAACCACCCCATCCACCCCTGCATCAATTGCATCTACTTCAAGGCTTGCGGCGAGACCACTCGTACAATGCCTTGTGAGGGTAGAATGACTAAGAGTGAAAAGAAGAAGGAGATGAGAAAATGAAAAATATAAAACACTCCTGCGGTAGCTGTGTCGATTGTAAAGCTTGCGGCAAAGTTATCGTCACTATACCTAGTAAGAAGACTAAATCTGAAAGAAAGAAGGTGTAACGTGGTAAATAAATATGAAATCATAGGCACCGATAGAAGATATTATACAAAAGAATGTTATGGGCAGTTCGACAATTTAAAGGACTGCCTTTTTCATATGGAATCATTAAATAGAAGCCTTGGAACTATTATAAAGTTCAAATGGCGAGAAATAGAGGAGAGATAGTAATGAACAAGTACACAGAACTCAAATCCAAACACCAAGCCGAGGTTGACGCATTCCCATTCGGGTTCGCATTCAATCAAAAGCAGTTCGACGAAATGATGACAAAGTGGGGCCTTGACCCTAAGAATACAGGTGCAATCTTTAGCATTGGCGGCGGTGGTTATATCCGAAGAACCGATGCTGACGCAATGCACAAAATGTTTGATCGCCACGAAGCGGAACGCAAAGCTGCAATGCAGGATGATGAGTATCTGTATCAGATGTTCAATTATGAACTTGCAAATCACGAGTATGGATATACTCAAGACCTTACCGATACGCTTGAAGCGCTCGGTTTAACTATAGATGAAATCAACGCAAACCCAAGAATGGCAGATGCTTTGAAGAGAGCAATTGCCACACAGGAAAATTAAAGGAGAACTAAGAATATGACAAGACGAGAAGCAGCAGAAAAGATATTTAACTACATCAAAGAAAAGAAGTTTACGCCCATCAACATTGAGTATGGCAACTGTTATTTTATCTTCGATAAGGGCACAGATGGTGTGGTTCACTTTAATATCAAAGGTTTGCACGGTTGGAAGTTTGCAATGTGGATTGAAACCGATGCAGAGAAGTTAAAGCACGACGGTTATCCAGACTATCCGGCAGTTCAATTTTTTTGTCAGCACGAATTGAATATTGATAAGTTTAAGCCTTCAAGAAGCTTTTTCAGTGCAGACATTAGTCTACAGTATATAGAAGATAAAGATTCGTGGTATCTCTATAAAATAAATGATATATTGCGAATGATTAAAAGACATCCATATGTCGCTTTCTCTATGGATTATAGTGAAGAGAAATTCTATGATGGTTCTTATATTCGTTGCTATTTGAGTCAGAAATTTTACAGAGTCTCACAGGCAATTCGAAAATGGTGGAAAGACACATGGGTGCGCGTTTGGCACGGCTCAAAGGTTTGGTTTATCAAGAAGTACAAAGTCGTTGATACTGTTGAATTAAGAGACCATAATCACGACGATTGGGAATGCTATCCAAGATATGATATGAAGATCCATTTCAGAAAAATCTCTGATGATGAGCAAGAACAGGAAAAAGCAGAGATTAAGATGTTGGATAGATTTTTCCGTAAGAACTACTACAAAAATATGGACTTGATGTTGACCAGAGATGGTATCGAGCATTCATATTCATATTCTATAAAATAACAAGGAGGACTAAACTATGACACAAAAAGAAATTGCAATCAGCGCAATGAAATCACTTGACATCTATAAGCCTTACATCAAGGAATTTGAAAAGAATGGCACAGTAACTCTATTTGAGGGATTCGGAGGTTATTATATCGGAGAAGATAACGAGCCTGAGCTTCTGCATAAAATCAGAGAATTTGAAGCAGAACACGAATGTATTGTATATGCCGTAACACACGAAATGTTTGAGTTCGGCGAGTGTTACAGTTTTCTTATTATCAGCAAGTATGAGGACGAATGGAAAAGCATTCTGAATTGTATCAAGAACGGTTATGTTTTTGCATATGCTTGGAACAAAGATGATGATTACTGCAGCGAGTTTGGAGATATCGTTGTTAGGTCATTTGCCGGTGGAATTGCGAGGGTAGGATAATGACAAAAAAATGGAAGAATATTCACGAGTTAACGAAATGTATTTCAGAAGATGATACACTAAGTTTATGTACAGGAAAAATTAAGCGTTTATGCTATGCACCAAACATTGGCTATTGTAGCTGGATATTTAAGTATAATGGCACTTTGGTATCTCTGTTTGATGCAGGAAATGGACATTATGAATTTCATACAGCGGTTACGTATATAGACCTTTTGGTTGCAAAAATAACTGTGCTAATCGACCAGGATTAACAACACAAAATGATTATGATATAATATAACTGTCTGGGCGATTCGGACATTATACGAGCGAAAGGATGATAATTATGGTAAAATCAAATGTTATCTATGCACCACAGAACTACGTTAGTGCAATTACTGGGACTTATTATTTCTTTAAGCACAAAGAGCATCCCGCAGATGAAATTCAAACTCTTCTGGCTATGAACGATTATGAATTATGGGATTATCCATTGACAGAAATTGATCACATCGTTGAAAACAATCTTAATGTGGTGCTCGTAGATTGTTCACATTACGAGGGTGATGTATATATTAATGAGTACCGTTGGTTTGAAGTTCCCGAAGATTTTAAGGATGAAGAAGATGAAGAAGAGGATGAAGAGGAATATGTTCCATCTGCTGAAAACGGCGACTACTCACCAAGTAATCCGTGGGATGCTCCCGGAATGAAAATGTCTGATTTTATATAAGGAGGAATAACAATGAAAATATTCAAAATTACAATCGAAGAGCACATATCAGGAACCTTTGAAGTTGAGGCCAATGACATCGAAGAGGCAATGGAAGTTGCTGAAGAAAAATATAACAACGGAGAGTTTGTACTTGAACCCGGAGAAGTAAATACAAAGCTTATGATGGCGGATGATGGTGAGGGCAACTGTACTGAATGGAAAGAATTTTAAATTAAGGAGTGGTATGAGTGAATGAAAAACAATTAGCAACTATAATTACGGATGCAATAAATCCAGGAATTGATAATAAAGCCTTTTGCGAGGCAATGAGTAGAGAGCATAGGTCTTTACAGTACGATTTTACAAATATGTGTCTTGCTTGGCTTGATGAGTGTCGCAAGATGTATGAGGAAGGTCGTTACGACGGCAGGAATGAGTATGCTTGTAAAACAGGTAAAATCTTGATGGATTATTTCCACAAAGGAGAGTGGAATTGATGAAGATTTATCTTGTAGATAGAAAACGCTACATCAATGTAACATTCGATGAGGTTATGAATATCCTTTCATCAGGACTTAACCCTAACGAATGGACCCGAGACAATATTCAGAAATATTTATTGTATTAACAATACAAAATGATTATAATAAAATCTGAGGAGGAATATAAAATGTCAATGGTTCAAATTATTTCTAAATATTCAATAGATGATATGTTATTACACCCAGAAGAATATGTTACAGAAGATGCGGATATGGTGCTCCTTAAGGTATTCGAAGAAGATGTTTCTAATCCAATAATGTTAATGTTGGGATATGACGACAAGGCTGATTCTTATTATTTCGTAGTCGAAGATAATGAAGTAAGCGAGGATATATACTGTGAAACAGGAAAGCTTCCAGAAATGTTCAATTCAATTATGGGCAACCTGTTAAAAGGAGAGATGTAAAATGAAAACTATAGTTGACTATCTACAAGCGAATAAAAAATATGTACATGACTGCCAAGACCGTTATTTTGAACTCATATTAGAAGGAGATCAAATCTTACTGAATTACGACGAAGGTTGGGCTGTTATTAAGACCGACCTAGAAGGGTATGAAGTAGAAAATGAGATTGCCGAAATTCTTGAAGATCAAAAGATTGAAATCAGATTCTGTGAAGAGTGTGGTAAGTCTTTTGACGCAGGATTTATTGCTGGCGATGGTGATTGGTACTGTTGCGAAGAATGTTTTGATGACGCCATGGATACAACCTATAGCAAAGGAAAATGGAGACCTTCCGAAAACGAGGGTGAGTACGGAGGTTGGTATGAAAACCTTGATGGAGACGAATGGGTAGATACAGGTATTTTCTATACAGAATGGTATTAAGGAGGTGGTCTGAATGACCGATATTTTATTGCAAAAATTCTTTGAAAAAGAACGTTGGGAGCAGGCGCTTGAGCTTGGAGTTGGTAAGGGAATTGATAAGGGTGAGTTAAGAAAGCTCACTTCTCCCGAAATCCGACTTGCAATGTATAATGCAATCATTACTGACAACTATGAGATTGCTCCGCCTCATCAAGCGGCTATCCCCAAGGACAACGGAGACATGAGAATTGTTTATGTGAATGAGAATGTTGACAGAGTATTCTTGTCTATTGTGAACAATATGTTCTTTGAATTGTTTCCGGAGTTTGTGCACAAATCTTGTAAGTCATATCAGAGCGGTATTGGTTGTGGCAAGATTGTACAGGAGGTATCAAGAAATATGGTTAATGTAAAATCTCTTGAAGTTGGCTTTAAAGCAGATTTGACCAAGTATTTCGACACTGTGCCGCTTAAATATATCGATGAGATATTCGATAGAATGGAGGAAAAATACGGCAAGTCAAAAATCATTGACATTGTTAGAAAATATTATCATGCGGATTTGTGCTTCGACATCAATGGTGATTTGATTGAATATTATCAGTCTCTGAAGCAGGGATGTGCTGTAGCAAGTTTCTTAGCTGATGCGGTACTATACCATCTTGATGAAGCAGTTAGTATGTTACCCGGCTATTATGTAAGATACTCGGACGACTTACTGTATGTCGGAGAAGAGTGGGGAGCGGCTTTTCAGGTAGTTAAATCTATCTTGGCAGATATGAATATGACGCTTAATCCTAAGAAAGTTGAGCAGGTGTACAAAAATCGATGGGTTAAGTTCCTTGGATTTAACATCAAGGGCGACAAAATCACACTATCCAAAACTCGTGTTAAGAGTTTTCAGAAGGAGATTGAGGCTCGAACAATTAAAAATCGTAAAGTTTCATTTACCAAAGCAGTCAATAATGTAAACAATTATTTGTACAAAGGTGATGGAAAGTATTCTTGGGCTACCTCAGTACTGCCAATTATCAATGTAGAAAAGGATATCGAAACACTGAATACCTTTGTCATGGACGCCTTAAGAGCCTGTGCAACCAATAAGAAAAAGATTGGTGGTCTTGGTAGCGTGAGTGACCGAGATGACTATACTATTCTTCGAGGTACAGGTAAAAATGTGACCGCTAATCGCAATAAGACCGAGAAAGAGATTACAGGTTATTTAACCATTGGCTGTATGCAGAATGCAATCTTGACAAGGAGGCCTGCATATGAAGCATTAGTAAGAACTATGTAACGCAACAAAATGATTTGCTGGGCAACGAAAATTCAATAATGAAATCAATAATGTAGTTTCGAGGGCGCGGTGCTAGAGGCATCGCTTGGATGGAAACTCATATTGATTCATAATATGAAACCAATAAAGATATGCGCCATCGTTGCGAGCAATCATTCACAACACAGTGATGAATTATGAGACAACTAAATTCAGTAAGGAGGTGATGAAATTCGTGGTGCAGTACCCATGACGGTTTATCAACCGTCCTTTGCTACTGCTTCCCCGACCTCACCTCCGCTCATGAGACAAATATAGTCATGTGTCACAGTTGTGAGTAATTCAATTCGTAGCATAACGACAAGTTACAAGGCAACAATATTCAATTCGAGATGAGTTTGATCGTAAAGCCGCAGGAAGATCACTGGGAAATCTCCCAGTATCGACCTGCTCATTTACGGCACTCATCTCCCATATGAATCAAATAAAGTAATATGCCAACGTTGTGAGTAACTTGGACCCCGTAGCATAGCGGTTGATTGCAAGATAATTAAATTCATACTACAGGTTCGTTTAACCAGAGAAGCACGCCCTTCGTGCGGCGATATCACGCCGCTCTACTTGCGTGATGCTCTGGCAGAACCTGTACAAATGAAACTATTAAAGAAATATGCCGCAATTATGAGCAATCTTGGAGCACACCAACAGATAACAAGGTAGTTGACTTCAAATCACAGATAAGTAATAAGCTCACACGACGCCATCCACGCGGTGACTACCGCCTTCTGGCGTCGTGAAAGCTTCTCTTATCTGATATTATGAAGCAAATAAAGAGATGTGCCACAACTATTGAGTATCTATAAAAATAAAAGGAGGCAATTATATGTCAATTTACTTAGAACTCATCGAAAGGGTGAGTGAGGGAGAGACCTTTCACATTGACTTTGAAAAAAGAAATATGAAAGTTGGACCGAGTTATTTAATCAAAGAGGGTGAATTCGATACATCCAAAGAGTTAATTTATGGCACTTATGATGTTGAATTTATACTTCATCAAATTAGACAGCTTTATAAGAACTATAAGTATTCGTTGCCGAGTGAAAGAAGCGATGGTAAAAGAAGAAAATATTTTAAAGCACTTCCTATAGAGGAACTTACAGACGAGCAACTGATTGTTGCAGGAAGGAGAGAGGTTGCACAAGCAGCACTTGAAGGATTTGTGCTCTGCATGATTATGAGTGGACAATTAGTATGGGATGAGAAAATCATGAATGGTACGTGGTTTTATCAATCAGAAATTGACCAGGACTTAGTATTGTTAAGAAGTTGGGTCGAAGGTAAGTAAACAAAAAAATATGCGGTGCTCGGCAATACAGGGCAAATAAATAAAATTTGAAGGAGAAATGAATTATGTTGAACAAGAATGAAAGAATGGCAAAGCTTACTACTATGGGAGTTAATACTAGCAAGTATTTTACTATACCACTTGAAAATGGTGGCACTGTATCTATTGTTATTGATGAAAATGGAAATCCTATGAGAGTAAAGGATGATATTGCAAATCAAATCATCGAGGATGGTTATGTAAGAAACACAAAACTTCACAGAAGATTTGTTATGGCGCAAATGTTCCAAGGTCTTAACTACAAATCTTACGATGGTAGAAAGACTGGCTATAACGAATGGGTTAAGAGACATAGCCTTAAGTATGCGTTCGATATGATGCTTGAGGAAATCAGAGTTCTTGGTAAGCTTGAAGAAAGAGACAGAGAGACTTTTGTTGAGAGAGCACATTTCTTCACAAAGGATGTTATTGTTAAAACTATGGAAGATTATGTTGAAAAGCTGATAGCACACATAGACGCAATGCCTAGTAAGAATTGTAAGGGCGTTCCTTATAAGAGAATTAAGGGAAATAACATTTTCGTAGTAGACATTAGTAAGAAAGTGTATGCACCTCTTACAAATGATATTTATAGAGTTAGATATGCAAGCAACTACAATGAGATTTATAGAATTGTAAAGGGATTCATGAAGAATATGATTTCTCTTCCTTACAACACTCCTAAGAGCAAGGATTGGATTGATGCTTATAAGGGCGCAGGAGCATTCTATACATTAAAGAATCTTGTAATGTTCCATGATTGTGGAATTATTACGACTCGTGGCGTTGTGGTTAGAGGAATGGATGCAGTCGCATATCTTAATGTAAAACTTGACGAGTACAAGGGTGAAGGATGGAGAATGTTCGCATTGATGAAGAAAGTTATCGTTGATAATGGATTTGATTTCAAAGCGGCCATGAGAAGAATTTATAATAACTAATTAATTAATTGTGGATAGATAACGCATAACACATAAGGCATTTCAATTCAAGTCAGATCAAGGATGATATGACTATACAGCAGTCATGGCTGGTTATCACCAGCCCCGACTGCTGTTTATTCATCCGTTCTCGATCTCGATATGAAACAACTAAAGTAATATCTACAGAAATGCAGAGTGTGTTGGTATAAGCGCCAATATACACAAGGGAATACAATTCAGATAAGCTGCACAAACTCCTGAAACAGGATCTTTGCACCTGGTTATCCCCAGGTTTAAGATCCTTTATTCAGGATTATGCAGCTTCACATGATACTGTTAAAGAAAGCTTACAAATTCATGAGTGTATAACAAAAATAAATATGAAAAGAGGAATTAACGTGGAAAATAATGTAGCATTTAGTAAATACAAACTATTAGCGATAGATATATATAAATGGTGTAAGAAACATGACTTATGGGGTGATAATATCATCTACTTCGATGGTAAGGCGTGGTCTAATGGCGAGACGTGGAGTGGAGTTAAGGGCAAAAGGATTGATGAGGATTTGTATGAATATAAAGACAGAAACCCAAGTGATTACTTCGAGTATGCGAATCCAGAGACGTTATCAATGAGCTTTGAAGGAAGTCTAAATTATGTTTTGAATGGATATACAAAGGGCTCTTGGAAGTTAGAAGCAGAATTTATGAAATTGTTTGAGAAATATGGACTTTATTATGAACTTGGTCATTCTTGGAACTTAAGCGCATATGAAATTTAAGGAGGAAGTGTTATGTCTGATAAAAAGTTATGGAGCCTTGCACAAGAGCAGGCCAAAAAAGAATATGAAAAAGAATGCGGCAACTGGGAAGACGCTGATAAATATGAAAGAGAAGACTGGGTCTTTGCCTCATATCTAAAATTGAAGGAGGAAAATTAAATGAAAAAGCGTATTATTTGGAGTAATTCTGATCTCGATATCGATGACTGGAGGGATAGTTATAAGGAATATCTTGAAATGAATGATAAAGACGACTGTGATCCAGATGACGAAGATGATATATATGAATGGATGGAAGAAACAAATAACGATTACCTGTACGATGAAAGAGCAAATCTAAATAAAAAGGTTGATGGCAGAATTCTCGTTATTGGTGACCTTGGTTTGTGGAATGGACGTAAAAGCGGATATCAAATTATTGATAGCAGAAATATTAAAGATATCTTATATGCCGATTGTGATTCTGTTGAGTGGTATGGAGACGGATATAATATTCGTTCTGTACAGCATCATCACGATGGTACGAATTATTGCTTGTATAGAATTATTCGTGAGGATAGAAATATAAACAATCTGCTTGACGCCATCTATAATGGCGAAGAGATTACAAATAAGAAATTGAATTATTATACAAAGTCGCTGTATAAAGATGTGGCGGACGTTTATGGTTGGAGGTAAGCAACAAATTGTATAAAAACATATAACGTGTTAATATAAATTATAAACTAAAAACAAATTTTAGGAGGAATCAATTATGACGGATAAACAAATCCAACAAGCAAAGGCAACATTACCACAATGGAAAAACGGCAAAGCGCCAATCCTAACGCCAGAGCAAAATCAACTAAGAAGAGAATTGCAGTGCAGAGATATGATAAATTCAATTCTTTGCTATAAAGGTAAGGAAGGCATAATGAACAATGAATATATTGCAGATTACATTGATGACCTTGGATGTGATATTGTGAAACGTTTATGTGATGAACAGATTGCAGATTTCGAAAAGGCAATAGTTAAGAAAAATGTTCATACTGATTCTGAGGGAATTTCTTATAATTCCATTATTTGGGCAGATGATAAATAATAGTAAACCAAAAGGGCTATGTCGTAAGATTTGGCCCTTATTTAATTAATAAACTTGGAGGATTAACAAATGACAAACATAGAATTTATGGCAAAACTTGACGCAATGTACGCAAAGCACCCTATGATTGCACGAAGCAATCCTAAGTCACTTAATGAGCTGATGTACGTGCTTCGCATGGAAGGCGATAGAGATTACGCCATTAGTACAAATGATGGCGGCTGCATTCCATCTGTACGAGAAACCTTTGTGTCATCAAGAGACCTGGCAAAGAAGGTTGTGTCGATTGAGTGGGAAGAATTTGAAGACGAAGAGTATGGCACGATTGGTGCGATTATTGTAGATTTGGAGGACCAATAATGAACAACGAAATTAAAGTAATCGTAGAAATGGTTCTTAAAAGTGTAATGGGAAAAAAGAAAGATAAAATTGCAAAAATCATGGAAAGCATCGATGACCGTGAGGGTGGAATTTTGGTTTACTTGTCGCACGGAGCAACCCTTGGAGAGGCAGAGGAAATTCAAGAGGTAATCAAGAGCGCTGGATTGCAGATTCCCGAACAAATGGGTAATGCGGTCATATATGTTACAAAATAATTAAACAATACAAGATGATTTAAAAGGAGAATTTTAACTATGACACAGAAAAACATTGACGTAATGGACATTATTGTTAGCAAGATGGTTGAGGGCGATACACTTTCTAAGGCGCTTAAGAGAGTGTACAATAAGAGAAGAGTATCGATTCCTTATAACGAGGAAATTTATGATGTATCGGTTATGTCTTTGCCGATGTCAAACAGAACATCCAACACATTAATGAGAGGCAGACTTAGGACTATAGGAGAAGTCATAGAATTCTGTAAGACTCATAAAATTACTGAGGTAACTAATCTTGGCAGAAATTCAGGTATTGAACTGTTTGAAACCATTCTTGATTATTGTTGGGACCATATGAACCAGGAAGAGCGTGTGTCATTTTTGATTGATACCGTTGAGCGAAATAGTGATAATATTCGCGAAGAAATTGTATAAGTATAATTAATCGACCCGGGGTTATTAAGCCCCGGGAGAAAGAAGGAAATATATGAAATATAAAATGATGACGGCCGCAGAGGCCATTGATAGATTGTTTGAACTAAAAACAAAAACTAAAAAATTGGATTTTACTTTTGATGATATTGATAAATATCCGGAGTGTAAACCAAGCGGCTGGTATGGCATGAAATTAACAAGAATATTCGATGAAGAGGACGGCGTATTCACCATGGGATATTATGGTGGCGGCTCTACTGAAGCATATGATATCTATGGAATGGTTGAGGCGTCCGATGATGAAGAATGTGTAAAAGAATATTGTGCCGCAAGACTTCAGAATTTTATGAATACTTGGTGCGATACGTTCGAGCCTTGCGAAAAAATATGTGTAGAAATTAAGGAGGATTAACATGGAAAGTTTGAAAGTTAAGGTAGATGGCGGCTATCTATATGCCACTATTAGTGGCGATCTGAATTATCCTGGTATTTGTGTGGAGTTTGTTGCAGATGATGATATGGGCGAGTCTTTAAGTAGACCTACCGTGTTGATGGAAAAGCCTTTAGGAGAAAAACTTAGGGCCTTGATATGGGATGATAAAGACGATGAGGATTATACGACAGAGATTATATTCGATTAAACAATACAAAATGATTAAAATATGATATAATAAAGGAGAAATGTAAAAATGGGAAACGTTTTATATAACATAAATTACGATGAGTCAATGATAATCTCTCTTGCAAAGGGTAATAGCAAGTTGGGTAAGAAGGTATTTGCCTTCAATCTTATGCCGGGCAATAAACCTATTTCTACGAAGGACAAAGGAGAACTAACAAATGTATGGGGTACTTGCGGTGGATGTTGTGATGGCTGTGAGGGAAATTGTTACGCGGTAAGAGATGCTCGTATGCATCATAATTCTGTAATTCCGAGTGTTGGTAAGAATACGGTAATTATGAGACACGACATGGATAAGGGCTTTAAGCAGATCAAGGAGGCGTTGATTGAAAACAAAGCAAAGGTGCTTCGTTGGCAGTCAAGTGGAGAGATAATGAATTATAATTATTTACTTCATATGATCAAGATGGCAGTCGAGATGCCCGACGTGCAGTTCTATTTCTACACAAAGAGATTTACGTTTATTGAGCAGTATGTAAAAGACCACGGTGCGTTCCCCGAGAACTTGGTGTGTAATATTTCCGAGTGGAAAGGTAATACAGAAGGTTATCAATTCGATGGATTGAATAAATTTGTGTATGATGATGGCACAGACCCTGCTATAGAAAAGTTATTCCATTGCCCTGCTGTTAATAAAAAGGGTCGTAAGACTGGCGTTACTTGCAGTGAATGTAAGAGATGTTTCTCTGGCAATAAGGGAATTATAACTGCTGTTTATGATCACTAAACAACACAAAATGATTAGGAGAAAGCAACAATGACAGAAAAGAAAAGATATTCTATAGCTGAAGTATTCCAAATGATAGGAGAGGAATATCTCAACAGAAACAATGATGCCGACCAGCATAAACATGACATTGAGGTAGATGGATTTAAGGTACATCCTATTTCTTTGAGGTACATGACATTTTATCAAAAGGGAACTAAATGTATCTGTTGTGGTAAGGAGGGTGCATATTTTCAACTCGATGGAGATGAGGGGACCAATCGTAGACACTTTAATCTTTATGCAGATGATGGCACACTAATGACCAAGGATCATATTATTCCCAAGAGCAAGGGTGGTGCTGATAGAGCATCTAATATGCAAACTATGTGTGCACCGTGTAATAAAATAAAGGGAGCATTTTATCCAGGGCTTGAAAGAGAGTATATTATTGGAACGAAACCAAATGGTAAAGAGGTTTGTTTTGCTACTATGGAGAAGGCTGCTTATCATATTGCTATGCAGGATTGTAAGCTTGAAGCAAAGAAAATATCAAAGGTAGAGGCGGTAAAGGGCGCAATCACCTGTGTGCTACGTCTTCAGTCAGCAATTGAAAATCAGACTCGATACGCTCGTTGCTTATGGCGAAAAGAAATGAGATAACAATACAAAATTATTGGGGTGTGTATATGAAAGATGGCACTTTTGAAAGATTGCAACAGATTGCAAAAAAACGAATTTGGTTTGTCAATAGTTAAGGCAGATCATTCAATGACATCGCAAATACTTTTAGATGAACTGAAATTGGAACTAACATCGGTGGAAAAGCTAAATAAAATCAAAGCGATTATAACAGAAAAGAATGGCGTTGCAGATAATCAAGAGTTTGGGTTGCACTATGGACAGGCAATAGACTATCTAGAACAAATTGAAGAAATTATCAAGAATGATTAATGAAAGGATGGTATAAATGTTAAATGAACACGAAACACAATTAATAATGGAGAACTTCTTTAAAGACTGTTTAAAATTTTGGGAAAGAAGCACAAATGATAGACGTGAGGCTTTTGAGAAAGCGCTCGATGATACAAGAAGAATTATGACAGATCCGTTTTCTCCTTGTGGGGATAAGTTGGACGTGAAAACGAAAGAAATGTTTATCAGGTACCGTGAACAGGATTTAGGAATTAGGAGGGTTTAATATGAAAAGTTTAATTGTAGAATATGTAAAATATGAAGATATTGATTTGATTGACAAATTAGATAACATGTATTGCTCAGAAATTTCAGAAGAGATTTTTGAAAAGTGTATGGAAAAAGGAACATTTAAAAAGATCGAAGAAAAAGTATGGGAGCTTATGAATGATAAAGATTCTGAGTTTTCAAAGGCAGAATCTTATGATGGGCTGTATGATGAAGATGAATCAGAAGATGAACATGATATGTGGTCAGCATGTCTATATAATTGTGATTTGTTATATATGACAGCAATTGCATATGTGTTAGGTTTAGAAGTACCTGAATTTAGTTGGGATGTTGAAAATTTTGGAATGTAAGGAGCACGGCCGTGAGAGATTGGTTAAAATGCGCCGATGAAATTGATAGAGATTGCATACACAAATACGAATATCTCCTTGGAAGAAAGTTAAAAGACTATAACGAGTATTCTGAGATAGATGGACAAGTCGATGAAATGATTTTGGAATTTGATAGCAGAAAAGATTTTTATGAAGCATATCCAGAATTAAAGAAATATAGGAGACCAATATGAAAAAGTGCAAATATTATGTAGGATGTTATGGATTTTGTGATACGGCAAGTGGATTTAAAACGATGAGAGTCGTTACAAAGATTCAAAATACAGTACCGCTATTTGAAAAGGATGTTTTACCTCTGGAATTCACATCAGAGGACGCAGATAGATATATGCGTGAATTACTTGGAAGAGGATGGGTAGCAGTCACTATTAGGGTTCCGTATGAAAATCAGTATACCTGTTGGAATTAAGGAGATTTTAATATGAACGAATATTGGAAAGACCCACGGCTAGACGATGAGGGAACATATGATTATCTTGCAGAAGAACTTCCGAGTGACACGGCAAAGTGGCAATGGTATTATCAGAAGTGCGATTCTTGCGGTAAATATCACAAACGAAACTTTGTAAGTACACATTACTTTTATTGTTGGGACGGATGGGATTCTATGAGTTATACAGAGTGCTGGAAGTGTAGATTGAGAGATAAGGTGCGTGCAATCAAAGCAAAGATTAAAAGAAAAATTAAGGCAAGAAAAGAATATCGTAAATGGATAAGGCAACTCAAAAACAAAGGTGTTGAGATTACAGAAGAACTAAAGAAGACAATTCGTAATATTGCTAACAAGGAGGTTGTGAGATGAAACTCAAAGAGCTGAAGCGTGGCGAATACTTCACAAGGAAGCCGATGTACGAACAAGAAGCGAAGCCATCGCAGGTATATATTAAGGAAGACTATGACCGAAGCACGAAGAAGTATTGGTGTCAGAAATGGGATGATATTTCCAGTGGAATGGAACTTAAGGGTGATGCTGAGGTTTATACAGATTTTATATTTTAAGGAGTGGTAGTGTGAATAAAGGGTTAAAACTGTTTATAGCAGACGTTATTGATGAAGAGAGTGGTGATAATTATATTTGGTATGTTGTGGGCAAGACATACGACTCTGCATTTAAAAGATTTACCAAAGAAGCAAATAAAACGTGGCGAACATATCTCTATTATTTTGATGAAGCCAATAAGGACAGGACAAATAATTTTATAGAATGGCTTGATGGCGAAGATGTCAAAGCGGGTATTTATGAAGAATAGAAGAGGATTAGTATGGATATTGTAATGGCAGTAGAAGAGCTTGGTTTTGACGGAGGTATTAGTTTAGGAAGATGTTCAAGAAGTACAGTCTATCGTTGGACCAAGGCAATTAACGAATATTTGGAGGAAAATAAGTATGAATGGCGTGTTAAGGCAGACTATAAGAATTGTTGTGTTGATATTATAGGATGGAAGGAGAATTAAAATATAGTATATTTGTAGAAAATAGTATATAATATTATCATCAAGGAGGAGTTTATAATGGAAAATAAAATTATTGAATTAACTCAAAGCAAAGAAGGGAATCGTTGTTTAATTTGTAGTTCCACAGATGGGCATATCAATATCAGAATTCAACGTATTCACCCAGTAGACAACATTATATCGTTTCATGTTTGCGATAAGTGTTTAAGCCAAATGCAAAACGACATTAATAAGATCTGCGAATAAGCAGGTCTTTGTTAAATAGAACAAAACAAAATGATTATAAAAGGAGAGGTTTGTATTGTGTAAAGTATATGGATATTGTAGGGCTGCGTTAGCAAGTAAAGAAGAAATATCAGAACAAATGAGGGTAATTGCAAATTATTGTGAGGATAATAACTTAAAAGTTGATGGATTCTTCTGTGACGACGGTGTAAGTGGTTTTGACGTTGGACCAGAGTTTAAGCACCTTATTGAAGAATTAAAAAGTGGAGACACTGTAATCGTTAAAAATCTTTCAAGGGTTGCAAGGGGTAATATAAGATTGATATCACTTATGGATAGATTTAAGGATGAAAGAATCAAGGTTGTGTGTATTGATGAAAATGACCTCGATATATCACCAATGAGAGCTTGGCTTGAGCAAAGATGGGCAAGACAAATGAGAGATGAGTAATCATCTCTTTCTTTAATTACAAAACAATACAAAATGATTATATAATAAGGAGGTAAAGTGATTATGAAAATTGCAAAAGGGTGGAAACTGTTCGAGATGAATTCTGAGGGGAGATTATTTCCTCTATTTATTGGCAAGAATGAGGAAACAGCTATGAATGAATGGGTCATGGCAGAGATTATAGAGCATCATCCTCAGTTCGCGCACAGACCTGGATGGCACCTGGGAACTGGAGTACCTAGTGCCCCGTGGTTAATGGGAGCTGATGGGACTTACAAGTCTCAGCGTGGTAAGAAATTTAGAAGAGTATGGTGCGAAGTAGAGTATGTAGCAGATGTAGATTATACATCCGTAGTTGAGAAATTACCCAAGAAGTGTTTTATCGATCGACTTCCTGAGGGAGGCTTTTATAATTTTAGAGAGTCTGGTAATCGTCTGTGGATTATAGCGGACAGAATAAAGGTTACGAGGATTCTCAGCGAGGAGGAGAGAGTTGAGATTATGAACAAGATGAATTATGATGAGCAAGAAGCGTTTGAGCCGTATAGACGAGCTATGGCTAAGAGAATGAAAACGGCATAATTGTAAACATTTCTTGAACACAACACAAAATGATTGACAAACTGAAAATTATAATGTATAATTAAAATACAAATTAAAAGGAGATTGCGATTATGAACAAGAACAGACGCAAGGAACTTATAGAGTGGGTTAGAAAAGCAGAAGAATGGGCGTCACATGGTGAAAGACTGAAAAGTGAACTTGAGAATATTTGCTCTGATGAACAGGATTACTTCGACAATATGCCTGAGAACTTGCAAGGCAGCACTAGAGGTATGGACGCGGAAGAAGCAATTGATGCGATGAATGAGGCGATTAAATCTATGGATAATGCAATTGAAGCAGCAGAAGAAGCGGCGAGCTGCGTTGATGAAATTTAATGACGAATCAAAATGATTGAAGGAGGTTATATTATTGATGGATGTAAACAAGATTGATATGTTGCACGGATTATATGGAAGTATGATTAGTAGAACTAGAGCAGTAGGGTATTGCCATTATCATAAGGCAGCTTTGACAGTGAAGACCATGAAGTGTCACGAATGCTTGAAGAAGCAGTGTGATGCGCTGAAGAAATACGAAGAACATGATTTTTGGAGGCAGCACGAGCAGAAAAAGGAAAGGCGCAAAGCAAGAAAACAAACAATATATAGTTTTGCGTCATAAGGAGGTGGGGCTATGATTCGAGAATGGCCTGGACAAACCAAAGAAGAATGGCTCGCAGAGTATCGAAGAAATAAAAATCTTACGCCAGAAGAACGAGAAAAAGAATTGAATGAATTCTTGGATGAAATAAAAAAGCGGGACGAGGAAAGAGAGCGAGAAAAAGTAGCGCAAAAGCAGCAAAATTCAGAAAATCTGTTTGCTAATTGTGATCACCCCAACAGTTTAGAGAATGATGAGGCCACAATTTTGTGGATTGTTGTAATGGCGGTAGCAACGATTTTTAAAGGCAATTGGATTATTTGGATTATTGCAACTATCATTTGGCGCAAATATATCACAAGACATAAAATCAAAAAATAATAGGAGGTTATTATGAATAATATAGCTGGAAGATTAGAAAAAGAAACTCAATTTTACGAAAAAATGAAAGAAAAATTGAAGGGGATGCCGAAGATTATCGGAGAGTATTGCACTTCAATGAGAGCAAATAGAAAGTCATACACAACTGTTGGAGTATATATAAATAATGTTCTGCATTTTGCACGTTTTGTGGCAGGAGAAAAACCGACCGAAGATTTCTATAAGCATATCACTGCATCCGATGTTGAAAATTATATGATCTCTTTGGAAACAAGGAATACATCAAACGGCATTAAAAGAACTGGCGATGATGTTTTACAGAATCGTTGGAGTTCATTGAATACATTTTTTGATTGGTGCCTGAAAAGGGGTTATATTGACAAGAATCCTATGGGTGTTGTTAGTAGGCCTAAGAATAACACAGAACATAAAGTAACATATTTGACAAAGGTTGAGATCAATAAGTTGTTTAGGGCGATTGACAAGAATCAAAACGAGACATTTAGAATGAGGGATAAAACTATTATTAGTCTTGCTCTTGCTACGGCTCTTCGTGTGAGTGCGCTAGTTAATATTAATGTTGATGATATTGATTTTGAGGGTAGTGTTATTAAGGTCGTTGAGAAGAGACAGAAGGTGCGCGAGATTCCTATGGGCGAGAACACAAAGAATATGTTAATGGAGTATGTTGAATTTAGGTCCAATGAGTATAAAGACGTTAATTCTCAGGCGTTATTTTTCACCAAAAACTATAATAGATTGTCTGTGTGGGATGCTAATGATATGTTAGAGAAGTATTGCGATTGTGCCGGAATTAAAAGGGTTACATTTCACAAACTTAGAGCATCTTCGGCCTGTGCTTTGGCGAAAGCAGGAGTGCCGGTTAAAGCAATTTCACAACAGCTCGGTCATAGCGGAATTGGCGTAACAATGCGTTATGTAGATGTGTTTAATGAGGATAAGGAAAAGACTAAAGGTGTTCTCGACAACTTGTTCTAAAACAAAATGATTGCAATTTATCATTTTGTAGTGTTATAATAAAATCGATAAAGAAGTAAGGAGACGATATGTGTGTATACAAACGAACAGGAAATAGAAGATTTCCTACAGGAGTATGGTAGAAGCAGAGTTATCATAGAGACGACGACAAGAGCAACGCTTAATAGGGCGGTTGAATTTGAGTATAAATTCAATAAGCCATTTTATTACTTTACGACAGAAGAGGCATTGGAAATGTATAAAAGCGTTCACGCCATCTCTGTTGTAACGTTGCAGAATAACAATTTGGCATTGAAGCACGCTGCAAGATGGTTTGCTTATAAGCATAAGAAGGAAGTAGCAAACACATATGAAGAGATAACAAAAGATGTTCTAAGTGAGGTTGTTGATGTTAATAAACAAAGAAGTTTGATTTTCAGCAGAGAAGACATTGACAATATGAAAGATAACTTATTGAATGCAATAGATAAAGCAATAGTCGAGATGTTATTCCAAGGAGCCGGTGGCGAGTGGTTAAGAGAAGTTGCATTCTTAACGCGCAACCAAGTAGATAGAGAGCATTTGATGGTGTACTTCAGAACTGGAAAAAACATTCCGGTTACGGATGAAATTTGTGATTTGCTAATGGAGGCGTTTGCAGAAGATGAACTTGTATCATTTGGGTCAACAACGAGAGTGAGCAAAGTTACTGGCAATTCGTTATACAAGGTGAGATGTAATGCATTATCTGATAACTCCGATTATAACGACATACAATCAGTGGAGCGCAGATATAGATTCATCCAAAGAAGGTTATTGTTGATTTCAAAAGACTTGGGCGTTAGGTTAACTGCAAGCGGACTACAAGCAAGCGGGTTACTGCATCACATTCAACTTGGTATGGAAGAAACAGGGTTGTCGTTTAGGGAATTTGTGAGAACTGAGCGAGCAAAATGGTTGGCACAGAGGTATGATATTAGATCAGAACTGTATGCTCAGATCATCCAAGATAAGTTGGGGCAATATTTTGAATAATGTTGCCTTTGCTTCTTTTGGCATACAGTACAAAATGATTATAATGGCGTCGCTTTGTGTAATCCAAATTTGGTATATTATGTATAAGGAAGACAGAATAGTCAGATTATACATAATTTTACCATAATTTTAATATTGCATCCAAACATATGTTTGTTGTATAATATACACATATCTATATACAAAGGGGAAGAGACTTGATGAGAACGTTTGAATTATGGGACCAACTACAAAATAAAAATTGCAGAGTAATTATTAATCACGCACTGTTTGATGAGCAGCAATACGACTGCGACAATGCACAGATTATCAATGATGAACATAGAATTGGGGTTATAATTAAAGGAAGAGAATTATTTGCGTACAAGCATGACGTGGTTGATTTTTGGGTTTATGAGAACGCATACACGGTGCGAGATAAGATGATGACGATAATAATTGTAAATAAATTGTAAATAAATAACATAACCTCTTGACAAATTGCCCTTCTTATGCTATTATATATACAACCGATAAGGAACAAAATGATTAGCAGGAAGGAGGGCTAATTTATGGGAGACAAACAAAAATCTCAGTATCAATGTATGAATTGTGGAACTCTACATTGGATAGAAGATCCGCCTGATATAGATGCGAACGAATTGTACATAAAGGTAAGATGTAATCATTGTAAGCAGATGACAAATCATCTTTGGGTGGGAAATAAACCGGAAGATTTGTATTTGTATTACGATGTGAACGCAGATCCAAGATATTATTGAAACAATACAAAATGATTAGAAGAAAGGAATAAAATTATGTTTGATTTTGATGATTTGATGGACTTAGATGAAGAGGATATGGCAGAGCTCGAAAATGGAATTCGTGCAACCTGCAAGATGACAATTCGCACTCTTGAAATTTTTTACGAAGAACTTCAGAAGTCTAATCTGCCGGATAGTGTTAAGACGGCAATCCTTGTAAGCAAGGCTAATAGCAATTAAAATGATTATTATTAAAAGGAGAAAATAAAAAATGGCAAACACATTTAGTTTTGTGGGAAAGATTTCCCGTAGAAAAGAAAACGCATTTGTAGAGAAATCATTTGGTTCGGGGTGGCTTATTAATGAGCTAAACTTTACGATGGCTTGTGGCGACAACGTACAGTTCCTGAAAGCATCTGGTGGTATGTGGGACGAGAAGCACGCGAGTAAGAACAGTGTTATGACTGTTAAGTACAACGAGGGAGGCAAAGATGAGAAGATTACTATTAATTGGGAAGACAGATTTAATCCCGATGTAGTAGAGAGTGTCGCAAATTACAAGACCTATACTGTAGATACGGAGATTGCACAGGCAAGAAAGGATATTGAGGCAAGCGGAGATAAGGCTGCAATTGAGGCGTCCGCTAAGAAGCATAAGACTTTTATCGCAGCAATAGACTTTGTAAAGTGGCTTGATAAGGTAACCGTCAATGAGAAGACTAAGGATTGGGTATGGAAGGTAACTGGCGAGGTTGAGTATCGTTATAACAACGGTAAGTATTATCGTGACTTTGTTCCTAGAAGAGTATACCATGTAGATCCTACAACCGAGCCTCAGTGTGTAGGTACTATTAAGACATTCTTCTCTGAGGGATGTGTAGATGACGAGGGCGAGAACGATATCCTCTTCAATGTTTATACTCAGTATTATGACCAGCAGTGTAAGAAGAATTGCTTCACTCCCATGCCTCTTGTAATTGCTAAGGATCACCCTAAGGCTAAGGGCTTAACAAGACAGTATAACAAGGCGGAAGGCGATGCAGTTAAAGAGCTTTCTGTAAATGTAGTTTATGTTAATGGTGCACAGAAGGTAGAAATTTCTGAGGAGCATCTTACCGACGAACAGAAAGAGATGATTGAGGACGGACTTATTACTCTTGAAGATATTCAGAGAGATATGGGCGGTTCTGTATATGGAGACAAGAAGACTGAGACGAGAATTACAGACCTTGCTCGTGGATACACGACCGGCGCCAAGGAGACTGTTTATGAAGCAGATGATTTAACTAAGACTCCTACGAAGGATGAGCCTGAGGATGCAGATATTGATGTCTTCCCTGAAAATGAAGACGATGAAATATGATAACAGTACAGAATGATTAAAAGGAGATAGTAATTATGGCATTTGTAAAACCTTCAATTAATGAAATTAAGCCTGATATGGCAACACTTAGCATTTATATTAGATCGGTAAAGAAGTTTGGTAAGAGCACTCTGTTTAGATCTACTATTCTTGCCAAATATGGTGATCCTAGTTATGGACTTCTTGTTGGATGTGGCAAGGAGAAGGGCTATAAGCTTTTGGATAATCTCAACAAGGCACACATCGACACATATAAGGATGCTATTGAATTCCAGAAGTGGTTTCTTGAAAATCCGGGCAATGTAAAGATTCTTTGCTTTGATACCGCCGACGAACTGTGTCCCATGTTTGAAAAGGAAGCGATTCGTCTTTCAAATATTGAGAATCCTAATAGACCTACCAAGTCAATTAAGGGAGCATTTGGTGGGTATATGGCTGGACCCGAGTATGTTGGCGAGATGATTAAGGCGTACTTCGATAAGTTTATTCAGGCAGGCTATGGTGTATGGGTTATCGCACATTCCAAGTTTAAGACCATTAAGGAAAAGGGCGGACTTGATGAAGATGGATATATGCAGCTAACTAGTAATCTTGTCTCCAACTACGAAGCTGCTTTCGGCGACATTTTTGATGCCACCCTTACAGGTGTTATTGACAGAGCATATGAAACCAAGGGCGAGGGAGATAAGGCAAAGAAGTATGCTACAGGAGAAATTCGTAAGCTGTACTTTAGAGGTACAACTTTGATTGATGCAGGTTCGAGATTTGCAGATGGAGCAGTGCCTGAGTATCTTACTTATGATATGTCTGATATGGAGTTTGCAGAACTATTCCTTAAGACCTGCGAAGAAGGTATGGAGAAGAGTAAGCTTGATTTTGGCGCTAAGAAAAAGCCTACCTCCAAGAAGACTACCAAGAAGCCTGAACCTACTCCTGTAGTAGATGATGAGGAAGAAGATGACCTTACTGCAATGCTTAGAGCAGTAGTTGAGAAGGCAGAAGAAGATGAGACTACTGATAATGAAATGTATGGTGTAAACGAGGATGAGATTCCCGATGATGCTGTGCCTTTTGACATCGATGAGGATGAAGAGGAAGAGGTTGATGAGGATGCAATCATCACTCTTGATGAGGATAGACTCAACGCAATCCGAGCGGCGTTTAAGGGTTCTGATGCAACAACTAAGGCAAAGGTTAAGAAGCATCTTGTTGATTATTCAAACAAATTAAGTGCAGAGATGAAGATTAGCGATGTTAATGCTATCGAGGAAATCCTTGGATTGAACGACGAGGTTTAATAAACACATAGGTGGTTGGTGAGGAATCACCGCCACCTACTTTTGACATAAGGAGGAATTGAGATGGCAAAAGCAAAATGTAAAATTTGTGGAAACACTTTAGATACAAATGTTGCGTATAAGGTGACAGATAAGAATGGAAAGAACAAATATTTTTGCTCAGCCTCTGAGTTCGAGGCAGAAGAAGAGCGCAAGAAGAAAATCCAGGAAGATAAGGATAGAGTGTATCGTTTGATATGTGATATTATGGGCGAGAAGGAAATAATCAGTACGGCGTTATTCAAGGAGTGGCAAGTGTGGCTAAAGGTCGCAGATAACGAAAAAATTGCTAAGTACTTAGAGGAAAACAAGGACTACTTAACTTCGGTGATTGCTAGGCTGCAGAGTTCTGAGTACGCGCGTATACGCTATTTGTCGGTGATAATTAGGGATAAAATTAAGGCATTTGTGCCGAAGGTTGAGGTTGTTGAGAAGCCGAAGGTTGTAGTCGAAGAAACTATCTACGAAGCACCAACACAATCTCTTAATAAGCGTAGAAGTTTAGCAGACTTGGAGGATATGTTTTAATGGATAAGAATCAATTTATTAGTGGAGTTATGGAGAAATATGACCATAGGTTGCTTGAAAATTCTTTGACAACTGAAGGTAATGTCTGTGGATTACTTCTCTCTGATCTCACCTTTTATGATGATTGTGGATTAGAGAGCAAGGATTTCGTAACTAAGCATGGGCGTATGCTATTTACCATTGGTAAGCAACTCAGAGAAAAGGGTTGTGCAAACTTCGATGAAATAACTCTGCTTTCTAATGTGAATGACGATGTTAAAGAAAAGATAGACAATGAATTGGGTGGATTTAGAGCGATCCAGAATATTATAGATGTTGTGTCTGTAAAGAATATGGATGCTTTTATGGATGAATTAAACAAGAGAAATGTTTTAATGTCTCTCTATAAGAAGAACTTTAACATCTTCGAGGAAATGACACTCGATAGTGGAAAGAAAGTTATTCCATATGAGTTGTTTCAAAAATTAAGTTCTTCTGAAATATTAGACTGGTATAATGCACAACTTGCAAGCCTTGAAACTAATATTAATAGTAGCAAAATTGTGGATGAGGGCTTCGTAGATTTCGATGACGAATTCATTGAGAGGCTTTCACGCAAGGAAGAAGTAGGCGTTTCATTTGGAGATGCTGGACTTAATATCAACGGAGAGGAAATTTCTACGTTCCCATTTATGAGTGGCAATATTCTTGGATTAAAACCAGGCACTTTGAATTGCTGGGCAGCCCATTCGGGAGCCGGTAAGAGTACGTATATGATTACGGTGCTTATGAGCCTTGTGGCGAAGGGAGAGAAGGTTATCTTGGTTAGTAACGAGTCCCAGATTTCAGATGTTCGTATTCAATTTTTAGTTTGGATACTTACAAGATGCTTAGATTATTGGAAGATTTCTAAAAAGAAATTAACATCAGGCAATCTTACATATGAAGATAAAGAAAAGATTAAAGAGGCAAGACAATGGTGGAAGGAAAAATATGCAAAATCTGTAAAGATAGTAACATTATCTGACGCCGATGCAAGACTAACTTGTCAGATTATTAAGAGACATATTCTTAGAGACGGATGTACAACCTTCCTTGTAGATACATTCAAATTAACTACAGATGGCGGCTCCAATGACGCGTTTTGGATGAGTCTTATTAAAGATACTAGAGACCTGACATCGCTTGCAATGAAGTATAATGTTATTGGTTTGATGACGGTTCAGCTTGCACTTAATTCTTTAAATAGGTGCTGGATTGATGCTAGTTGTTTATCACAGAGCCGTGCAATTAAGGAAACGCTTTCGAACTTAATAATGTTCCGTAAAATTACAGATGCCGAGCTAGATCCGTCCTCTCCTTATTTTATTCATCCATTCAGATCAAAACAAAGAGAAGACGGTTCGTGGTACGAAGAGCCCTACCAACCCGACAGAACTAAGGTTTGGAGGTGTTTCTTTATAGATAAGTCACGAAGAGGTGCAGACAGTAATGATACTGGCGTTGCATATTTGGTTAGATACGACGGAGACTTTTGCACGTTTTACGAAACCGCCAAGTGCAGACCTACACACAAGTTGATTAATACTGAGGGTAGATAATTGTAAATAAACTGTAAATAAATCTCAAACTACCTTGACAAATTGAAAAAATGATATTATTATAATTACACGACAAAATGATTAGAATGGAGGTGTCAGAGATGTGTTCGAAGAAGTAAAAGAAAAATTATTAGAGCAACCAGAGTCCATAGAGCATATCTTAGACACCTTTGGTTTTGATAAGATACGAATTCGGAACCGAGAACTTAGGTGTGCTTTTGAGCCTGGGATGAACCCGACCGCGGTGGTTATTAGGCTGCAAGACAACGAGAATTTGTTTGTGAAAGATTACGAGCGAAATCTCTCGTGCGACTTAATAAACTACCTTATCAAGAGCAAAAATATTCCATTTAAAGATGTAATGAATGTTATCAAACAGGAGCTACATCTTGATTCCATATATAATTACAAACGCAAGGTTGGGCTCTTTGGCGGGATATATGACGGTCTGAGCCGTTCTAATGGCGAAATATCCGTAACTACTTACCCAGAAGAGATACTTGAACAGTATGGCAATACGCCAAATCTGCTTTGGTTAAAAGACGGAATTTCGCTAAGTACTCAACGAAAATGGGGCATAGGTTACGATGTAGAATCACAACGCATAACAATGCCGATAAGAACTTCAACTGGGGAAATTATGGCGATAAAAGGAAGGCTTAACGGTACGCCAGAAGAGTTCGAACCCAAGTATCTTTACATAGTTAATGGACCAATGTCACAGACTCTTTTTGGGTATTCGGAGAATTACAGTTCGCTCTATGAGAATGAAATCCTTGTGGTTGAGTCAGAGAAGTCGGTGCTTATTTTGGACTCTTGGGGTTATAACAATGTAGTTGCTCTTGGCAGCAACTCATTGAGTCTGGCACAAGCCAAACTGCTAATGTCATTAAATCCGAAGCAAGTGACTTTTATGCTCGATAAGAGTTTACAGTTAGAGAACACCAAAAGGAATGCAGACTTGCTCAAGACATTTTGTACTATGAGGCAGTTGGAGATCCGTTATTGGAATTGGGAAGATAATTTAACATTAGACGATAAAGCTGCTCCTTGTGACGATACTAAGGCGGAGTTTGAATATATATTAGCAAATGAAATAGAACCAATAGAAAATTTAGAAGAAGAGGATGAAATATAGTTATGGAAATAATGGGAAGACGTATCATATTTACGGCAGACGATGAAATGCCAGATTGCTTATCGTGTGACCACTGCGATGATGATTGCAATTGCTCAAAATTCTGTGGCCCAGAATATGGGTGGGCAGGATATAGACGGACAGAATGGGTGGACGCAGAATGAGCAGATATATTGATGCGGATGAGTTGGTTGCTTGGTGTCAGCGAACATCCAAAGCGCAAAGCACCGTGACAGGTAAGGCGTATGTTAATGCTTTATTAACGACAGTAGACTGTAGTCCCACCGCTGATGTTGCCCCGGTTAGGCACGGAATGTGGGATTATATCGCAACACACGACTGTTTCTCTTGTAATTTATGCAAGTTTGATAGCGATGTAGCAATGAAATATTGTGGCGGTTGCGGTGCAAAAATGGATGGCGAAAAGCGTATTTTATGAGGTAGCAAGGAAGGATAAAAAATAATGATTATATTACTTTTAATAATTTTTATTATAATGGCAGCCATAGGAATTTGGCTTAACACGGACACCGACTTTGAATATTCGGGTGGAGCGATGGGGGTGGTTGGATTACTTGGTGCGGTTGCAAGTTTTATAGCAATGGTATCTCTTATTATTGGTGTTTCCAATCTTACCGTCATTAATGAAAAAATAGCAATGTATGAACAAGAAAATCAAAAGATTGAAACACAAATAGCAGAGACGGTGCAACAATACCAAGAGTATGAAAGTGGAATATTTACCGAGGTTGCACCCGAAAGCTCTGTGACACTTGTTGCCCTTTATCCTGAGTTGAAGGCTGATACTTTGGTGCAAAAGCAAATAGAGGTTTATATTGCTAATAATGAAAAAATTAAAGAGCTGAAAGAATCTAATATAACTGGTGATGTTAAACGCTGGTGGCTTTACTTCGGTGGGAAGAAATAAAATACGAATTTTAAGAGGTTTAAATATGAAAATTTATATAAAACAAATTAAACCATATATCTACACACCTATGGCGCAAGGTACTGTAGATGAGTTAACTGCCATTGATGGATATGATTGGGTATCTGAAGACCACGAAGCAGCGTTGAGAAAGCAAATTGTTATAAATGATTCTTGGTCAAAGCTATTTTTTAAAGAAAGATTTATTGTTCTTGGCGATGGTGTTGTAGGTGAATTTGAAAAAACACAATTTGGTTGTTGTCAAAATTGCGGTAACGCAAAAGAAAGTTTTCATCTTAAAGATGAATTTAAAAACGAGTTGAATTGTCCAAAATGGGGAGCAGTAGGATTGAATCCGTATGGATTCTGTCATATGTGGAAGCCGAAAGAGCAATAAAAACAAACTTTTAAGAGGTAGTTATGGAAGATTACGAACTGACAATAGGAACTATTGAATATTATAAAAGCAAGGCTTGTGAGTGCATCAAAGGCAAATGCGATAAATGCGAAGCTATGTATGAATATAGTGGAAAACAGTATTGTCAATTTGATACTGTGATTAGATTTATCAAATGGGACAATCAATATAACATATAAAAATAAAATTTTAAGAGGTAAATTATGAATAATTTTGATAAATTAAAATCGCTTAACATAGACCAATTCACCGAGTGGCTTGACGAGAATGGGCAGTATGATACAGCACCCTGGAGCCTATGGTTTGACCGCAAATACTGTAAGAACTGTGAAGATATTATATGCAAGTCTCCAGATGATTCAAGACAATATCGTTGTGCGTACTGCGAAATTTATGATAAATGTCGCTTTTTTGATGAGATGGAAGATGTGCCGGACAGTAAGGAGATTGTGAAGATGTGGCTTGAAAGTGAGGTAGAAGACAATGTATAATCCATGTTTTGAATGTTTGAATAGATATGGTAAGCAATATACAGAAGAATGCGATGATATGTGTGAATATGCTCACGCTCTGAGCAAGCTTAAGCCCTATGGCGGTATAAATGAGGCAGTTAGAGTTATGAAAGGTGATGCTATTCCAGTTGCATTGTTACAGAAAGATAAAATTGATTGGACATACCACATTGTATGTTATGCCAAAGAGGAGACAAAAGGATGAGTAATAAAATAGATTTAATTGATTACGATATTCCGGCATATAGAAAGAAATCAAAGAAAAAGGGTCAACCTCGGTCGAAGCATAAACATACTTATGAAACGGTTCTTCTGACTCGCTATTATCATTTTAATCTTGGTGAGCCGAGAACTTCTGAGTCTAAGCAACCTACCAAAGTGTGCACAATTTGTGGTCGAATAGACGATGTGGATTATGATGCGTCTTTATATGACGTTCATCCAGACACCAAGATTAAATGGGTGTTTGTAAAAGACTTGAGTGAAAAGGCGTTAGGTTTGCCGAAGTGGCGTGCCGATAGTTTTGATAAGTTTGCAGTCAAAGTGGAGGATTGATTATGAGAGAATATATTTTTCGCGGTAAGTGCAGAGATGAAGACAAATGGGTGGAAGGTTGCTTGATTCATTATGGTGATTACTGTTGCATTTTACAAGATGAAGATAAGTTGCATCCCATAGACGTTCCATATATGAATGATTTGGGTTGCATTGATGGATATGCTACGCCGGTTATTCCAGAGTCGGTTGGGCAGTATACAGGCTTTGATGAATGGGTACTTATGGATGAAACTCGTAATGCTAAACTCTATGAGGGTGACATTGTAGAAGTATGGGGTAATAGAGAAATATATCAGTCTAATTGGAGCCAGTATGACGGTAAGGTGAAATTCAGAGGGGTTATTATGCTTAAATATGGTAGATGGCTTATTGATTTTGAGAATAATTACAATAAGTCTATTTGTAAAGCAAGAGGCAAGGAAGAATATGATAGAGAACCTCCGATGACCCGTGATTTGTATGAACCATACTTTAATCATACTTCAAATAAGGATGAATATAGAAAGCGTAAGCTTGAAAGCAGAGAACAGTGCTTAAGATGGGGTTTCGATGATCACTCATACTATGACGATATTGTGAAGATTGGCACCGTGTTTGAGAATGCAGATTTGTTGGAGGGATGATGTATGTTATGTTATCATTGCGAAAAAGCAAGTAACTGTTCTACATTTAGAACACTTTGCTCTGTATCCGAGGATTTTTGTATTAATAAATGTAAGGACTTTGAGGATTCGTTGCGCTATTCATATATGAAGATAGCGAAAAATCATGATTTGATGAAATTGATTTATGATTATTTTACAGATATTCTTGAAGGATATAGTAAAGAAGAGGCAGAAGAGGTCATTATTCGTGCATTACGAGATTTAAGTTATTAGAATTAAGCCAGGAGTGATATATATGGAAAAAGTTTTGACTGCCAAGATTGATGGCAGACAGATGGAAGATGATTTTGAGATTATAGATGCTATTTTGGATAGTCGTGGCATAGAGGATATTAGTGATTTTCTAAAGCCCACTGAGGACGATATGATACCATTTGAGGAGTTAAAAGGGCTTGACGACGCATATCGGATTATAGATGACGCCATCACGATGGGAGAAAAATTCCTCGTGCTTGCAGATGTGGATGCAGATGGTTGCAGTAGCAATGCTATTATAACACGGTATCTGCGTAAGTGTGGAGCAAATGTTGAGTGTGTTATCAATGACGGTAAAAAGCACGGGGCCGAAGACTTCAATTCGAAGTTACTTGACGGCGTTGATGTAATGATTATAGTCGATTCTTTGGACAACAATCCGGAGGTATACAAAAGAATTCTCGATACTGGTGTAAAACTTGTGGTGTTTGACCACCATCTTCCTGAGCAAAGATTATTTGACGCTAGATTAGACTTCGTACTCGTAAGCTCTGCAAACGGATATCCAAATGAGTTCTTGTCTGGTGCAGGAGTTTGTCTAAAATTTGTACAATACTGTGATTACCAAAACTTGACTGATTATAGCGACGACCTATGGGCATACGCAGCAATAGGACTTATAGCAGATATGAGTTCAATGGCAGAGCCAGAAAATAGATATATTGCATATCGAGGGCTGGCGCAGTTCAGAAACCCTATGGTGCAGAAGATGGTCGGCAACTATACATTCGATAGTCAGTCGGTAAGTTTCAGTATTGGACCGTTGGTTAATGCCGCCATGAGAATGCATCAAAATGAAAAAGCAATGAATGTTTTTCTTGCAGAAGACGAGGACGAGATTGATGAGCTGGTTAAAGATCTGAAGAATTGCAGAGAAGAGCAGAACAAGGTTGTAGCAGAAATGCTTGACGGATTGCTTGAGCAAGGCGAGTCGCAACTTGATAGAAAGTGTATGTTCTTTATGCTTGACAATGATACGGATGCGGAAATCACAGGACTTATCGGCAACAAACTCCTTGCAATGTATCAGAGACCGTTATTTATCTTAAAGGTGAGAGATGGACAATATCAAGGTAGTATGAGAAGTATGGGCACTGAGAACTTCCTTGAGGTTGCTAATGGTACGAGGTTGTGTCTTTGTCAAGGACACCCCAATGCTGCCGGTGCTTTTATAGACATAGATAAGTTCGAGCAGTTCAAAGAGGTTATTGAGGAAGAACTTAAGGACGTTGAGTTCTCTGTTAATATAGAAGCAGATATAGAACTTACTCCGAGCCAGATTAATGAGAATTTGGTGAAACAACTGAATGCCATTAACCGTATAAGCGGCGAAGGCTTCCCTCCTGTGACGGTATTAGTGAGAACCAATAACTATGAAGTTAGTACATTCTCTACCAAGAAGCACTTAAAGGTTATAGATGAGAGTGGACTTCTGATTGTTAAGTGGAACACCAATGATTGGCAGACGATGAAGAATGACAAGCAGTTGGTCGCAGTAGGCACGTTGAGTTCTCCGAGATACGGCAGGGTTCAGTATCTACAGTTGACAACTGATGATTATACGCAACAAAATGATTAAGGAGGGCTAAGATATGGCTCCAAATTACAGACAGATAATGGCTATACGAAAAGCCAACGAAGATAAGATACGGAGGCTCTGTCCTACGGCATCAGAGAAATCTGGCATATACGCATTTTGGCGCATAGATGAGAATGGATTTAAATTCGCGTATGTAGGACAGGCAAAGAACCTTTTAAAGAGACTTGCAGAGCATCTGACAGGTTATCAACACATAGATTGTAGCATTAAGAAGCATAAGTTTTATGACGAGGAAACTAATCCTTATGGATATCATGTAGAGATAATTGAAGAGTGTGCGGAAGAAGCTCTTGATGAAAGAGAGAGATATTGGATTAAGTGGAATGCTGATAATGGATACCAGCTTCGCAACAAAACTTCTGGTGGACAGGACGGGGAGAAGTCTGCACTCGGAGAGGGCAAATCTAATAAGGGATACAGAGATGGACTTTCTAGAGGTTATGAGAACGCCCGGCGTGATGTTGCAAAATTGTTTGAGAAAAATCTTACTTACTCAATTAACGGCAAAGATGGCAAGTTGAAGCAACGAGCCTATGATAAATTCACAGAATTCTTAAATGTGAATGGCTCCGAAGAAGAAGATGATGAAATCTAATTGTAAATAAATTGTAAATTAGCACCAAAGTGTATTGACAATAACGCATTTTGGTGCTATTCTATACACGACAAAATGATTAGAGAGGTGAGATGGATGGTTAAAGTTAAAGAAGATTTAACAGGTCGAGTGTTTGGCAGATTGACCGTGTTAAGCCGCGCAGAGGACTATATTCGTCCGAGTGGTCAGCGTAGTGCTCAGTGGTTATGCGAATGTAGTTGTGACAATAAAACACGTAAAATTATAGTTGGAACATCTTTGACAAGTAAAAAATCACCTACAAGGTCGTGTGGGTGCATACAGAAAGAAAAGGCGGCAAAAGCACAAATAAAGAGTAATACATACGACTTATCTGGCGAATATGGCATTGGATTTACATCCAATACGAATAACGAATTTTATTTTGATTTATGTCGATATGATGAAATTAAGGACTATTGTTGGTGTGAAAGAAAGCAAAAAGATGGATATGTAAGTTTGTTTGCTTGGAGCAAAGATAGACATCGAATGATTAAAATGACGGACTTATTGGGATATAAAGATTACGATCATATAAACCGAAATCCATTAGATAATAGAGATTGTAATTTAAGAGCAGTATCAAAAACAGAAAACAGAAGAAATCATTCAAAATATAACACTAACACATCTGGTTTTACAGGTGTGAGCTGGAACAAAAATCGTCAAAGATGGCGTAGTTATATCATAGTTGATTATAAACAAATTGACTTAGGGTTATATAATGATTTAAATGATGCTGTTGTGGCAAGATTAGAAGCAGAACTTAAATATTTCGGCAGAGATTTTGCACCACAAAGACATCTGTTCGATGAATACGGCATAACAACACAAAATGATTATGGGGTGAAAGAATGAGTAATTATGTTACATACCATTTGCATACAGAGTTGAGTTTGCTTGACTCGTGTACAAGTTTTAAATTATATGTGGACAAAGCAAAAGAGCTTGGTCAGACTGCTATTTGCTTCAGCGAGCACGGCAATTGTTATAACTGGATTGAGAAGAAGATGTATTGCAAAGAGCAAGGCATTAAATATCTGCACGGAGTCGAGTGTTATCTTACGGAGAAGTTGTATGAATATCCAGAAATTCCAGACGAATGGTATGAAAGCAACTTAGGCAGAGATGAAAAAGAAGTTCAGGCAGAACTTGATGCGATGTTAGAAGAGGGCAAAAAGAAGATTCGTGATAACTACCATACCATTCTTGTTGCCAAAAACTATGCTGGATTCCAAGAATTAAATACTCTTGTAGATTTATCTACTCAGGACGACCACTTCTATTACAAGCCACGTTTAACCTTTGATGAATTTAAAAACATTTCAAATAACATCATTAAGATTAGTGCTTGTCTTGCATCACCCTTAAATAAGTTAAGGGATGAAGGCCTTATTAAGTATTATGATTATCTTGAGATTCAACCCCATATCAACAGTCAAGATCAGAAGGAATACAACCAATGGCTTTATCAGATGTCAGTAAAACACAACAAGCCTCTTATCGCAGGAACGGATACTCACAACCTTGATAAATATAAAGCAGAGTGTCGTTCTATTCTTCAGCGAGCAAAACATATTGTTTTTACCAACGAGGACGAGTTTGATTTAACCTATAAGTCATATGATGAATTGGTTGAGATGTTCGATAAACAGGGAGCCTTACCATCAAAAGTGTATTTGACCGCTATTGAAAACACAAATGTGATGGCTGCTTCGGTAGAAGAATTTGAGCTTGACACCAGTTTTAAATATCCTAAACTCTACGAAGATGAAGAGAGGGTGTTTAAGCAGCGTATTAATCAGATGTATAAGGACAAACTTAAGAAGGGCATTATTCAGAATAACCCAAGATATGTTGAGCAAATCCGTGAAGAGATGCGAGTCTTTAAGAAGATTGGTATGGTTGGCTTTATGCTTTTTATGTCTGAGCTTATTTGTTGGTGTTGGGATAACGGCATTCCGATTGGACCGTGTCGTGGTAGTGTGGGTGGTAGTGTTATTGCCTATATTACGGATATTATAGATGTAGATCCTATTGTATGGAATACGGTATTCTCTCGTTTCTGTAATGAGCATAGAACCGAGATTGGTGATATTGATGTGGATATTGCTCCTACACAGAGACATCTTGTATACGAACATATTATTGATAAGTTTGGTTCGGATAAGACGGCGTACATTCTTGCTATTGGCACTATTTCTGATAAGGGTACTATTGATGAAATAGGTAGAGCATTAGCGTCAAAATGGGATGAGGAATATAATAACGGTAATAATCCATATGTCAATACATTGTATGATAATCATACTGGTGGTGCAAACCCATATTCTCTTGATAATATTGCTCGTATTAAAAAAGAATATGAAGAAAACCCCGACGCAACCAGACAGAAATATCCCGATATCTTTTATTACTTCGATGGTCTTGTTAATACGGCAATCTCACAGTCAATGCATCCGGCAGGCATAGTCGTTGCACCTTTAACACTACCCGATAACTATGGTACATTCTGGCAAGATGGCAAGCGTATTATGATGATTAATATGGAAGAAATTCACGAGGTGTCGCTTGTTAAGTATGACCTTCTTGGATTGAAGAACGTTGAGATTATTAAAGATACTTGTAAGCTTGCAGGTATTCCGTATCCCAAGTCACACACTATCAACTGGGAAGACCAAAGTGTTTGGGCAGATATGATTACTGCACCTGCCGGTATCTTCCAGTTCGAAGGTGATTATGCATTTAAGATGCTAAAGGAGTTCGTTCCTCATAAGATAAATGATATGAGTATGGTAAACGCCGCGCTACGTCCGTCTGGAGCATCTTATAGAGATAGACTACTTGCCCACGAAGTAAATAAGAATCCATCAGAGATTATTGATGAATTGCTAAAAGATAATCTTGGATTTTTGATTTACCAGGAGGATACAATTGCATTTCTTCAGAACATTTGCGGACTGTCAGGTGGCGATGCAGATAATGTGCGTCGTGCTATTGGTCGTAAGCAAAAGGATAGACTTGAAGCGGCAATGCCAGAAATTCTTGAGGGTTATTGTAAGATGTCACCTAAGCCAAGAGATGTAGCAGAACAAGAGGCCAAAGAGTTCTTACAGATTATAGAAGACTCAAGTAATTATCAGTTTGGCTTTAACCACTCCACAGGATACAGTATGATTGGTTATTTGTGCGCTTATATGAGATATTATTATCCAGAGGAGTTTATAGCAGCATATCTCAATAACGCCAATAATGAGGATGATATTCGATATGGTACTGAATTGGCGAGAGTTAAGAATATTAAAATACATCCTATTAAGTTTAGACATTCGGGTGCGAATTATACGGTTGATAAAGAAACACATTCGTTATATAAAGGCTGTAGTAGCGTAAAGTTTTTATCCGCAGATATGGCAGAGCAACTTTATGCAATGAAAGATAGACACTTTGATTCTTTCACCGACCTTCTTTCAGTATTTCCGGGCAATAGCAAACAGCTTTCCATACTCATAAAATTAAACTATTTTTCTGAGTTTGGAGGCAGTTTAAGGCTATTAAAAATAGCGGAACTTTATGATACATACAACGGAAAGAAAATTTTGAAAAAGGAGAAACTCGGTCTGCCGATTGATATCGTAACCAAGTATGCTAACTCAGAAACCGAGAAGCAATATCGTTTTGAGCCCGAGAGTATGATGGCAATGCTTACTGAGCTGTGTGATATGGTGCCAAACCAAGAGCTTGATGTTATGGCTCAGATTGAGGCACAGAAGGAATTTTTAGGTTATATTGATCTTGTAGATCCTACCAAGCCTACCAAAGCTATTATTCTTGAAATCAACACTAAATACACGCCCAAACTTTCATTGTATAGACTCTATGATGGACAGACGGTCAGTGTAAAGTTGAAGAAGAAGGACTACGAGAATAATCCGGTCGCCTCAGGTATGATTATTAATTACCGTACAACAAAGAAGCCTGCGTGGAAGAAAGACGAAAAAGGAGAGTGGGTGCAAGACTATAGCCGAGAAGATATTTGGCTCGCATCCTATACTATTGAATAACTCGTCACCAAAACTATACACTTTTTACGACAAAATTGTACCCCATTGGAACGCCCTTTGGGGTATAATTGCATATTCATAATCTTTTTAAAGTGCAAAAGTTGCACATTTGAGTTGCACTTTAAGTGCAATTGTAAACAAAATGTAAACAAATGGAATAAGTGGTTGACAATTGGAAAAATGTGAGTATAATAGAGGTACAAAACAAAATGATTGGAGAATGAAAATGAAACTTGAAATCGAATTAGACCTCAATAAAATTGATTATGACGCAATCAATCAGCAGATCCATGAAAAAATCAATGAGATGGATTTAAGTAAAATCTACGACATTAATTCAAAAATTGATAGGAAAATCCAAGACGAAGTTGAAGATTGCGTAGAATCTCATCTGGTCGCTAATCGTTGGACTGGTGAGTTGAATGATGCAACTCGACGTCACGTTAATGATGAATTGATTCTTGAAATACGAAACCTTACATCTCCTCTTGTTGATAAAATTTTCAGTCAAATAACAGATGAAGAATTGAGCAAAATTATAGTTGAATTAATGCCTAAGGTGTTGGTGGAGTTGATGTGTCAGCAGTTGGGCAGTGCGTTAACAAGTTATTATTATCAAGCATCTGAACACCTTGTGAGTGATGCAACATGTAGAATTCGTAATTCGATTCATTATTGATTGGAGAGCATCAATGAAAAACAAAGATAAGAAGAAGGTATCAGAAACCGGATGGATGCCTTTTTGGTGGGGCAGTAAGTTTAATCGTAGGTTGTCCTCCAAGAGAGTACGGCAGCACGAAAAGAAAGAACTTGAAAAAGAGTTATCCGAGAAGGAGCAGAAAGATGAAGAAGTATAAGTGTGGTTTATATGTCGGTCGCTTCCAGCCTTTGCACATTGGACACACGAGCATAATCAGCAAGATGTTTGATGAATGCGAAGTAGTGATCGTAGGAGTTGGCTCGGCCCAAGAGAGTGGTACACAGAGAAATCCCTTTGACTTCGCCACAAGAAGTCGATGGATTGTCGAGACATTTTGTAGTCGTAAAAATCATATCCTCCACGTTGTTCCCATTCCGGATAGAGAACATCCTAGTAATGATGCTTCTTGGGGCGATTATTTACTCGACAAGGTGTGGTCGGCAACCGGAGAAATGCCCGATGTTATTTATGAGGGAGAAGAAGAGGAGCGAGCTCATTGGTATGACAACCTTGATGTTTCTGTTGTAAAGGTTCCGAGAACAATAATACCTATTTCGGCAACAGAAATTCGTGAAGGTATACTCGCCGGCGATGAAATGGTAATAAGAATGTACATTCCATATGGAATAAGAGATAAAGTAGAATTTATGAAAGAGGTAATAAAAGATGTCAATAAGAAGTGAAATTGTTGAGTTTATAAGAGACCAGTTCCGTGACAATGATAATGGCGTTGCCGTAATAGGAATGAGTGGTGGCAAGGACAGTACAATTACTGCTGCACTTTGTGTAGAAGCGCTTGGTTCAGATCGTGTAGTTGGTATAATGATGCCTAACGGAAGTCAAATAGACCTTGCGGACTCTGTTGCTATATGTCAAGCACTTGGCATTGAGCATCACTATATCAATATAGGAAACGCCTACAACGCTCTTTCAATGGAGGTCGCTAATGCGATTTGTAGAAAAGATGAACAACCACTTGGAACAGTATGGAATAACGATATGTTTACCACAAATACTCCGGCTCGCCTTCGTATGACCACTCTTTATGCGGTCGCCGCATTCTACCCTGGTTCCCGCGTAGTAAATACTTGCAACCGCAGCGAAGATTATGTTGGTTATTCCACCAAATATGGCGATGCTGCTGGTGATTTTTCTCCCATTGGCGACCTCACGGTTCGTGAGCTTCTTGTTGTTGGACAGGAATATGTAGATGAGGGTGTATTGAAGCCTGAGTGGGTATATAAAATACCTGAAGATGGTATGAGTGGAAAATCAGATGAAGAGAAGCTTGGCTTTACTTACGAAGAAGAAGACGATTATCTTCTTAATGGTAAGGATTGTAAGACTAGTTGGGATACCATCAAGAAGATTGAACGACTACACAAGGCCACTCGTCACAAATATTGTCCTATGCCTATGTTTAAAAAAGGAGAATGATATGAATTTATTTAAACGATTCTTTGGTCATCTTCGCACCGTCCATCGACATCGAGCAATGGTGCGTAAACTCTGCTTCAAGTGTGGACTCTATTGGCAGGGACTAACACACGATCTATCCAAATATTCACCTACAGAGTTTTGGAACGGAGTGAAGTTCTATACGGGCACAAAGTCTCCGCATATAGGAGAACGTGAAAAGTATGGTTATAGCAAAGCGTGGATACATCATCATAACAGAAACAAGCACCATGCCGAGTACTGGCAGGATATCGGTAGAGATGGCAAAACTACTGCTATTGATATGCCACCGAAATATCTTGCCGAAATGCTCTGTGATAGAGTTGCGGCATCAATGATTTATTTGGGCGACAAGTTTACAGATAAGTCTGCTTTGGACTATTATGGAACACATTATGATGAAAATCAGTTCCATTTAGAAACACGAGAAAAGTTAGAATATTGGCTTGTACATATTGTGGCGGTTGGCGTAGATAAAACATTTAAGGAATTAAAAGAAACTTTGAAAGAAGGTAAAAAGAAATGATGAAACTTAGTCCCATAATTACGAATTTAACAGATACAGATTTGTACAAATTTTCAATGAATCAGGTTATGTTTCATAAACACACTAATCTTAATGGTGTGTATATATTCAAGTGTAGAAATGAGGGTGTCATATTTACCGATGAAATGATAGACGAAATCAATGCCCAAATAGATCATCTTTGCACGTTGACTTTTACCGATGAAGAGCTTGATTATCTCAAGTCTCTCCGCTTTATCAAGCCAGACTATGTTGAGTTTCTTCGTCTTTGGAGACCCCTCCGTCGCTATGTACATTGTTTCAAAGCAGATACTTACTATCTTTACGAGGACGAAGAGAATATCGCCTCTGGTGGTATGGTTCTCTATGTAGATGGTCCGCTCTTCTCTGTAATGCAGTTTGAGATTTATCTCCTTGAAATAGTTAATGAAGTTTATTTTCGCACGAAGTATGATCGCTTTTCTCTTGTAGAGAGTGCAAAAGAGAAACTTGTGGCAAAGATGAATGGATTCCGTTCACAGGAGTATGATTTTAAGTTTGCAGAATTTGGTTGCAGACGTCGTTTGAGTCGTGAGTGGCAGGATTATGTTGTAAGCGATCTCATCAGAGATGAACATTGTGTTGGTACATCTAATGTGTATCTTGCGATGAAGTATAGAGTGAAGCCTATTGGTACTTATGCTCATGAATATGTACAAATGTTCCAGGGCGTTCCCGGAGTTCAGCTCGCATACACCAATAAGATGGCTCTTGAGGAATGGTTTGATGAATATCAGGGTGATCTTGGTACAGCACTTACAGATACTCTCGGCACTGACTTATTCCTTCGTGACTTCAATAAACTTCAGGCACTTTGCTACACGGGAGTAAGGCACGACTCGGGTGACCCTTATGAGTGGGGCGACAAGATAATTGCTCATTACGAGAAGCTTGGTATTGACCCCAAAACAAAAACACTTTTGTTTAGCGATGGTCTTGATTTTGACCGTGCTCAGCGCATTAATGACTATTTCAAAGACCGTATTAATGTTAGTTTTGGTATCGGCACTTTCCTTAGCAATGATACTTACGCAGATCCTCTTAATATTGTCATTAAATTGCAGTATGTCAATGGCCATCCTGTAGCAAAGTTGAGCGATACTCCTGGCAAAGCAATGTGTCAGGATGGCAGTTATCTTGAATATCTTAAGAACGCAGTAGATTATAGAATAAAGGAAGGAATTTAATTATGAAGTTACTTGTAGTAGTAGATATGCAGAATGATTTTATTTCGGATGCTCTTGGCACTCCCGAAGCCCAGGCAATAGTGCCTAATGTAAAGTATAAGATAGAAGAATATTCTAATTCTTCTTCTGATGTGGTAATTTATACCAGAGACACCCATTATGATAACTATCTTGAAACTCAGGAAGGTAAAAAGTTGCCCGTACCTCATTGCATTAATGGCACACACGGTTGGGAAATTGCAGCCGGTCTTTATAGACAGGGTTGTACGGTAGTTGATAAGCCTACATTTGGTAGCACATGGCTTCCTACATATATCCACAGTAATTTTCGCAACCGAATTGATAGTATAGAACTTGTCGGCTTATGCACGGACATCTGCGTTATTAGTAACGCAATGATGCTTAAGGCACACTTCCCCGAGACTCCTATCATCATAGACAGTTCTTGTTGTGCCGGTGTTACGCCCGAGAGTCACAAGAACGCTCTTGAAGCTATGAAAATGTGTCAAATTGAAGTTATATAATTAAATATCGTTAATTGTAAATAAAATGTAAACAGTTTCAAAACCCTATTGACAATACAGAATGATTGTGCTATAATATAAGAGCAATAAGACGAAGGAGAAAACGAATGGATATTAAATTGACTTTTATATCGGACATCTATGATTTCCTCGAAGTCGCACAGAAGCATCCATCAGAGGTAAAATTGTTTCAGGGAAATTACTCAGTAGATGGTAAGAGCATCCTTGGCGTGCTTGCACTGAACCTTAATGAGAAGTTCTTGTGCGTTGCCGGAGATGGCAATTATGACGATTTTAAGGAATTTGTAAACAAAATGTAAACGATTTCAAAAAGTACTTGACAAAACAAAATGATTATGATATAATTAATACACAACACGATGATTAAGGAGAACAAAAAAATGAATCCGGTATTTTTTATTGGTTTGTTTGCTGCTGGAGCGTTATTATGGTTGTTGTTGTCGTTTTTATTCAAACCCATTGGGTCAGTTGGAAAACGATTAGTAGATGACGCGAAAAGAGTAATGACCGAAGAAGAAAATAAAAACGAAAACAAAGGAGAAGAATTAAAATGAAAAAGACAATAAACAAGGGAATGCTTGGTGGCATTATTTTAGCAGTAATTATTTTGGGAGTGCTAATTTGCGGACTTCTGTGTCTTGCTAGAGTGCCCGCAGGTTATGTTGGTGTTGTATACAATATGGACGGCGGCGTTGACGGAGAAATCCTCACTCAGGGTTGGCATATAGTTTCACCCACTAAGAAGGTTACCACTTATTCTATCGGTATTGAGCAGTCATATTTGACCGCAGCAGACAAGGGAGATTCTCCCACTGATGAGAGTTTCAATATCCCGACATCAGATGGTAAAACGGTAAAGGTCGATCTTGAATTCTCGTATAAGTTTGATGCAGAAAGAGTGGCAGAAACCTTTGTTCTATTTAAGGGAATGTCGGGCGAGGAGGTTAAAACTTCTTTCATTAAGCCTAAGATTGTTGCTTGGACTCAAGAAGTATCTGCTAATCATCCAGTAACTGATATTTTCGGAGATAAGAGAACTCAAATCAACGCCGAGCTCGATGTATATCTGCGAGAGAAGTTTGAGCCCTACGGTATTATTATTGACACTGTAAACTTTACCAATATATCTGTAGATGATGAGACTGCGGCTGCCATTCAGAAGAAGGTAACCGCACAGCAGGAACTTGAGCTTGCAGAGATTGAAGCGAAGACTGCACTTATTCAGGCAGAAAAGGATAAGCAAGTAGCACTTATGCAGGCAGAGAAAGACAAGGAAGTTGCACTTACTAAAGCAGAAGCTGAGAAGGAAGTCACACGCATCGAGGCAGAAAAGATTCTTGTAGCTGCTGAGGCTGAGGCAGAGGCAATTCGTATTGAGGCTGAAGCAAAAGCAGAGGCAAACAAGAAGATCGCAGAATCTTTGACACCTGAGCTTCTTGATAAGATTAAGTATGAGCAGTGGAATGGTGAGCTCCCTGGTATTATGGGTGGCGATTCTTTAATCCTCGATACTAGAAATCCTTAATTTGTAAACAAATTGTAAACGATAACAACAACCACTTGACAAACTGAAAAGTTTGTGCTATAATAAGTACACAAGACAAAATGATTGTGTTGGCGGCTCGGAACTAGACGAGCAACGATATGCACCAATGGCGGAATTGGCAGACGCGCTAGACTTAGGATCTAGTGTCATCGACGTGAAGGTTCAAGTCCTTTTTGGTGCACCATATGCGGGAATGGCGGAATAGGCAGACGCCCGGGACTTTATCAGAAGGTGATTTTTCTCTAAAAGATTCCACAAAAGATACCTGAAAAATTACTCTTCAATTTATATTGGAGAGGGTATTATGAAGATAGCAAAGTGGAGAAATTTTACTCGGCAAGAGATTGAAAAGTTTGTACAAGACAGTGACGGATTTGCATCGCTGGCAGAGAAGTTGGGATATTTAACAACGAGTGGCAGTTGTTTGACTACTCTTAAATCTATGATTGAAGAGCTTGATCTAGATGTGTCTCACTTTAAAAACCAGGCCTGGAATAAAAACAATTTTGATTACACACGATTTCGTCAAGGAGTTGTAATTAAAACATCTCAGGCTGTAGCAGCTTTGTCTTATGTTAGAGGACATCGCTGCGAACGATGTAACAAAGAAGAGTGGTTGAATCAACCAATACCATTGGAAGTACATCACGAAGATGGTGATTCTTTGAATAATGAAATGGAAAATTTGAAATTATTATGTCCAAACTGTCATGCTCTTACAAAAAATTATCGTGGCAAGAACATCAACAATGGGGTTGTTAAGGTGTCGGACGATGATTTTGCGGAGGTATTGAGGAACAGTCCTAATATCAGACAAGCTCTGAGAAGGTTAGGGCTAACTCCAAAAGGCGATAATTATCGCCGAGCAAGGGAGCTTATTTTTAAGTACAACATAGTACATCTTATGCAGGAGCACCAGGAGGGAAACCTCTTGAGTGAATGGCTTCTAAACGGCGAAGATTCTGAGAACGCCGTACTAAATTAAATAAACAATCTATAACGTCAATAACGGTAAGTCGGCTATAGGCAGAGTGAAACTGCAAAGGATGGCAAGTGCAATTCCTTCCTAATTAGTAGATTGTTTATTGATAAAATGCGTAGAGACTATACGGAGTCAACCTAAGTCGCAAGATATGGTTAAGACATAGTCCAGCCCACAACGAGAAATCGGCTATGGCGACATAGAGTGGGAAGAAAATCCCGTGGGCATTATGCCCGTGCCGGTTCGACCCCGGTTTCCCGCACCACCCTTTATGAGACTTAGAAATATGTGATTTGTTATCACGAAAACACCTCCTTTCATCCAAAAACTCCGAGCAGTTGAGTTTCCTATTGCAGTAGGTTTTAAAGATTGCTCATCGAATGCGGGATTAGTGTAACGGCTAGCACCCCAGTCCTCCGAACTGGTAGTGAGGGTTCGAATCCCTTATCCCGCTCCACTAACAAAACAAAATGATTAAAGGAGAAGAAAACAAATGAAAAAGACAACCTTACAGGTACTCACCGAGAAATCCAAGAATGCCATCAGCCTCGTTCTTACGACTATTGAGGGGCTTAAGAACACCAACAAAGCCATAGACGATGAGAGATCTAAGAATGATGCAATGATTGCTGCCATTCAAAGCACAAATTCTTCTTTGGATGAACTAAAGGTAGGCAACGAGAAGATTATTACCAACTTCGAAAAATTGCTACAGTAATAATTTTATATAAGGAGAAAACAAATGAGCAAGATTTCTAAAGCAGTCTCTGAAATGAATCAGAGAAACAATCTTAGACTTGACGAAACGGTCACTAACTTTATGGGAGGAGATTCCTATAAGATTAATCCTCTTGATACTCTTAAGATGATTAGTGCGTCTTCAATCTTTGGAGAGCCGTCGTATTACAGAGGATCTAAGTCGAGAAAGGCATATGTTGTTGATGCCCTTGTTAAAGAGTTTAGTGTTATTCCTAAGTGTTATGAAGGCAAAGATACTGAAACTATTATGGAAGAATCCATCGACGCGGCACTTGATTATGATTTTGGTGCAACTCTTGAGTGGGCAACGACTCTTCGTAGTGACTATATGATGAGACTTAACCCTCAGGTTATTATGGTAAGAGCTGCTACTCATCCTAAGCGTAAAGAATGGACCGACGATAATCCTGGTAAATTTGATGAGTATAATCAGCAAGTTATGAAGAGAGCAGATGAACCTATGTCTCAGATGGCTTATTATCTGTATCTTAATAAGGGTAAGAAGAACAACATCCCTTCTATTATCAAGCGTTCTTGGGCAAAGAACCTTAGTAAACTCTCTCGTTATAAGGTTGCTAAGTATAAGAATCACGAGATTGGTATGATTAACGGAGTTCGTCTCTGCCACGCTAACTCTAAGGTTATTGATGAACTTATGACTACCGGCACCGTCGAAGTTAAAGAAGACGAGAAGACTTGGGAAAACCTTCGTTCCGAGGGCAAGTCTTGGAAGGAAATTTTCGACACCGTTGATATGGGTCATATGGCACTTCTCCGCAACATCAGAGGAGTGTTTACCGAAATAGAGGATAGTGAGTTTTGCAAGAAGTATCTTGAGAAGCTTAAGAGTGGTGTAGTTGACGGCAAGCAGTTTCCGTTCCGTTATTACTCTGCTATTCAAGCTATTAGAACGAGCAAATGCAATCATCAGCCTTTAATTATTGATGCTCTTGAGGAGTGCATGGATATTTCACTTGAAAATTATCCTAAGCTTTCCGGCAAGACTATGTGCTTGTCAGATAATTCTGGTTCGGCTTGGGGTGCTCTTAATTCTGAGTATGGCACTGTTACTGTGGCAGACATTGATAATCTTTCTTCTGTAATTACTGCTGCTTGTTCTGACGAAGGATATGTAGGCAAGTTTGGCGACAAGCTTATCGTAAGTCCTATCAGTAAGCGTAAGGGCGTTCTCTCTCAGGCACAGGAGATTACCAGAAATAGATATAGTGATGTAGGTGGTGCTACCGAGGGTGGTATTTGGGAGTTCTTCAGAGACGCCATTGCCAACAAGGAACACTGGGATAATATCTTTATTTATTCCGATCAGCAGGCTGGTCACGGTGGTCTCTATGGCACCGACAGACATAAGACGGAATATCAGAATCGTGGATATGGCTGTGGACGTGGTTGGTTTGTAGATGGCTCTTATATCAATGTGTTCAAGCTCGTACAGGAGTACCGTAAGAAGGTTAATCCTAAAGTGAATGTGTTCTCTGTGCAGACTGCAGGTTATGACAACGCGGTTCTACCCGAATATGCGTATCGTACCAACATAATGTACGGATGGACTGGTAAAGAAGCCGTATTCGCTAAGGCGATGATTGACCAGTGGAACGCAATTGATTCAAATAATTAATTTTAATATAAATGCTTGATGCAGTGATTAATGCTTACTTCATCTGGTTGAAAATTAGTCTTGAAAACTGATATAGCGGTTCGAGTCCGTACTTTAGCATTGTCGTTTTTCTCAAGCATTTCTTCCTTGGACTACATTTCTGATGCAGTGAAATGAGTTACTTCAGGCTTTGACTTCTAATCAAAATACCTACTAACTTCCAATTAGTTTACATAAACTCATTTCGATACTCTCAGAAATTTAATAGCATAAACTATTTGTGATGCAGTGATGATAGTTACTTCGAAAAGTTCAATTCTTTTTATAACGTCCATTTGTTATAGGCAAAGGTGCCTTTATACTATTGTCGATATTCTCACAAATTACACAGATATTAATTATGATGCAGTTAGATTAGTTACTTCGGCTGTTAACCGAGAGGTCGTTGGTTCGAATCCAACCTACCCAATTGGGTTGTAGCTCAGCAGGTAGAGCGCTAAAATTACTAATCTAGTTATTCTCATAATTCTTATACCATATTTACGATGCAGTCGTAACAGTTACTTCTTGCTTTGGGTGCCGTGTGTCGTAGGTTCGAGTCCTACCCTCCCGACTATAACGGGAGGTGGCGCAGTTGGTAGCGCAACGTTATAATGTACTGTTACATTTATTCTCGTAAATTCAAATGAAAAAACTATTTTCGATGCAGATTATAGAGTTACTTCATAGAAATTAATGATAAGTTTGAATTATATAACTCCCTTATATTATGCATATTTGTTTACTCTATAAAATATCCTCGAAAATATAATATTGTTCCGATGCGGTTTTATCAGTTACTTCATAGTACATTTGGTTCTGGACTACATATTTTAAACTGATATTGGTATTCTCGGACAAATTTCTGCCCGTGTAAGACAAACGGTGACAAAGCGGTTATCCTTAACCGTCGGAAACGCACAGGATCACCTCGGTGTCTGCAGTAAACTGAGGCTCGGTAGGATAGAAGGCAAGCGAGGATGTGCGTAGGCTTGCAAATCTACTTAGGAAAGGAGATTGAATTATGATTAATTTTATTGCGGAGGAAACTCCACCTAACTAAGTAAACCTCGTGGCAGAGAGGTTGTCAACCTGCCATAATTGGTGTTCGCTTGCACCTAATCAAGCGAGTGATTTAAAGGTTGATCCAATCCAGTAGAAGTAGGTATGTGGTAAATCGGTACTCAATGAATGTTGAGGGGTTTCTACTGCAAGGATTAACGAACAACTTACATTATCCTGCGGGTAGGTAAGTATCACAATTCACCCTCTTTAATTCCGTATGTAAGGGACGGAGCGTTGGTTACACAACAGAAAAAGGGAGAAGTCTTCTCTGGTGAATGGGAGCAAATCTGCACGACTGGTAGACCGGTCCATGTTATCGCATTCTTGAGGCGGTATCGAATCCGATGAAGACCTTTGCTCGGCGTAGGGAGTGAAGGGGTTAGGGAGAAGCACAAACGGTTGATAGTGAGCCAATTCTACGATAGGTGAAAGCCGAAAGAAAACTACCATTACTCACCCATCCTTTCTCGCGTGGCAATGTAAGTGTAAACTCACTGAGGGCTTCAATTCGCGCCAAGTGATTAGGCTTGTAGTAGTGTGGGTTGAGTTGAGGTTTCGTCAGCAATGGCGTTTCCGTTTTAAAAACCCGCCGATTTGTAGTGAAGGGCATAGTGATAAAGTGAAAGACTGTGGAGTTTAGGTGGAGCTACAATCATCACCAGAGAGCATTTTATCCAGACTGTTTTTGCGGGTGAGCCAGTCATATTATTGTTTTCCTTGTAGTCATAAAACAAGGTGGTAGCACATGTGGGATAAAAGTCGAGAAGGCTAAGGCTTTTGAGAATATCAATGCTCTGAAATAATGAGTACGATATTAGTTTTTCCTGTGTAGTGGTTGCAAACACGATACGGATGAGGTCTTCAAATTCATAACGAGTGCGTCTTCGCTGGGCTGTACTCGGGAAGCATCGAAAGGCTTAGTAATGGCGTGTAGTTATAACATACTACTATTCGAAAAAAGTCGGGAAATCCGAATGATACGAATATCCTATTGACAGGTTGAAGGGACTCCAAGTGGCAGGTAACGACTGCAGGACGCTTCATCTAAAAAGACCGTGAAACTCGGTAAAGCCATTTTGTGAATTGACTACAAAATGTGGTTTCCTCCACCATCAAAGAAAGTGAGGGGTTTATATGCGTAGTGGAAGGGCATCTTGTAGAGGTGTAAGTCCAGCCACAAGTTTAGCCCGACAAGGGCAAAAATGATTTGCAAATCATCGCTTTATCATTGTGCATCTGATTGAAGGGCCGAGTGTGATGGAATCTGCGGTTGATGGTAAAGCAAACACTTGAAGGGACTGGCAACTTCGAAAGAAGGTTGGGATAACGATTACCAGTGGCAGTTAGGGTAAGGCTGCATTTAATATGGAGAGGTGGCAGAGCATGGTTAAATGCACCGCACTGCTAACGCGGCAGCCCTCAAGGGGGCTCGTGAGTTCGAATCTCACCCTCTCCGCCAAATTATAGGGGTATAGCCAAGCGGTAAGGCAAGGGACTTTGACTCCCTCATTCGTATGTTCGAATCATACTACCTCTGCCATATAGGAGAGTCTGTCAACGGTAGGCTCACCGTCTCCAAAACGGTCAATCGGGGTTCGAATCCCTGCTCTCCTGCCAAAAAATAAAAGAATTAAAATATTATGAAAGAGGTTTGAGAAAATGAATAAGCAAATGTTATTTAATTGGGCATTCAAGCGAGTTTTAGGCTTGAGAGATATTGGCAACTGCCTCGAAGTATTTAAGGCGCGTAAAGAAGCTAAAAGACAGTCTAAGATCGAGGGTACTTTAGGTTCGCCCAATCATCTCGGTGAGATTATTGTAGGTCACGACAAACAGATTGATAAGTGGATAGAGCCTATGGCGGCTGGTTCTGAAAGCTGCCCCTATTGGGATTGCACAAGACTCTTCTATGGTAAGGAGGCTAATTTTGATTGGGGAGAAAAGAATATGGAATATTGGCTTGGCTTAAGACAGACTTTCCTTGCCCCCATCATTCCTATTCCGATTTGTTCTTATGAAGAGGTTTATATTCTTGGCGAGTCTGACAAGGCTTTCAGAGACTGTATGAACAAGTATGGCAAGGCCCGTGCTTTCCACGATCATGCAGAAGAGTTTGGTGCCAAGAAGATTATTGATAAGACCAATGTTTACTTTACGGAAAGTGACATTGCATACAAGAAAGACCCCGTTTGGTCTACTTGTGGATAAAGTATATTATTCTTTGTTATAAAATAACACGCCTGATATCAGGTCTATGAAAATAGATAGAAGAGTGCCAGAGATGACCTAAGTCGAGAATTACCGTAAGGTAGAAGTCCTAATGAACTCGTGATAAGTCGCCCGTAACCGCTCAGAGAAGTTACGACCCGTAAGCAGTCATAAAATGGCCCATCATAAAGCGGAATCTGGTGATGGGAGGAAGTGTTATTTAATATATGCTCCGGTAGCTCAGATGGTAGAGCAACAGACTTTGGTTGAATAACTCAACTGGATAGAGTCTCCCTGGTAGCCGAGAAGGCAGGGGAGGGACGCAAGTTCGAAGCTTGCTTCAACCACCATAATCTGTGGGTCGCGGGTTCAATTCCCGCTCGGGGCACCACAGGCAGTAACACCGGTTCGATTCCGGTCTGGGTTGATGTATATGCATTGGCCCGGTAGTGTAGTGGTAGCACACTGCCTATATACGGCGAATTAGTCTAATTGGTAAGACAGCAGTCCTGAAAACTGCCGTGGGTGTGAAAGCCCTTCAGGGTTCGAGTCCCTGGTTCGCCGCCAAATCGGGATGTAGCCTATCGGTCAAGGCACTAGTTTTGGGAACTAGATGCAGGGTGTTCGACTCACCTCATCCCGACCATTATTTTTTTATAAAAGAGAGAAAACTTATGAACACTGAATTCAAGAAACTTGCAATTCAAAACAGAATTGACCGTCTTAGATCAAGAGGTAAGGATAATTATCCGATAATTAAAAAGCTTGAAAGACAGTTTAAAGCACTCGGTTAATAAGGAGATTGATTATGATACGAAATAAATTTGTATTTTACTTCTTGTCTTGCACTTGGGGATGTATAATGACCTTGATTGGGTTTATTGCGGCAGGTGTCTTACTTGCAATGGGATATAAACCTAAGAAATGGGGATACTGTTATTATTTCGAAATTGGAGAAGATTGGGGCGGCGTAAACCTTGGACCAATCTTTGTAACAAGTCGAAATCCTTCGGAGCACACTAAAAACCACGAAGTTGGACATGCCATTCAGAACTGTCTGCTTGGTCCATTTATGCCTTTCGTTGTTGCAATTCCTTCGGCAATTCGTTACTGGTGTAGACGATGGGTTGTTGACAATGGAGTTGTAAACTCGGATGATCTACCTGAATATGATGCTGTATGGTATGAGAGAGATGCTACAAAATTCGGCACAGAATTTATGCAATGGTATAATAACAATACAAAATGATTGACAAATAAGATTGCTCCTTGTATAATGGAATTGATGATTATACGAGGAGTGATTTTTTTATGAATATTATTACAGCTTATGCTACCAAAAATGATTGTTATGTTATTAAACAACCAATGACTCCAGTAGGAATTGTATTACATAGCACTGGAGCAAACAATCCAAACTTAAAAAGATACGTAGATTGTCCATCTGAATGCGGCAAGAATTGGTACAACAACCATTGGAACAATCCATCAAACAAAATTGGCGAGCAGTGTGTACATAGTTTCATTGGCTACGATAAGTATAACAAGGTAAGAGTGGCAAACATTCTACCTTATAATTACGCTTGTTGGGGATGTGGTAGGGGAAAACACGGAAGTTACAACTACAATCCAACTGGACATATTCAGATTGAATTATGCGAGGATGATTTAACAAATGAGGCTTATTTTAATGCCGTATTTAGCACTGCTGCCGAATACTGTGCTATGCTTTGCAAACAGTTCAATCTTCATCCAGCGACAATTGTAGGGCACTGCGAGGCATACAGAAAAGGTTATGCATCTAATCACGCAGATCCAGAACATTGGTTCAAGAAGCACGGGAAGACTATGGGCGACTTTAGAAAGTTAGTAGAGTCATTCTTAAGTATGCAAGCAAGATATTTAGTAAGAGTGACAACTGATGTGCTAAATGTTAGAAAGGGTGCTGGAACAAATCATAATATTGTAACAACTGTCAAGATGAATGAAGTTTATACAATAATAGAAGAAAAGGTTGTTGGCAATGATGTTTGGGGCAAATTGTTGAGTGGTGCCGGATGGATCTGCTTAACTTACACAAAGAAATTATAGGGTGTAGCTTTGGCTATGCCTTTATTTGTTAATAAAATGTAAACATTTACATAAATGTATTGACATTGAGGAAGTTTGGATATATAATATAGACACAACAAAATGATTGGAGGGAAGTGAATGCTTGTATGTTTAGATTGTGGTGCATTGTTTGAAGAGGATGAAATTGCTGTGTGGCAAGAAGACCGAGGTGAATTTTGGGGCATACCGTGTTCGGAAACGGTTAGTGGATGTCCTGTTTGTAAAGGTGATTATGTAAAAACATATCGTTGTGGTTGTTGTAGCGAATGGATTTACGGCGATCACATTGAACTTGCGAATGGCGAACGAATTTGTGAAAATTGTTATACACCGATGACGCTCGGTGATTAAGATTAATAAAGAAAGGAGTTTAAGATGGGCAAGAATTTTTATATTGCAGATTTGCATTTTGACCATGCTAATTGTCTTCATTTTGACGCTCGTCCCTTTAAAGATGTGGACGAAATGAATGAAAAGATGATTGAAAATTGGAATAATGCCGTAACCAATGAAGACCACGTTTATATACTTGGTGATTTTTGTTGGAAGAAAGAAGATAGATGGCTTGAAATACTTTCAAGGCTTAATGGGCAGAAAACTTTAATCCAAGGCAATCATGATATTGCACCAAATAAAACTCGCCGATATTTTGCAGATGTCAAAGAGTATAAGGTGATTGATGATAACGGCAGAAAAGTAGTGCTTTGTCACTATCCTATACCTTGTTACAGAAACCACTTCTATGGCTGGTATCACTTATATGGTCATGTTCATACTTCATTTGAGTGGAATATGATGGAGCATAATAAGTATCTGTTCGAAGAGCTTTATACGAAGCCCTGTGAAATGTATAATTGCGGAGCAATGATTCCGTATATGGATTATACGCCCCGGACGCTTGACGAAATTATTGATGGATATAACAAAACAAAATGATTAGGAGACGATATGAAACTTTTTAAGATTACGGTTAAGGATTATGATTACGATTGTTATAAAGGGTTTGTTATTGTCGCAGAAAATATTCCTACGGCTCTCGAATATATGTATGAATATGTCTGTGACGACATTTACGAGGGCAAACATTACTTCAAAGACATTCCTTATTATTTAAGAAGCTCTAATCTTGAAATTATTTGTTTAGGAAATTTTGAACAGACAACGAAAATAGATAGTCATATTATTATGGTTTCATTTAATAATGCTTAAAATAAATTTTAAAAGAAAAGGGAGAAATTATTATGATTGTGAAAACAGACAAAGACGGGAATGCAACTCTTACCTACGATGGCAGTTCGGCTATTACTTGTAGTAATTCAGTCTATTCTACAATTGATAACATATGTGGCACTGTTGTCACATCTGACTACGTAACATCTGCCATAAATGAGGCTACAAAGAAACCAGAGGTTAGGACAGAGCAGCGTTCTTCTCTTGAAATTAAGAAAAGAGTTGTTGCTAGGTTCTATAAGGACGGATTCTTTACCGATAGCAAAGATCTCATTCCTGCTATTAAATCGGTTGAAGTATTTAATAAAAATACGGTTAAGGTAACATTCGTGAATGGAGACGTTCAGAAGTCTACCGCACAGAAGGGTGACGCATTTTCTCTTGAAGACGGTCTCCTCAGATGTATCGTAAAAGAGATGATTGGTAAGGAAGGTACCGCTATTCTTGGTAAGCTACTTTCTTATGCTACGGATATTTACAACAAGGCAGAGGCAGACAAGAAGAAGAAAGCCAAGGAAGAGGAAAAGAAGAGAATTGCCGCCGAAAAGAATCGCAAGAAGTTGCAGAAGCACTGGGAGAAGAAGCGTGCCATGGAAAGAGAGAAGCGTATTCAGGAAATGGCTGAGGCAATTGTAAGAGCAAAGGAGATGGAGAAAAATGTATAACGCTTATATTACAAGGATTAAGAATATGCACAAGCACCCTAATGCTGATAGACTTCAGATTGGAGAGTGCTTCGGAAATGCCGTAATCGTATCAATGGAATACGAGGATAATCAGCTCGGCGTATATTTCCCCTCAGACGGGCAGTTGTCTGTGGAGTTTGCCGAGGCCAACAACCTGCTTCGTAAGAAGGATGAGAACGGCAATAACATCGGTGGTTATATGGACCCAGACAAGAGAAATGTGACTGCTATCAAACTGCGTGGAGAGAAGTCAGATGGACTCTTTCTTCCCCTTAAGTCACTTGAGTCTTTCGGAGATATTACAACTCTTCGTGAGGGTGACAGAATTGACAACTTCAATGGACATGAGATTTGCTGTAAGTATGTACCTCGTACCCAGAATAGAAGAGGACATTATTCAGAGGGCAACAAGACTCGCAAGAAGAAAGTTCCTGTAGCACCCTTGTTTGCGGAGCACGCAGATACCGAACAACTTGCGTATAATCTTGCTGCTTTTAAGCCTGGCGACGAGATTGAGATTACACTCAAGATGCACGGAACGAGTCAGAGAACCGGCGATTTTCCCGTACTCAAGAGCTACAAGAAAACCCTATGGGACAAAATCACTCGCAAGGAAGGCAAGCCCATCTATGATTGGGGCTATGTATCTGGCACTCGTCGTACAGTGCTTGAGAATTTTGAAGGTGGATATTACGGAAGTAACGAATTCCGTGAAGCACATTCAAAGTTCTTTGAGGGCAAGTTAAATAAGGGCGAGGAAATTTTCTATGAAGTAGTTGGTTTCACTCATACTGGTACTCCTATTATGGCGAGCGGTGATAACAAGAAGCTCAACGATAAGGACTTTGTAAAGAAGTATGGAGAGACAACGGTATTCTCTTATGGATGTGTGCCTTGTGTGGATGAAACACCCGCCGATTATGTCAATGAAAATGGTGAGCTTCAACTCGCAGACACTCTTCCTCAGTCTGACA